TTATAGTTACCGTAACGTCGCGGAACTAGGTCTTGAGGTTATCGGCGTCTCAAGATAATATCTTCTGAAAGGGTATCGGGATAGAATCTTAAGATCTTCTGAGAGATTAGTCTTAAGATATCTATAAATGTTGTTACATCTCATTCTTGTCCTAAACCTCTTTCAGAGATAAGATCTGAGCGAGATTAGTCTTAAGATATCGCAAGATACTGCTATCGCAAGATACTGCTATCGCAAGATACTGCTATCGCAAGATACTGCTATCGCAAGATACTGCTATCGCAAGATACTGCTATCGCAAGATACTGCTATCGCAAGATACTGCTATCGCAAGATACTGCTATCGCAAGATACTGCTATCGCAAGATACTGCTATCGCAAGATACTGCTATCGCAAGATACTGCTATCGCAAGATACTGCTATCGCAAGATACTGCTATCGCAAGATACTGCTATCGCAAGATACTGCTATCGCAAGATACTGCTATCGCAAGTTTATTGCGATAACGGTATATATGCACGCATACCCCCTCAAGAGAACAAGAGAGACAGGACCACTCCAGTGATCACTCCCGCTCCCAACCACTCTAAGCATCTCCCAATCGCCCTGACGGTACCCAGTCTATCTGTCCACTCTCTGAGGTTCTCGTCTATCTCTGGGTCCTGTATAAATTTAGTCAGAGCGGCCTCTGTCCTATCCATGCTAGACGGAAAGGTCCTTACTGTGTACCTGCAGATGTGCATAAACGCTGCCACCCTGCCCCAGTTTACAACGCCGTCTCCCAGGAGGGAGACGTGAACCTCCTCCAGGTTGACACCTTCCCACAGCATGGTGTACAGGTGGGCGCAGGCCCTGTTGTCTACCCCCACTGCGTCAGCGGCGGCCCTCAGGGCCACCATCTCCTCAGGAGCTTCGCAGTCTGACAGAAATTGCCTCACGTCCATTTTCTTTTTTCGGGATGTGCCGAAAAGAGAAACGCAAATACGCGACGAGCCTCATCATCTAAGGTTTACAGAAACCCGGCGACGAACCCGGCCTCCTGGAACTTGTTCATGAGGGGGATCACCTCCTCAGTAGAGACGGCCTCGCCGTCCCTGACCTTCTCGAGGATGCTCACTATGCTGTCGCAGTCCTCTTTGGGCAGGACTTCTCTGAGAGGTCCCACTAGGCTCAGGATCTCTCCCGCAAACTCCCTGTGGTTGACGGCTCCCGACTGTATGTCGGAGGCCACCTTGCCCGCCAGCTGGTGGAGCTGAGTGCAGCCCATGAGATCGGCCATGGACATGGACTCGAGACCGTCAATCTCGTAAACCATGCCCCTGACCTTGTCTATGTAACCAGTGGAGCTGACCCTGACCGGGGCAGATGCGTAGTCCTGGACCCCGAGGACCTCCGCCATCTCGCGCAGGCGACCGTCGAGGGCAGCAGAGTCCGGGTGGAGGGTGGACACGTTCCCAAAGTGCAGAGTGCACCCAGAGACGGGGCTGACGTACCCCTTGGAGGGGTAGCTGCCCTGTCCCCACGGTCTGTTGGAGGAGATGTACTCTGTCATGGCCGCCGTCTCAGAGTCCTTGGACTCTTGAGAGAGATCGACCACCTTGAGCTTCTTCAGGTGAGTCTGACACACTGGGTACTTTCTGCACACTCCAATGGGCATGGACTGTGAAAGGATTGCGATAAACTGAGACCACATTTTTTTATCGCAAGGTGGTAAAGGATTTTTTTTGTAAAGATTTTGTCCGAGACTCTTGCAAGACAAACTCTTGCAAGACAAACTCTTGCAAGACAAACTCTTGCAAGACAAACTCTTGCAAATGTCCTCGTCCTCACTCTTATGCCGATTATTGTAGGAGCTGTACCTAAAAACCATGACAAGTGTCAAGACTATAGCTATGCTGGCTATGCTGGTGATTGTGGCGGCCCTCATCTACATGGGCTACAGGACTTTTAACTCGATGCAGTCCAAGCTCAACGAGCTCGAGAGCAGGGTGAACGCTCCTCAGCTCAGGCCTCCGGTGATGTCTCCTATAGTGCCCCTAAACTTTATAGAATCTGAGGATCTGGACAAAGAGTTGGACTAGAGAGTCTGACAGGGCAACAACAGTTACGTTTCTCCGCCGGGGAGAACCGTAACGACTAGAAGTCATTAGAAACCCATGGTCTCGAGCTCAGAGGCCGCAGTCAGGCAATCGAAGCCAGACATTTTCAGGAAAGCCTCAGTGTCCTGCTCGCTGACTCCCATCTTTGCCCTGGACTCTCTGATGAGACCTGGGTAGTTCTCTGTGAGGGTGGAATCGGCGGCCTCCATGGCCACGACCGCCTCTGCAGACTTGCGCATGCTGGCCAGGTACTCTTTAATCTGAGCGGCAGCCTTCTTTGCGTTCTCCAGGAGGCAAGTGGTCTTGACCCTCAGAGTGGCGTACCGCTCCAGGTCGGTCTCCTCTTCGGCCTCGGGATCGCAAGAGGGATCCTCGAGGAGCTTCCTGTTGCGGTCTTTAATCTCCTGCTCCCTCTTTCTCAGCTCGAGCTTCTGCCTCATCCTCTCCTTGCGCTTCTCTGCGCTCTTGGCGTCCATGGCGGCCTCGGCGGCCTCCATGGCGGACGGTGCCACCGTCTCCTGAGCCATGCCGCTGCTCACAAGAGGGAAAGGTCTTCCGACGTGGCAGGTCTGGACTACGTGGACAGAGTCGTGGTCCCCCACGAGCTTGTCGGCCTTTTGCTTGGCCTTGGCCAGGGTCTGGGCGGTCCCTCTGACGCACGCCACTCCAAAGACCTGGCCCCTGCGCCTCTTGAGGCAGCAGGAGCACATCTCCTCTGCTCCGGCGGCCTTGACGTCGCAAGACGGCAGCACCTCCACAAAGGAAAAGAGGCAGTACTTTGGATCCTGAGTGGGGACTTTGTCGTGGTACTTTTTCTTGAGGGCGGGAAAGGGCTTGGACCCCACCAGCTTCTCGACGGCAGACTCTTTCTCCTCTGCTGTGAGGGGAGGAGAGTCTGCGTTGACGGGGCCAAAGGCCATCTCTACGAGTTTGGAGCACATTGTAGCTTACGTTTTATATGCACGGTGGTGTACCGACGAGAAAAAAAAGGAACTGGGTGTAAAGAGTATATCTTTGGGTAGAGATCCAAAGATATCATCTGAAAGAGATTGTATGAGAGAAATAGTATCCTAAGATAGAGTCTTACAGAGCTTATCTGAGATGTAATGTAAGACCAACATTTATACTAGCGTAGCGTCTCTAGTCCTAAGATATTATCTCTCAAGAAAAGTATCCTAGGATAGCGTCTGAAAGATTAGTTCTCTCAAAATATATCTCTCAAGATAAGTACTGAAAGATATTATCTCTCAAGATAGAGTATCCTAAGATAGAGTCTGAAAGGTAATGGGTGTAAAAATGTTGGTCCATAAATACTGCTAATACTACTACTATCCTAAGATATTATCTCTCAAGAAAAGTTCTGAAAGATAATAGTATCACAAGATATAGTATCCTAAGATATAGTCTGAAAGGGTGTAAAAATGTCGGTACATATCTAAAACATTACAAGATAATCTTACACATGGGTGTAAAGATTATAACCCCCCTTTCCCCGTGAGAACGCCATCGCTCACTCCTCCAGGACATTCTCATCGTAGCCCCAGTCCTCGGCCCACACCTTGGGTATCTTTACGAGAACCATCACCTGATGCTTGTAGGCATCAGAGTAAAAGTCCTCGAGCACATACTCGTCGGGTATGACCAGATCAGTCTCCTTCTCCAGTATGACGTGGTACAGGCCCTCCTGATCTCTGACAACCTCTATGACGTTTGTGTCGACAAAGTCCATCACAGAGTTTTGTGTGTTTGCCATGGTTTTGGTTTGTTTGCTGCACAAATGCTGCGGTGATTTGGATTTTGCTGGTTTTTGACGATTTTACACCTCTAATGTTGTCCTGCAAAGGCCCGTAGAAAAAACCGAGACATGGAAACGTTGGTTCAAGCGTACCTGGACATCCAGGGAAAGATTGCCGAGTTTAGGCGCGAGATTAAAGCCCTCCGCGTCGAGGAAAAGGCCATAACCGCCAACCTCTTTGAGGTCATGGGAGAGGCCGGAGTAGAGTCCATCAGGATCAGCGAAGACAGGTACCTGGTGGCAGAGGAGAAACCCAAGAGGACCAGGTCCAAGCAGCAGTTTTACCAGGCCGCAGAGGGAGAGGGCTTCACCCAGGAGGACGTAGACAGGCTCATGAGCCTGTCCAAGGGGACGGTCACTGGCTCGTCCTCCAACGTCAAGATAAGAAAGAGCGCCCCGGCCAGGAATGAAGACGACGATGAGTAAGGCCACGCAGAGTAAGCATTTACATCCCCTCCCGTGGGGGATACAAATGCATCGCACCTCAACGCCATATCTCGGAGAACGTAGATTAAAAAAGATATGGAACAAGTACCCATAAAGGAAATGAGGCTGTCTGACCTGAGGCCCAACGACAAGAGCATAGACACGGACCTCGGGGGGACAAAGCTCGTGGTCATCGGCAAGCCAGGGTCGGGCAAGTCCACCCTGATCAAGGCCCTTCTCGACTCCAAGAGGCACATCATACCGTGCGCGGTGGTGATATCGGGGTCCGAGGAGGCAAACGGCTTCTACAAGGGGGTGGTGCCCGACCTCTTTATCTACCACCAGTTTTCTCCCTCCATCATAGACAGGATCCACAGAAGGCAGGTCAAGGCCAAGGCCGAGATGGGCTCCAAAAAGTCTTGGCTCCTGGTGGTCATAGACGACTGCATGGACAACGCCAAGATGTTCAACGACAAGGAGGTGAGGGCGCTGTTTAAGAACGGCAGGCACTGGAACGTGCTGGTGGTCATCGCCAACCAGTACGTCATGGATCTCGCCCCCGACCTGAGATCCTCTGTGGACGGCGTGTTTCTCTTTAGGGAGAACAACGTCACCTACAGGGACAAGACATACGCAAACTTTGCCAGCGTGGTGCCCAAGAAGCTCTACCCCACAGTCATGGAGACTGTGTGTCAGAATTACAGGTGTATGTTCATCGACAACACAAAGGCCACAGACAACTGGCACGACAGCGTCTTTTGGTACAAGGCCCCCTACAGCAAATCGGCCATGGCTCCGTTTGGGGCCAGGTCCTACTGGAAGTACGCCTGCTCAAAGACGGGCGAGGAGATGCCGGAGGCCTTCGACAATGTAAAGATCCTGGGAGACTTGCTGCTCAAGGAGCTGCCCGAAGCGGGAGAGGCTCCCGTCACGTACGGTGGGGAAGATGGCCCTAGCGACGACGAAGAGGGTCTGAGCGAAGACGGGGTCTCAGAGTACTACCAGTCGGACTTGGACGATTAGGGACCTCGAGTGTTTATTCCCTTAGGCTAAAACAGTCTATGGGAACGTTTACTGATGTGAGAGTAAAGATTGTATAGGGTGTGTGCCATATTTTTAGGTCTAGAACGTTTCTGAGAGGGTAAAGACTCTGAGATAATATCTTGAGAGAATAAAGACTCTTTCAGAGATAATATCTTAAGATGTTACATCTCATTCTTGTCTTAGAAATTTCTTGAGATAATAAAGACTCTTTCAGAGGTCTTGAGATGTACCACATTTTTAGTCCTAAAACTCTTGAGAGTGGAGACTCTTTCAGAGATAATATCTTAAGATAGTATCTTACGATAGTAGTATTTTAAGATAGATAGTAGTAAATCCTCAGTCTATAAATGTTGTACCACGTTTTTAGGCCACTAACTATCTCAGTCTTTACTCTCAAGACTCTTTCAGAGATAATGCATCTTAAGATGTTGTACCACATTTTTAGTCCTAAAACTCTTGAGAGAATATATCTTAAGATAGTAAAGACTCTTTCAGAGATAATATCTTAAGATGTTGTTACACCTCATTCTTGTCCTAGAAAGTTTCTTACCCAAACGCAATCTAGCGTTTAGGTACGATATCGTCGCTTTGTCCCTAATCCGCAAAATACTTCTCAAACACCAACCGCCTGAGAATGTTTTTGCTGCTCTTTACGTAGATTCCCTGCACCGCGGAAGGTACCAGATCGTGCCCAGCTTCCGCAAACTCTCGCGTCCAACCCTCGACGTCGGACCTGGGCTCGGAAGGTTCGCCACCCGTCACTTCCCTGAACGCGTCTCCCAGGACAGGGAGGCACAGGGCCGTGAACGCGGGTCCGTACTCTTGTCTCAGGAGCGCCGCGGGAGCCCTGGCCGACAGCCTCTCTATAGCCTCCTTCCACACCGACCTAAACGGGAGGGCGTGATTGGCGCAGCACTCTGCTATACCCGCGCAAGTCACCGTCTGAGCCCAGCAGCACTCTTGCCTCCCGTCGGCAGAGGCAAGGACAGACGCCGCGGTAGACAGGCCGGGGCAGCCGGTCTGCTCAGACACGTCGGCCGGGGACGGTAGTTTGCCCAGGTGGTCCCGGGCCCTCTCGGCCTCCCTCGCGCACTCCTTGAGCCTCTCCCCCTTGACCCTCATCTTCTTGACGAGGGCAGAGACGTCCGTGTCGGGGGCGGCCATGATCACCAGGGACAGGAGGACCGCCTGCTTCTCCACGGTGGGCCTGAGCCTGTCCTGGGGCCACAGGGCATGATAGGTCCTGCCTACGGCTGTCCTCACTCCAATGTCCACGCACTCGGGCATGAGCTCCAGCACGGGCCTCTTGGATACCCTCCTCGCCTTCGGTCTGGCCGACGCCTGAGGGCCTTCGGGTGAGTCTTCCGGAGATTCTCCGGGAGACGCTTTGGGAGATGCTTCGGGGGAACGTCTGCCGTCCCACGCCGAAATGTCGTCCAAGAGAGCTTCAATGTTCATGATGAATCTGAGAAAGATAGCAGGGGCGTGCGCCCGATCCGGACGGTCCGACCCTTTCAAAAGGTTTCTCGTCTCTCGGATGGTGAGAGATGGGAAAAAAAATTACTGTAAAGTCCTTTACTTTTTGGCGCACTCTGCGACCAGCTTGAGCTTCTTGGAGTCCAGTGAGTTTACCACGGCCGCGAAAGCCTTGACGGTCTCGTAGGCCTTGGTCATGTCCGACACCATGCCCCCGTCTGAAAAGGCAGAGGCGTACTTGGTAACGTCGGTGGCGTCGACGGCCGCAGACACCTTCTCCAGCCTGCTCACAGTCTGGTCGGTGAGAAAGTCCTTGAGCTGGGAGGCCGCGGCGGCCATCTGGGCCATCTTGGCCGGCTGAAACTCTGCCATCGAGTCTGACATGAGCTTGAGCTGGGTTGCCATGCCCAGGAACCGGTGCATCTGCATGTACTTGCCCAGGACGCTGTCGAGCTTGTCCTCGTTGAAGGTGGCCAGTGCCGTGGTCATCTGCGACACGACCACCGTCTGCTCGGTCAGGCTCTTGAGACGGTCGGGCTTGACGTTGAGGAGCTCCAGCTTGGACTTGTCCACCGAGTTTACCACTGCGCAAATCTTGTACAGCTCGTCCTTCTTTGCAACCAGGGCCTCGAGGCCGGCCAGGCTGGCCACCACCGCGTCCAGGTCGTTCTTTTTGGCAAGGAGGCCGGACACGGCCGAGGCCTGCTCCAGGAGCCTGTCGAGCTTCTTGACGTCCAGAGAGTCCAGGCTCTTTGCCACGGCGTCGGCCGCCGCCTTTGCCCTCAGGGCCACCGCGGCGGCTTGCTCCAGGGCGTCTGAGGCCGACAGGGCCTCCTGGGCCTTGCCCCCGAGAACGTCGTACTGGGACGCCAGGTCTGCCACCACGTAGGACTGGGATGCCATGTCCCTCAGCTTGGAGCACTGCTCCTCCACCTTGCGGGAACCGTCAGCCACCAGACCGTTGAGACGCTCGCACTGCTTGACCAGGTCCCTCATGGCCTTGCCCTCTGTGGTGGGGAGAACCTCGCCGATGGACCTGCCCAGCCTGGTCACGCTGTCAGACAGGCCGTCTATCTCTGCCGTCTTTCCCAAGAGCCTCTTGAAGCCCGACATGGTCTGTTTGAGGCCGTCCACCTTGGCCAGCATCTCCCTGACGCCGTGAGAGTCTGCCGTCTCAAAGACTGTGGCCATGCACCTGTAGACTGCGGCCATCTCGGACAGCTTGCCGGCCTCCTCGGCCAGGCCCTGGACGCAGCAGGAGGGGGTGACGACGTCCACGGCGTCCCTGGTGCTCTCCACCTCCCTCTTTACCCTGACTGCGTCGTCCCTCAGGGCTCTGGCGATCTGCTTGCCGTGGCCCGAGGAAGCCCACTCGCAGTTTGAGGACACGGCCTCGACGGCAGAGTCCAGGTCCCTAGCGGACCTGGACAGGCTCTTGAGGACCGCCTTGGAGTCGCAGTGACCCGCCCTGCAGTCTTTTGCGGCGGGGGTAGAGTAGGATCCGGCTCTCACGGTGTTGGAGATGGCGGCCGACAGGGCGCCTAGCTCTCCTCGGAGTGCGGAAAGGGCCTCTGAAACCCCTTTGGAATAATCTGACATAGTCTCCATCTAGGTTTTTGTTTACTTTGAGATCTCCGTCTTTTTTTATTCAGGGCTTGCGCTCAGGGCCATGACAAACAGGGTCACGGTCACCGAACTGTCCGACAGGCGATCGGCCAGCGCGAGCACTATGGCGCCCTTGACGGCCACCCTGGCGGCCGTGTGCCACCCCTGCCCCATGGACTCCTTGAAGGGTTCCAGGGCGAACCTCACCGCGGCGTTGAGGACCAGTCCGGTGACGGCCCAGGAAGCCGCGCACATAACAGTTTTGGAAGTCTGCATGGTTTTGAGACAATGCCCTAAAATAATTTGTAGCGAAACTTGGAGAAAAAGGAATGGCTACAAATTACTGTCAAGAGTTTGAGAAGAATCCAACCAGGAATCCCAGGACCGGCAGGACCATCAAGAGGGGAGGGCCCGTGTTCAGGGCCCTCGAGAGAGAGTGTTCTGACGGCGCGGCGAGAGTCTTTCCCACCGCGGCGGTCAGGGGAGCCGCCGCGGCCAGGGCAGCCAGCCCGAGGGCCGCCGCCGCTAGTCCGTGTCCGGAGTTTGCTAGGGATCCCACCAGGAACCCTAGGACCGGCAGGACCATCAAGAGGGGAGGGCCCGTGTTCAGGGCCCTCGAGAGGGAGTGCGCCGACTACGGAGGAGCGTCCCCTAGGAGAGCGTTTGCAAACAGGAGAGTGTCTCCGGCAAGGAGAGTGTCTCCGGCAGAGGCCGCGGAGGCTAGCCCTTGCCCAGAGTTTGCGAGGAATCCCTCCAGGAACCCCAGGACCGGCAAGGGTATCAAGAGAGGAGGGCCGACTTACAGGGCCCTCGAGGCAGAGTGCGCCGACTACGGGAGGCTATCTCCGATACGGTCGCCGTGGTCCGACTGGTCCTCGGCAGGCTCGTCTCCCTTTAGGTCTCACATGAGAAAGTCCCCCGCAAAGGCAAAGTCTCCTGCGAGAAAGTCTCCTGCGAGAAAGTCTCCTGTGAGATCTCCTGTGAGGTCTCCAGTCAGATCTCCAACGAGAAAGTCTCCAACGAGAAAGTCTCCAACGAGAAAGTCTCTGGCCAGGTACGCCGAGTACCTCACGTCCGATTCAGAGTCAGAGGTGGATTACGACGTCAGGAACGTCATCAGGCCCCAGGTCGGACCGGGAGGAGTGTGCGAGAGGTTCGCTGCCGATCCCACCAGGAACCCGGTGACGGGTTCTCCTCTGAGCAGGAACGATCCCCTGTACGCGGACCTGATGGAGATTTGCGGGGGGTACCCTGATACTCCGCTCACAAAGAGCCTCACCGGAGAAGGCACAGACGACGACGCGTGCGAGGCCTTTTGCAGGGATCCCACCAGGAACCCCGTGACGGGCCAAAAGCTGCGCAGAAACGGCATCGAGTACCAAATGTTTGCAGAAGAGTGCGACTGTTCGGGGGCCTCGCGGGCCTCACGGTCCTCAGGGGCCTCACGGTCCTCAGGGGCCTCACGGGCCTCACGGTCCTCAGGGGCCTCACGGTCCTCAGGGTCATCCAGACCCCCAAACAGCTTCGCTCCGTCCGGGGCATCCTCTGGACCTCCCCTCAGCTTCGAGGCGTCCGGAGCGTCCAGGGTCCTGGGGACACCCTCAGTCTCCAGCGGCGAACCGGGGTGGATGTCCTCCATCTCGGCCAGACATGACTACGACGAGTCCGACCCCATGAGCGTGGCCTTCAGGCTGAGGCACGTCAAGGACATCAGAAAGTTCCTGAGGACTGTAAAGCCAGGGCAGTCTGGGTTCTGCGCCACGGACAAGGGAGGGTGGCTGGGGCCCGCCGCCGTCTCTGACAAGGTGATAGGGCAGGGCAGCTGGGGGTCGGTGCACATGGTAAAGTTTAGAGACTTTCCAAAAGAGTTTGTCGTCAAGGAGGCCGTGCTCATGTCCATCTCCGAGAAGCGCAGGTACAAACCCACCGCCGTGTGGGACGAGTGGGCCGCGGGTTCCGTGCCCGAGGAGGTGACCGTAAACACCATGGTGACAGAGATTGCGGCCATGGGCATGACTCCTTTCGTGCCCCTCACCGCTGGGGCCGGGGCCTGCGACTCTTGCACCCCGCAGCTCCTGGAAAAGGACGCAGAGGTCACAAAGTGTTACCTCCAGGCCATGGAGGCCGCAGACTTTAGCCTGGACAGGGTCCTCCCGACCATGTCTCCCGAGCAGGCCGCGTCGGCCCTCGCTCAGATCCTCCTGGGCCTGCAGTCCATCCAGACCACGCTGGGCATCATGCACAACGACATCAAGGCACACAACGTCCTCGTCAAGAGGATCCCGCCCGGAGGCTACTGGAAGGTGACAGACTCTTTCAACGGACAAGTCTTTTACGTCCCCAACGAGGGCTACCTGTGCATGCTCGCCGACTACGGTGTGGTGAGGCTCGTCAAACCCACCGTGGGCATGGACACCCTGTACGGCACCAGGAACGCCAGGTTCGTCCCCAGGGACGTCGGACGGTGGGGAAAGGGAGCTGGCACAGAGTACGTCGTGACCCCCATCAGGTCCAAGATCTCTGTCGTCGTGAGGGGAGGCAGGTTCGTGGGAGTGGAGCCCAACAAGGCCGTGAGGTACTGGAAGAACACAGACACCGGCAAGGTCGGCGAAGTGACCACCACAAACAACGTCTTTTACATGGGCTACAACATCGAGCCTGACTTGCAGGTCCAACTCAACGACACAAACTCTTTTCCCGTCTGGGAGAGCAGGGGAGACGTGGCGGACTGTGTGAGGACCTTTGTAGGAGGAAAGAGGGCCTCCCAGACCGGCTTCCACGGGCAGTTCTACAAGAAGACCGGGAGCGCGTGGGAGAAGGCCGCAGAGACTGTGGCCAAGCAGAACCCCATGTTTTCGGGCTTTGCCCTCGACGGTTCGGGCCTCAAGTACATCAGGGCCGCCACGGCGTGCGCCTACATCTTTCCCGGCATGTCGGTCCCTCGTCCCGGCGAGAGGGAGATTGAGAGCTTCACGATGTAAAACTTTTTGGATCCTTAAAAAAAAGTCTCGTTGTTGACACTAAAAGGATGTTGCAGAATTACGCTATAGTGTTGGGGATGGCGGTCGCGGTGGCGATCTGGTATTTCTTTAAGATGGAGGAGGAGAAGGCCCCGCCCGAGCCCAATCCCCCCAAACCGGATCCACCAAAACCCGATCCTCCCAAAGTGCACATGCACAAAAAGAAGCCTCACTGGATGGACCCTCACCTGACTGGGAGTCAGACCGTCCAGTACAGCAGAAACAGATCCATGGGAGATCCGATCAGGGGAGACCTGCCTATCGTCCCCAGGGACGACGGATGGTTCTCTACGGCGGCAAACCCGGCTCACACCCTCCACGCCGGAGCCCTGAGCATGATCGCTCCCGCTAGCACGGGAGGCGGCCTGACCGTAAACAAGCTCATCAGCGCCTACGCCGACAAGGGCAAGGCCGTGAGCGGCAGACGCAACGCTCCCAGCTACTACGGGAGCTCATAGAGAGATTGCTTGCAATCGTTCCATATCGGGATACACTCTGGATATGGAAGATGGACGTTTATAGAAGATTAAGACTATATTCTCTCAGAAACTTTCTAGGATAAGAAGGAGATGTAACAACATTTATAGAAGATTAAGCCTTTATCTTAAGACTATATTCTTTCAGAAGATATGGAGAGTAAAGACGTGGAGTAACATTTCTAGAAGATATCTTACGATAGTAATCTTAAGATATATTCTTTCAGAAGATATGGAGAGTAACGAAGTGGAGTAACATCTCAAAACTAAGACAGTCCATTGTCTAAAAATGTGGGTTAACATCTTAAGATATATTCTCTCTCAGAAACTTTCTAGGATAAGAAGGAGATGTACCAACATTTATAGAATATCTTACGATAGTAATCTTAAGATATATTCTCTCATAAACTTTTGGAAAGAGAGTGAGACGCACCTAAGTTGACGGCACAAAACCGACGAGAGACCGCAAAAGGTCTAGCACCGCTTCGAACCATGCCCCTCATTCTGAACGGTATCGTGGCAGCGTGTCCAGACATGGGCATCGGGAACAACGGAGATCTGCCGTGGCATCCGGTGAGACTTTGCAAAGATTTTAAACACTTTCGAGCCTTGACCGCTACGTCTTCCGACAGAGGTAAGCAGAACGTGGTGATAATGGGTAGAAAGACTTGGTTCTCCATCCCCGAAAAGAATAGACCTCTGAGAGACAGGCTAAACGTAGTCCTCAGCAGGGAGCTTAAAGATCCCCCGTCTGGAGCTCATCACCTGGCGTCCGACTTTAGCTCTGCCGTAGAGCTAGCGACGACAACTCTCGCCGATGTCGCCGACCAGATCTGGGTGATTGGAGGTAGCTCTCTCTACGGGGAGCTCATGGAGAGCCCGGGGACAAAGAGGCTGTTTGTCACTCACGTGTCGACGCAATTTGCGTGCGACATTTTTCTCCCAGAGAAAAGTCTAGAGAGATATCGTCTACTGCCAGAGTTTCCAGGCGTTCCCGTTGAGACTCAGGAGGAGAACGGAATACGGTACGAGTTTAAAGTCTACGAGAGCACAGACCCGTAAACGGTTGTACAAAGATATCTTAAGATAATATTATCTTAGGATATTGGTTAGGATATTGGTTAGGATATTGGTTAGGATATTGGTTAGGATATTGGTTAGGATATTGGTTAGGATATTGGTTAGGATATTGGTTAGGATATTGGTTAGGATATTGGTTAGGATATTGGTTAGGATATTGGTTAGGATATTGGTTAGGATATTGGTTAGGATATTGGTTAGGATATTGGTATCTTAAGATAATCTCTCTCAGAAACTTTCTAGGACAAGAGTGAGATGTAACATCTTAAGATTACTACTATCGTAGATACATTCTTTCAGAAGATATTCTCTCAAGACTTTCTAGGACAAGAATGAGGTGTACCAACATTTATAAAATGTGGTACAACATTTATAAAATGTGGTACAACATTTATAAAATGTGGTACAACATTTATAAAATGTGGTACAACATTTATAAAATGTGGTACAACATTTATAAAATGTGGTACAACATTTATAGACTACTATCGTAGATACTCTCAAGAATTTTTAGGACAAGAGTGAGATGTAACATCTTAAGTCTTTAATCTCTTTCAGAAGATATTATCTCAAGAACTTTTAGGACAAGAAGGAGATGTAACATCTTAAGATTCTTTACTCTCTCACAAACTTTTAGGACACGAAGGATATGTAACAACATCTTAAGATAAGATATATCTTAAGATTACTACTATCGTAAGATATCTCTCAGAAGATATTCTTTACTCTCTCACAAACTTTTAGGACAAGAAGGAGATGTAAGATTCTTTACTCTCTCTCATTCCCATCAGAGTTTATTCTCCATCGTCTGGCGAGAATAAACACTGCTAGAGTCTGTCTTACGACGAGGGCCCGAAGGCGTTTTCCAACAGTCCCAGAAAGTCCATCTGTCCTCCCAGGAGCTTCCCCAGCATAAACACGGCCATGTTCATGCCCATGGTGGTCATCAGCCTCATCTCCACAGAGCTCTGAGGGGTGGCCTCGTAATACTTGTCTGCCATCTCGGCCAGGAGCTGGTCGTAGGCTCCCAGGGACTTTATCTGGTACCTGGCGAATCCTGAGGCGTCAAAGTTAAGCTTGGTCATGACCAGCTCCATGATGCACATGCCCACTATAATGTACTTTTTCCATTCGTTGATGTGCTTGTCCAGGGACAGCCTCCTGGTGAGGAGCTTGTACTTTTCTCTCATGATGGCCACGTTGGAGTAGGTGGTCATCTCGGGGATGACCTCGGTCGGGTACATGCGCTTGAGGACCATGTACTGAAAGTAGAGCCTCTGCCTCTCCTCGTCAGAGTCGTCTGACTGGTCCTCGTCGTCCGCCATCTCCGGGTCCGAGGACGCGGCAGGGACTGATCTGGGCTGCCTCCTCCTCACGGGGTGCCTTATCTTGTTTTCGAGAGATTCCAGCATCAGGTCCCCGTCGAGGACGGGCCTAGAGTCTGAAAAGGTTTCTTGGTCTTGTCTGGGTACCAGCACTATGGTTTCCATGATGTCTTTTCTGTACACCGTTTGTAAATTTAGCGTAGAGGAGAGGACCATGCGCCGTCTTTAAAGGCGGGTGCCCTACCCTTCAAAACGCATCCTAGCACAGCGGATTGACAGAGTTACCGCCTTATGGCTAACGCTACCATAAAATACACGACAATGGATCTTTACGGAATCCTAAAGAGTTGCAAATGCTCCTCCGACGAGAGGCTCACTCACCAGAGCCTCTCTGGCGGGAGGTTCAGCGTCACCGGCTCCAAGGTGGGAGAGTTTTGGAGGGCGGTGGCAGACAGGACAGAGTCCGGGGAGCCCATCGACATCTCGGAGGCAAGGCAGAAAGAGACTCCTCTCACCCTGGACTTTGATGTGGTGGACAAGGACTGCAAGGAGCCCGTGCCCGACGTCCTGGTCAACAACATTCACGCCGCCGTGGCGAGGTGGGCCAGGAGCAGCCTGAAACCCGCTCCCGAGGACAGGGACCTCTGCGGTGTGGTCTTGACCAAGCCCGTCAGGCAGTGCGCGAAAGGCTGGAAGAAGGGCTTCCACATCCAATACCCCAAGCTCGTCCTCGAGACCGGAGTGACAAAGAACCTGGTGGTGGGACCTGCCCTCAGGCCAATCTGCTCCAAGGTGTGGGAGGCGGTGGCGGGGACGGCAAAGGACTACCTGGACCCTCTGAGCTGCACGGTCCCCTGGCTGGTGTACGGAGCCAGCAAACCGGACGAGCCCTTTTCGTGGAAGATTGCTAGGACCCTGGATCACTCTGGAAAGACCATAGACTTTAACACTGCCTTCGGGGACGTGGAGACTCCCCCTAGCTGGGGCAGACCGACCTCAGACAGGCACAGGGAGGCAATGGTCCTGTCCATCCACCCGGCGGGCAGGTCTGCGTTCTTCAGGCGCTACGACTTTACGGCCGCCAACCCGGGCAGGGTCACCAGGCTCGCAGACTACTCGGCCGTCATGGCCAAGCTGGACGTGGCCAGGCAGAGGAAGCCCGCCTGGAACACTGACGCCACCGAGGCCCACAGGCTAAAGAGGGTGACGGAGCTCACTGCCATGCTCACGGCGGACCTCGCAGACGACAGGCAGACTTGGCTCAACGTGGGCTTTTGCCTGTGGCAGCAGACTTCTGGGTCGGCGGAGGGCTACAAGGTCTGGCTTTCTTTCAGCAAAAAGTCAGACAAGTGCGACGAGGACGAGTGCTGGACCGTCTGGAACAACCAGATGAGGCCCAACAGTTTCACCGAGGGCACCCTGGTCTACCTGGCCCAAAAGCACAACCCGGGAGCCTACCTAAACTGGCTCCAGGTAAAGTCCACTCCCGTCAACGACATCGGCACCAACGTGGCAATGGCAAAGATTATGTGGGACTATTACGGTCACCAGTTTGTGTGCTGCGGTGGCAAGACCCAGACCTGGTACAGGTTCGACGGCCTGACGTGGGTAGAGTCCAACCAGGGCACCGACCTCAGGAGCCTCATCTCAGCCGAGGGTGGACCTCTCAGGAGGCTCCTCATGAGGCAGCTGGACACAGTGACTGCGGCCAAGGCCAGAGGAGGCAGGGACTCTGGCAACGAGGACGAGGACGACGAAGAAGACTCGGCGACCGACGAGGACGACTCTAACCCCTGGGACTCGGAGCTGAGGAGGCTAGACTCTGAGGTCCTGGACGCCATGGTAAAGAGGCTGAGGAACAACCTCAAGGGCATAGAGATGACGGGCGTCAAGAACAACGTGCTGAGGGAGTGCGCCGAGCTCTTTTACCAGCCAGAGTTTGGGGACGTGATAGACTCTGACCCTCTGCTGTTTGCATTCGCCAACGGCGTCTACGACTTTAGGGAGGGTTGCCTGAGGGACGGGAGGCCCGAGGACAAGCTGTCGAGGAGGGCCCCCGTGGACTTTGTAATGTTTGGTCCCATCCCCAAGGCCAGGCACCCAGACAACTCTCCCGTCATGAGGCCCAAGAGGATGCCGGGCGAGAGCGTGCAGGACCACGCGAGGAGGCTTGCCGAGTGCTTCGAGCAGGACGACGTTTCGACGCATGCAGGGACGATGGGCAAGGAGGACGTGGAGAGCTTCTCGTGCGACCCCAAGGACTTTAAGGGTCCCGTGACCAAGCTCTTGGCCTTTTTCGCATCAGTCTTTCCAGACGAGGGCACCAGGAGGTTCTTTCTGAGGAACGCCGCGGCCACCTTTGTGGGAGGAAATCCGGACAAGGTGGTGCTCTTTTGGACCGGGACCGGAAACAACGGCAAGACTGTCACCCAGACCCTGTTTGAGAAGATGCTGGGCTGCTTTGCGGTAAAGATGAGCACCCAGACCCTGACGGGCAGAAAGCCCTCTGCCGGTTCCGCCAACCCCGAGATGGCCAGGCTGGGAGGAGGAGTAAGGTGGGCCGTGATGGAGGAGCCCAACTCTGACGAGACCATCAACGCGGGGACCCTCAAGAGCATGACTGGCAACGACTCTTTCTTTGCCAGGGACCTCTACTGCGCCGGCAAGACCACCTTCGAGATTAAGCCCATGTTTAAGCTTCACGTCATCTGCAACGCGCTGCCCGGCATCAAGGACGCCGACCAGGCCACCTGGAACAGGGTGAGGGTGGTCCCCTTCGAGTCCACGTTCGTGACTCCGGGCACCACGGCCCCGGCCGACGCCAAGTACGTCTTTCCCGCCGACACTGACATCACGAGGAAGCTCGACAGGCTGACGGCCCCCCTGGCCTGGTACCTGGTCTACTGCTGGGCCTGCATACAGAACGAGCGCGTCAAGTACGTGCCTCCTCCCAAGGTGATGGAGGCCACCATGGCCTACCAGAAGGAGCACGATCTCTTTAGGCAGTTTACCGAAGAGATGCTGAGAACGGACGCAGACTCTACGCTGACTTGCGACGACGCGTACACGGCCTTCAGGGACTGGACATCTGCAAACTCTCCCCACGGGACTGTGAGGAGACCGAAAGGGCAGGTGGTCAAGTGCCTGGAGGCTATACTGGGGAAAAAGACTGTAGACGGCTGGCCCGGGTACGCCGTGGGAGCCGAGCAGCAAGAGTAGGACTGATATGCGCAATGTTATAGTTTCCAGTGACGCTGTCACTTAAAACTCTGTGAAATGTATTCTCTTATAGTTTTAGGACGAGAATGAGATGTAACGACATCTTAAGATATTATCTCTGAAAGAGTCTATACTCTCTCAAGACTTTCTAGGACAGGAATGAGATGTAACAACATTTATAGAGTAAAGATATCTTAAGATGGTAAAGTATCTTAAGATGTTACATCTCCTTCTTGTCCTGAAAGTCTTTCAGAGAGAATATCTTACGATAGTATCTTCTGTAAGAAAAATCTTCTGAAAGAATATCTTACGATAGTAATAATCTTAAGATGTTACATCTCCTTCTTGTCCTAGAACTATTATTGTGAGAAAGTCTTTCAGAGATAACGTCTCCGAGATCTCTATACGTCGCGTGTAATTTTACGAGGCCCATCGGACCTCGTAAAATTTTGGTACAAAAGATATCTAAGATTTCATCGCTAGCCTGATTACGGGGAGGGCTATCAGGGTGCTGTAGCCCTTTGCAGACAGGGTCTTGGCGGCTCCGGTCACAGAATCCCTAGACACCTTCAACGCCTTGAGCCGAGTCTTTACGCAGTAGTCTACAGAGGCAAACAGGTTCTTGCCCTCAAACTTGTGGATAAACTCAGAGTGGCACACCCTCCAGGCGCTCCTCACATAGTCTGAACCCAAAGCCGCCTGCTCCCTGTCTGTCGGCTGCCTGACTCCCTCGGGGATGTCTGGAAGGTCCAGGAGCCTGGCCAGGGTCCTCTCGGAGATTACGCTCAGGGCGGTGGCGTAGGTCCTCGACATGTAAGACAGCCAGCCGTAGAAAAAGTCTGTTCCGGCTACGTCGGCAGACGACAGGGGCGAAGAGGACGGGGGCCCGGATCTAATCCAACCTGTCTTGATCTGACCCATCATGTCAGAGATCAGGAAAGACTCTTCCTCGGTCCTCCCGGCCCACTTTACGTCCGCGCCGTCCGTAGACAGCAAGACTGCCAGGCACGACTGGTTGCCGCTAAACTTTTCGGTCATGAGCCTCCACAGGGTCTGAGGGTACATGGCGTCTATCCACTTGTCGAGCATGTCAGAGTAGGCCACAGACACCTGACTCACGTGAACGTCGTCCAGGTCCCCTTCTCCAAAGTCTGCAAACATTCTCCTGATGGCCAGGTTGTAGGCGTAGTGGAGCGGCGTGTCGTAGACGTGACCGTCCACTTTCACGGGTCCCCCTGCGAAAGTCAGGACATGCGGGACCTCAAAGGACATCCCGTCCTGCGGGGCTTGGACCTCGGGAGTCTCTGGGGCGCTCATGGGCTCCAGGAGCCTTTGGTCCGGAGGCACCAGGCCGTCTGTGATGTCCGCGTCCAGGAGCCCGTCGTGGTACATGGCCGCCAGCCTGGAGGACGCGGCCCTGGTCTTCGCGTCCATCCTGGAGACGAGGTGGGAGACGTCGGCCTCTGCCGCCGGGTCCATGGCCAGCAGGTGCCTGACCAGGAGGGACCTCTCAAAGTCCATCTTTTGCGTGGTGTAGACCGAAGCAGAGTGCTCCATCACGACTTTGTCGGCGACAGAGACTCCAGTCACCGGCGCCTCGGGGATGGCGACGGCGGCTGTGGCCGAAGTGGAGGGCCAGTTTCCAGACGCCTTGACCATGGCCCTCAGGCTCTCCAGGGTGAGGGTGGCCCTGTCTACGTTCAGGAGGGAAGAGGGGTCGGAGACAAACATGTCGATGGTCCCCTTGTAGAGCTTTCTCATGGCGTCTTCCGAAAACACCATCCCCTCCGGGGACAGTACGCTCACTCCCCTGAGGAGAGTGAGGTGGGCCACCAGCCTGGTGTCGCCGTACACTATGGGCTGACTGCCGCTCGAGGCCAGGAGGTCCTTGAGCTCCGGGTTCTGCTCCAGCCTCATGGTCAGGGCCTTCTGCGACGCCTCCGCCAAGAGGTGAGCGTCTTCTTGCATCCTGACGTACTTGCACGCAGTCTTTGTGCACGTTCCCATCAGGGCCAGTTCCTTTCCCATCGGAGTGTACAGGATGTCTTGGGCAGTTTCCTGAACCAAAGAGTACCTGCTCACGGGCAACGGGACGGTGGGGTTGAGGAGCCCGTGAGGGTACCCCGTAGTCTTTGTAATCTGGACGGTCATGGTTTATTGTACCCGATAATGTTTTGAGTTTCCATGTCGGTCTTCAAGATCTGGGCCCCCTCCATTATTGCATTAGAAAACATGCAGGTCTACTCTCCGTCCAAAATCTCCCAACAACTTGAAACATTCCTAAACGCCATTGCGAATGGTTCAGGTCACACCATGTCTCACACCATGTCTCAAACCTTCAGCGAAACCGTTGTTGCACCAGTCACAAAGAAGGCGCCCAAGGCTTCGTTCTTGGCCGCCGCACAAGCGGCTATGCACGCAGAGGATAAGGTCTCTAAGCCCAAAAAGGTTAAAAAGACCAAGTCTTCTGCCAACGCAGCACCCAAGAGAGTGAAAAAGGTAAAGGCGCCCAAAGAGGACACTGTCGTCTCTGAGCCTGAGCCTGTGGAGCAGCAAGAATCTGCGCAGCAGCCTGAGGAGGCTGTTGTGGAGCCTGAACCTGAGCAGCAGCAAGAGCAGCAGCAAGAGCAGCAGCAAGAGCAGCAGCAAGAGGAGGCTGAACAGCAGCAAGAGGAGGCTGAACAGCAGCAAGAGGAGGCTGAACAGCAGCAAGAGGAGGCTGAACAGCAGCAAGAGGAGGCTGAACAGCAGCAAGAGGAGCAGCAAGAGCAGCAGCAAGAGGAGGCTGAACAGCAGCAAGAGGAGGCTGAACAGCAGCAAGAGGAGCAGCAAGAGCAGCAGCAAGAGGAGCAGCAAGAGCAGCAGCAAGAGGAGCAGCAAGAGCAGCAGCAAGAGGAGGCTGAACAGCAGCAAGAGGAGCAGCAAGAGCAGCAGCAAGAGGAGGCTGAACAGCAGCAAGAGGAGGCTGAACAGCAGCAAGAGGAGGCTGAACAGCAGCAAGAGGAGGCTGAACAGCAAAAGTCTGTTGAGGCTGAACAGCAAAAGTCTGTTGAGGCTGAACAGCAAAAGTCTGTTGAGGCTGAACAGCAAAAGTCTGTTGAGGCTGAACAGCAAAAGTCTGTTGAGGCTGAGCCTGAGCAGCAGCAGCCTGCAGAGGAGCCTGCAGCCAAACCAAAAAAGGTTAGAAAGACCAAGACAGAGTCTGAAGACAAACCAAAGAGAGTTAGAAAGTCTAGAGCAAAACCAGCAGAGGATACAAAGATTTCTCCCATCAGAGTCAGACAGACCAAAGAGTTTGTTATAAGCGACTCTGAGAACGAGGCCCCTCAAGAGGTCCAGGAACCTGTGAAACCCAAAAAGGTTGTAAGGAAACCGAGGGCCGCACCAAAGGCAGAGGGTGAAGAGAAGCCCAAAAGAGCCCGCAAGTCTCGGGCCAAACCAAAGCCCGAGACCGAGGAGGCAAAGAAGCCAAAGTCCAAAGAGTTTTGCACCACAGACGACAGCTCAGACGATTACAACGAGGTCAAGCCGTCTCCGGCCATGATTGCGCTGATGGCCGCAAAAGAGATCCCCGAGTCTGAAGATGTCCCAGACAAGTCAGACTCTGAGGCGGAAGCCCCCGCACCTGCCATCGTCAAGAAAAGGAGGACTCCTCCAAAGAAGGCAGAGTCTTCAGACGGCGAAAAGCTGGACGAGGCGACAGGAGAGCAGGTCATTGACGAAGACGCTCTCTCCAAGCTCACCATCCAGACCCTCAAGGGAATGTGCAAGACCAGAAACCTCAAGATATCTGGAAACAAGGCCGCTCTAGTCCAACGCCTCATAGAGGCAGACGGCATAGCGCACATTATCCCAACCACCGCCACGGTGGTCCAAAAGGTAAAAAAGACTAAAAGACCAGCAGTCTTTTCCAAGGTGGACTCTGAGCTGAAGCTGATACCCTGTCCTGGCAGAGAGCACATGCTGATGGACGAGGCCACCGGTTTGGTGTTTTTGGACGAAGATCCCAGCACCGCCGTGGGTTTCACCGAGCACGGAGAAGTGTTTGGCCTGGACAGCGAGCACATGACTGTGTGTAAAAACATGGGCATCAGGTACAACTGGACTGAAGATTATCTGTGTTAGAAACTTTTGACAGAATACGCTTGTATCCGTCTCTATGCAAAATAGAGATGGATAAAACTGTTTTACTAAAGACTGTAAAGAGACTGGGGTCTGCCACGGTGAGAACCATGACTGTCAAGACTCCAGATCCTTCAGATTACAACATCGGAGACGACTCTACCGCAGGCCTGTTTACACCCGTGGACAGGTTCGTCTGTGACCCCGACTCTGATAGGATCATTGTCAGGAAGATACCTCCAGAGTGGACCATTGGAAACTCTATGAGGTTTGTGCACTTTACCAAAGAGTTTACGCAGACGTTTGACCCGTCTGAATCACCCTCAAACATTGTGAGGCACACCATTGGTAAAAAGAAGTGACCATGCATACCATTTCAGACTGGCTCAACCTAAACGCGCCCGTGAGGTGCTTTCACGTCAGGCAGCTGTCTGAATCCGAGTGGAGGTTCACAGTCAACGACACAATCAGGGTTGTAGCGTCCGTAGACGGGCCGTGGACCGTGGACGCCAAAGGGGTCGAGGACCTAAAGATGCACAAGCTGTACGTGCCCGGCCCGGCCAAATGTTGGACCAGGGCTAGGGACGAGGCCATGGCCGCGGCGTTGGCCGAAGCAGTCTCAGAGTCTGAGACGTGTGCGGTAGACATTGTGAGGCCGGCGGTGGTCAAAAACACTCCCAGGCGTCCTGCCGTGAAACGGAGGGTGGACACCGTCAAGCCCGCCGCCCCAGACGATCTGGCGTCGTGGACAAAGGACGAGTGGTACGAACTGGACCTGTAGGGACCGTACAAGTCTTTCGGACAGCCTTTCGGACTTTGAGGTTGCAAGTCTCTTTGCTGGAGACTCGCAACATTTTCTTTTGGTTAAAAAAAATCTCACTGTGTATTAAAAATTTACAGACCCGAAATGTATAGCGTTCGCAATTCTGGATGTTCAGTCGGCTGCTCGCCTAGACAGGGAGCCTCTCCAATTATGTTTGGACCCTCCCTGGGCGCGATGCTGTCCGCTCCCATCGTGAGAGCCTCATCTCCCGTCAGGAAAAGAAAGTCTCTTGCAAAGAGAAAGTCTCCTGTCAAGAGAAAGTCGCCGGTGAAGAGATCACCAGTGAGAAAGTCCCCTCTGAAGAAGAGATCTCCCGTGAAGCGCAAGTCTCCTGTGAGAAAGGCTCCTCTGAAGCGCAAGTCTCCGGTGAAACGCAAGTCACCAGTGAAAAGATCTCCTGTGAAGCGTAAGTCTCCTCTGAAGAGAAAGTCTCCGGTGAAAAGATCTCCTCTGAAGAGAAAGTCTCCGGTGAAAAGATCTCCTCTGAAGAGAAAGTCTCCTCTGAAGAGAAAGTCTCCTCTGAAGAGAAAGTCTCCCGTGAACCGCAAGTCTCCTCTGGAGAGATCTCCTCTGAAGAGAAAGTCTCCCATGAAGAAGAGATCACCAGTGAAGAGAAAGTCTCCTGCAAAGAGGTAAGTCTCCCATGAAGAAGAGATCACCGGCAAAAAGGAGACAGCAAGTCTGTTTCATGGCCACCAAGTAAACTCCCAACAGACCAACACCCGTTCTGCAATTCTATCACAAGAATTACAAAACATGGACGACGTCGAGTACAGAACAGAGTTTTCGGCCAGAGAGAGGGCCGGCGGAGACATAGAAGAGGGCCTGGAGCTCTTTGGCCCCGCCACTTTCAAGGGCATGGAGGGAGACCCGGTGCAGAGGTTCTACAACGGGATAGAGTCGGCCGGGAGAAACCTCATCAGGGACGGTCACATCAAGCTAAACAAGCAGGAGCAGACCAGGCTCCTCTCTTCAGTCCTGAGGATAACCTACCCAAACTACAAGAACCCGATGGGCACTGTCCTCGGTTTCTACGTGACTGACGGGAGGGGACCCATAGACAAGGGGAGGCTGTCTCACGTTCAGAGTTTTATGGAAGAGGTGACAGACATGGATCTCAGGGACCTCGTCCGGTACTGCAGGCTGTGGCTAGCGTTAAAATAAAAATTGTTTGGGTATTTTGCCACAATCCAGGCCATTTCAGTCTCACCAGTCTATCAGACTAAAAACCCTTGTCTTGATCTCACAAGTATCTCTCTGAGAAACCAACTGAGAAAAAGATATCCCAATGACCTTCTTTGTGAACGTTACACTCCCCGGAGTGGTGTGCAGGATGCACGGAGAGCTCAACCTCAGCTTCGAACAGCTGTGCGAGGTTGCGTTTCTCATCGAGGACCGCCGGAGGCCCTCCAACGTGACAGTCAAGGTTGTGACTGTCAAGGGACTATCGGGGTCACCCGACTCTGTCTTGGTCTACTCCAACGGCAAGTACTTTTGCAGAGATTCAGACGGCTCAGATACTCTGGTCATGCTGCGCTCTGTGGATAACGTGGATTTGCCGGTGGTAAAGTTTGTGGTGGTCCCAGCGGTGGGTGCCACACAACAGGCCGAGACAGCACCAGCTGCACCAGCACCAGCAGTTAGTGTCCCAGCGGTGGGTGCCACACAACAGGCCGAGACAGCACCAGCTGCACCAGCACCAGCTGCACCAGCACCAGCAGTTAGTGTCCCAGCAGTTAGTGTCCCAGCAGTTAGTGTCCCAGCAGTTAGTGTCCCAGCAGTTAGTGTCCCAGCAGTTAGTGTCCCAGCAGTTAGTGTCCCAGCAGTTAGTGTCCCAGCAGTTAGTGTCCCAGCACCAGCAGTGGCTGCAAAGGCACCAGCCTTTACAGGATTTGCACCCTTCAAGCCAACCTCCGTCTTCCCATCCTTTGGAAAGGCTTCCGCCGCCGCTCCGGCAGCTCAGCCTTCCTTCCCATCCTTTGGTCCCTCTGTGTTCCAGCCCTTTGGAAATGCAAATGCACCAGCCTCACTGTTTGGACCCGCACAGCCATCCACCTCCTCCATGTTTGCACCATCATCCTCCCTGTTTGTCCCCGCTGCGGCTCCCGCTCCCTCTACATCTGGGTTTACAATCCCAACCAATCTGAGGAGCGACGCATACGTGTGTCCCTTTGCCACGGCAGGGAAGGAGCGCAAGGAGCGTGATCGGCAGCAACCGGCACCCAGGGGCCTCAACCACGATTTGGCCGCACAGGAGCACCTCCACCCTTCTCTGGTCTCCAGATTCCCATCCAACTTTAGAGGCAGTTTCCTCGGATAAATTTACAGACAGCAAATAATTGGATACTACTAAATTTCTGTCCCCTAATGGGGACAGAAATTTATGTGACACTGTATAGAGTTTGAGAGAATACAGAGTTTGTATTCTTTCAGAAGATTTAGGACAAGAGTGAGATGTAATGTATCGTAAGATAAAGATTCTATAAATGTTTGGAGTCTTTATTCTTTCAGAAGATCTAGGACAAGAAAGAGATGTAATGTATCTTAAGATATCTTAAGACTTTAGGATTACTATCGTAAGATATTCTATAAATGTTGGAGTCTTTATTCTTTCAGAAGATCTAGGACAAGAGTGAGATGTACTATATCCTAAGACTTTAGGATTACTATCCTAAGATATATCTCAAGACATTCTATAAATGTTGCCACATCTCTCAGAAAGTTTCAAGACAAGTCCACAGAGACATTATCGCTAGCGATAATGTCTCCTACAAAGTTTTAACGTCTCACACCAGTAGAGACACGTACTGCATGGGCTTTCCCTCGGAGGCCCTGTACATCATCACGCCCGACTCTCTCACATCCCCGTAAGAACTCTTGTCCAGCTTCAGAGTCCCGTCCCCAGACTCGAGCACCTTGGCCGGTTTCATGCCCTTGACGCAGGCGTAGGTGGGAACCTTTCCCCCCTCTGGGATCTGGTTGCTGGTCACACCGGGACAGTAGCCGCTCTTGGCCCAAGTGAGGGCGGCGAAAGCCGCAGACTCCCAGGTGGGGTGGTTCATGGCCATGAACGTCCTCGATATGCCCGCGAACCTCAGAGAGTATGAGAAGCCGAGCTCGGTCTCTGGCAGGGGCCACGGCACCGCAAGGCCCCGTTCCCAGTCCACGACGGCCCTCCTCGTCTTTTTCACGGCAGACTGGTCCAGGTCGCTGCGCCACACGTTGACGGTGTACGCGGGAGATTGGACAAAGTCAGTGGAGGTCTTGTAAAAGTTGGGCACCAGGGAGGCCGACGCGTACTCTTGGACCGGGCAGGTCCCGTTGACCGACGCCACCCTCAGGGCGTACACCAGCCTCCTGGCAGTCTTTATGTCGGGGACCTTGACCGCCCAGTCTGCTTCGGCGAAGGGTCCCGGGGCCTCGAACCTGGGGTTGAAGACTGTCATCCCGTCCAGGGCCCCGGGGGACACCACGAACCCGCCGTTTGCAGCGAAGCTCCTGGCGGACTCTTGGGTGCACGATCCCTCCCTGAGAGAGATTGCCTTTTTCGCGTACTCTACTAGCATCCTGGCCTTCTTCTCAGCTCCCGTGAATCCCTCCAGGGCCCTGGAGGGGACCGGGTCCTCGTAGACGGGAGGACCTCCGTCGGACCAAGAGGGGTCGGGGACGAGGACGGGGTCGTGAGTCAGGAGGCAGGCCTCTGACGCGCCGTCCAGGATGCCCGTAATCTCCCTGATTGCCCCCGTCTCCACCGACCTCCTGTAGCCCGACGGGACGAACCTGGAGCCCAGGAAGGACAGGGGGCCGTCGGAGCGGCCCCTGGGAAAACCGGTGTCCGTTCCCAGGATGGGAGCCGCCAGGGGAGGCATGGGCCAAGTCACCAGGGTGAAGGATCCCCTGGACATTTTTCCCGTGGGAGTGATGACAAACACCCTGGCCTTCCCCACCCTGTCCACCACCTGACCCGAGCAGGGAAGCCAGTCCGACCTCAGCGGAGGAACCCTGACCCCGTCCACGTACACGGGCCTAGAGTCCTGGTACAGGTCGTGGAGCTTGACCGTGATGGGGTCGATGGGGGAGAAGGTCAGTATGCCGTTCCTCACAGGTCCCCGCGTCCAGTCGGAGGGAGGCGTCATGACGGGGACGCAGGACTCTTCCCTCAGGTGGAGTATCACCGTGGGTCTCCTGGACCTGTACCTCAGCCTCCCCCTCACCGCCTTGGTGTGGATGATGCCCTTGTTGTCCATGATGTAAATGTCGCAGTCGTACCTGGTCTCGAGGGCCCTAAAGTACTTGAGGAGGTTAAACGGGACGTTGGGGTCCCCGACCTCCCTCCTCCACCTGTCCCAGTCCACGTCGGGCTCCACGTAGAGCTCCTGCGCGCAGGCCCCCATCGCCGAAGGGTCCGACGCCATGGCCACCCTCTCATCGGCCTGCTCCTCGGCAGTTAGGGACCTCTGAAACACGGCAACGTGCACCGCGTTGACCGGGGTCTCTGGGACGCCCGTGGTCCTCAGCGCGAAAAACTTGGACCCAGTCTCCTGACCCAGGACCCTCCTGAGGAAGATGAGGGCTCCCTCTGGCAGGGGCTCGGCCTGCATGGTCCCCTCCCTGATCCTGCCCTGCCTCCTGGCCTCCGCCTTGCCCGTGGTGTAGGCTGTCCACTTGCTGTTTGGTCTCGCCGCCTGGTCCTTGGAGTAGCAGCAGGGTACGAAAGGGTACTTGGCCTTGTTGGGGAGCAGGTTTGCCCTGAGGCCCGGGTAAGGGTGCTGGGGGTGCTTGCAGGCGTAGGTGAGACGTTCCGACTCTCCGAACAGAGGAAAGTCCATGAGGTTCAGACCCTTTCTCCTAGCGTCGTCGAGCTCCTGTCCCCTCAGGATCACGGGCATGTGGAGGCACTTTCTGGAGTAGGTGGGCAGAAAGATGTCCGGGGCCAGGGTCCTGAGAAGTTTCCTGTCGGCCTTGTCCCCGGTGGGTTCGGGGGCTTTGGATTTTCTGGGAGGTCTGGGTGGAGCGGCCTCCCTGGCGACAGTCTTGTCGTAAGAGGCGTAAAAGGAGACAATCTCGGACTCTCTCCTCGAGTAGATGGCCATCACCCTCCCAGCGGCCTCCACGAGCTCCTCGACTCCCTTCCTGTCCCTGGCCCTCACCCTCAGGGAGACGTAGGCCTCGCCGCTGTCCTCGTCAGTCTTTTCCTGAAAGGAGACGGTCTGTCCCGTTCCGCAGACCTGGACGTACACCGTCCCCTTTATCTTGTGGGCCCTGTTGAGCTCGTCGGTCTGCATGACGTGAGAGGCGTCTGGGTCGCTCACGAGGAGGTCCGTGAGGACGTAGGGCCTGAACCTCATCCCGTCCAGCCTGACGCTGACTACCCTCCCCATCTCCACCAGGGGTCTGCCTCTCAGGTCCAGGCTCAGGGACTCTGCCACCCTGGCCGCAAAGTCCTCCGGCGGGACGTGCCTGGAACCCTGAGGCACGTCGAAGGTAATCACCGCGGGGTCGGTCCCGTCCCCGGGCACCACCGCAGCCCCCGAGTACTTTCTGTACATGTCCTTGAGGGGCTTGGCGTCTGGAAACTCTGCGTCGGCCTTGAAGAAGACTGCCCCTTCCGCGTGAGCGGTCTGCGCCGGCCACTCTGGGGCGGGCTTGAACCCCGGGATGGTCTTGACGAAAGGACCCGCAGAGATGTAGGGGCACGAACCGGTGGGCGTCGCAGAGTCCACAATCTCGTACGCCGTCCTGTCTCCAAACTCGGGCACAGTCACGCTAAACACGGTCCTGATGAGGACCGGGTCCGAGAAACCGTCCACGGGCCTGACGGACCTCAGCCTCTTTAGCCTGACGTCGGTCGCCGCCGCCTTTGAGGCGTGCTCGTCGAGCTCCTTGTGCAGGCCGTCCTTTACCCTGGTGACGTCCACAGAGTCTGGGTCGGCGTGGACGAGGCTGTCCTGCACGGCCGCCGCGAACCCCATCATGCCCCTGTGGCGGTGAGTGGCCACGAATATCCTCTCCAGTTCTGCCAGGTCCACGTCGGGAGCGTACTCTAACCACTCTTGGATCTCTGACGCTGGGAACAGGAGGTCGTCCTTTCCCTCTACGGCCCCGAGCAGGTCAAACACCTTCCCCTTCCAAAACGGGTCGGTGACGTCCTTGAAGGTCCTGGGCCTGACTGGGTTCCAGGCCATGAACCTGGGAGAGCTGCCGGGAGACAGGGTCCTGGTCCACTCTGTGAAAGACATGCCAACGGGCACGTCTAAAGCTTTTGCGTTTACCACGACTCTCATTGTAATTTTTCTCACACTCTTTGGGAAAAATTAGCATGGCTAGAAGAGAACTGTTTGAGCGAGTGGCTACACTAGCAAGTATAAATGTTGTACCACATTTTTAGTCTGAAGAGAAAGAGAGTTAGAAATTAGAGATGTTACTCCACATTTTTAGTCTGAAAAGATCTTGAGAGAGTATAAATGTCGTTACACCTCAGTTCTTATCCTAAGATAGTTTCTGAAAGACTAGTTTCTGAAAGACTATAGATGTTACGCCACATTTTCAGTCTGAAAAGATCTTGAGAGAGTGTAAATGTCGTTACATCTCACACACACAATAGTCTTTACTCTCACTTCGAGAGTAAAGAGCATATACATTGCCCATGAGTATAATATACAAGTTATATCGTATCAAGGTATGTCAGCGGTAGCGTGAGGTGGTGCCACGGTATCTCGTCTTACACGTCCATCTTTTCTCTGTCTGGGGCCTCTGTGGCAAGCTTCTTTGGGATGTTCCAAACTCCAAACGGACTGCGCCTTCTCCTCATGAGGTGCCACGCTCCAATTTCCATCGGCTCGTCGTCCTGGTTAGCATCAGAGGCAGATGTACTCGATGCTCCAGAGACGCTACGCTTTCTCATGAGGTGCCACGCTCCAATTTCCATCGGTTCGTCCGCCTGGTTAGCGTCGGAGGCATCGGGGGCCGCGGTGGCCAGCCTCTTTGGGATGTTCCAGACTCCGAAGGGACTCCGCTTCTTTCTCATGATGTGCCATCCTCCCACATCGTCTCCGTGTCTAGGGTTGGTTTTAACGGACGTGATGTAGGGGATCCACTTGCGGCTGGCCCCAGGCTTCTTCATGACCACCGTGTGGTATCCTCCCTGAGGGAGACCCTCCCCGCGGAGAACGGTGAAGCCCATGGCCACCAGATCGTCGCACCCAACCCCTGGCATGTCACCCCTGATGTCGTGACACACGACTGGGGTTGGAGTGGCGCCGATGGAAGCCAAGACGGCCTTTGTAGTCGGTTTCAGAGTTGTAGTGGTGGTAGGACTCTGAGTGGTAGTGGTAGTGGTGGTAGTGGTAGGACTCTGAGTGGTAGTGGTAGTGGTGGTAGTGGTAGGACTCTGAGTGGTGGTAGGACTCTGAGAGGTCGACACCGGGTATGGTCTTTCGGTGTACGCCGTCTCGTCCTCTGGCGCCTCCCCGACAGCCTTGTCAAAGAAGGGCACCTCGGCGTCGGGCCGATCGCCTGTGAGAGCGATAAGCCAGCTGACGTCTGGGACGCCAAAGCTCTCGTAGTACCCGTACACGAGAGACAGGTACAGCGCTACGGCCGCGCCGGCCGCGACAAGCACGATTGTGCACAATGCTCGTATCATTGCAATATCTTTTTTTGTACGAAAAGTATCTCGTACAAAAAAATCCCCTCTCTTTTTCGTTCGTGCCAGTCACCGTCTGACGGGCCTGGAAGCCGAGTATCGGGCCGGTCTCCTGACTCGAGACGGACCCCTCGAAACGGATCGCGCAAATCTCTGAGGGGGAGTAGCGTTTGGATAGTGAGCAGTAGAGTTGGGATAGTGAGCGTTAGCACCTCCGCCGCCCGCCGAGCCCGAAAAGAACAAGAGCTTAAACTTTAGCATCCTCTCTGCGTCCTCGTGATCCAGAGAGTCAGTCCCGAGTATGGAGGCCACGGCGTCGGAGACTGCGGGTCTCAGGGAGGCTTCTGAAAACATGGCCAGGTACATCCTTATCGCCGCGCTCTCTGACCCGGTAGAGTCAGACTCTGCGGCCAGCGCCTTTAGGGTGTCGTAGTAAGAAGTCATCGTTGTACTGAAAGCGTACCATATGCAGATTAAAATGTACAAAAACAAAGTCTGTAAGGTCCAGTTTCCTAGGATCGCGTTCGGATCCTATAAAACTTTTACATCTCTAACCCTGACAGGCGGTGCACTCTTCAGTCTTTTCGGGGCTCTTTTTGGCCTCAAAGATCTTGTGGCCGGTCCTCCCGGCGCAGGTCCTCAGGTAGTAGAGGCCCTTGCAGCCAGACTTCCAGGCCAGCCTGTGAACGTCCGACAGGTCGGTCTTGTCCGCTCCCATGGGGAAAAAGAGGTTGAGGGACTGGCCCTGGCACAGGTGCCTCTGCCTCTCTGCCGCCTGCCTGACTATGACCCTCTGGTCCATCTCAAAGGAAGTCTTGTAAACCTTCTTCAGAGAGTCGGGGAGGGCGGCAATGTGCTGCACAGACCCCTTGTTCGAGACTATAGAGTCCCAGACCTCTTCCGTGTCCAGCCCCATGGCGGCCAGGTCCCTCTTGAGGTAGGGGTTGACGGCCTGGTGGGAACCCACCCTGGTCCTGTGGACGTAAGCGGCCCCGATCTCTGGCTCGACGCTCGGAGACGTCCCCAGCAGGAGGGCGCTGTTTGCGTTGGGGGCAACGGCCAAGAGGTGGGCGTTGCGCACCCCGTACCCGACGAGGTCCGGTGCCTCTCCCCTCTCCTTGGCCAGGGCCCTGGTGGCCCTGACTGCTGCGCTCTTTATGCCTCCGAATATTATCCCCGTCAGCCTCACCGCCTCCTCAGAGTCGAAGGGGATCCTGCGCTTCTGCAGGTACCTGGCCCAGCCCATGGCGCCCAGACCAATGGACCTCTCGCCCGCGGCGGACCTCACGGCCCTGGCGGTGTGAGGCGTCTTGAGGGGAGCCTCGTCGACAAAAGTCTGGATGACATTGTCGAGCATCTCCACCAGGCACTCTATCAGGTCGGTGCCCCTCCACTCGTCGTACCTCTCGAGGTTGACGGAAGACAGGCAGCACACCGCGGTCCTGTCTTCAGAGGTGGCGAGGTGTATCTCGTTGCAGAGGTTGCTGCCCCTGATCCTGAGACCCTTGCGCTTGAGGGCAGGGTGGAGGCCCCTGTTTGCGGCGTCGATAAAGTTTAGGTAGGGCTCACCGGTCCTGAACCTAGTCTCCAGGATCCTCTCCCAGAGCTCCCTGGCGCTCACAGTGTGAGTCACTGCCCCCGACTTTGGGTCCACCAGGTCCCAGTTTTCTCCCCTTTCGACGCACCTCATGAAGGCGTCGGTGACGTTTACGCCGTGGTGGAGGTTCAGGTTCTTTCTGTTGACGTCTCCCGTCGGGGTCCTCATGGTGATAAACTCTATGAGGTCGGGGTGAGAGACAGACATGTAGGCGGCGTAGGATCCCCTCCTGACCTTGCCCTGCCAGTAGGCAGACATGTCTGCGTCCACCGTGTGGAGAAAGGGGATGGTGCCGCAAGACTTTGCGCTGGGTCCCCTCACGTCGTCCCAGTGGCCCGCCACTCCCCCGCCGCGGACAGACAGCCACCTGAGCTCGGACGTGTGGTCCACCAGCCCCTCGATGGTGTCGGGGATGTAGAGGAGAAAGCACGAGATGGGGAGACCGGACCCGCTCGCAGAAGTCAGGATGGGCGAAGAGTACCCGAACCATCCCCTGCAGGCGTAGTCTCTCAGTTTCTCTGCCAGCTCCGGCTTGCCTCCGCTGTACTTTTCGGCCAGGACCCCGTAGAGGGACCCCAGGTCCGAACCGTAAAACTTGGCGAGCATGTCGCTGGCCTGGCTTGTGATCGGGAAAGACACTGAGCTCGTCATTGTTTTGCTTAAAAACTTGGATGTGCGTTATACAGACCCGGAGACCGGAAACGGTTTCAAGTCAAGGCCGGGGTCCGCAAAGACTGGAGAGTTTCTGACCAAGAATCTCTTGAAGGCGTGTTCGGGAGCAGAGAGCAGTCACCTCCTCCTGCTCCTGCCCGCTATGATGGCGAGGGAAGCGGTGACCCTCTTTAGCTCGTCCGACTCGGAGCACGCCGTGTTTGCCCTGGATGCCGTAAAGGGCTTGATGTGTACGGCCCTGGTAGGCTGAGCCCTCTTTACCTCCTCCCTGTCGTCGACTATGGCCGTGTTTGACAGGGGTATCTTGACGGCGTCCAGGCCGGTCAGGTACTTTAGCCTCTTTACGGACCCCTTTGGGTAATCTTGAGCGGTCACCAGGAGCCCCATCCCGTAGCTCTTGAGGTTGAGGGCCTTGACGACCTCGATCGCGTAAGGTTTGGAAGCCGCCGTCCACACGTTTATCTTGTAGCCCGAAGCAAAGAGGCCGTTGAGAAAGGTCCTCAGGGTGGGCCTCCAGCACATGATGTGGTCGGTGAGCACCGTCCTCTTGAAGAGCGACAGCCTCGTGGCCAGTTTCTTGCGACCGTCGTTGACCACCTTGCTGGACCCCATCATGACAGACAGGGGTGTTCCGGCGTCCTGGACCGTAAACGGCTTGACGGGGTACGGCTTGCTCTTTGTCCAGCCCAACCTGGACACTGGAATCGAGTGAATCAGAGTCTCGTCCAAATCTAGAAAAACTTGCATGGTTTTTTTTAAACACGACGTCTACATATTTAGCTAGAGCGCCGGGAGGGCAGTCTAAAGACTTTTCGTCCTAAAACTCTTTCAGAGATAATATCTTGAGAGAGTAAAGACTAAGATGTAACATCTTAAGATATTCTACGATAGTAGTATCTACGATAGTAGTATCTACGATAGTAGTATCTACGATAGTAGTATCTACGATAGTAGTATCTTAAGATATATCTTCTGAAAGAAGTCTTACGATATCTTAAGATGCGTTACATCTCCTTCTTGTCCTGAAAGTATCTTACGATAAAGGTTCTTGAGAGAATAAAGTATTTCAGAGAGAGTAATATCTTAAGACTTTATCCTAAGATATGGTACCACATTTTTAGACAACGGACTGTCTCAGCCTTGAGAGAGTATCTTCTGAAAGAGTAAAGATATCTTAATACTTTATCTCAAGTTGTTACATCTCATTCTTGTCCTAAAATCTTCTGAAAGAAGTAATCTTCTGAAAGAAGTAATCTTCTGAAAGAAGTAATCTTCTGAAAGAAGTAATCTTCTGAAAGAAGTAATCTTCTGAAAGAAGTAATCTTCTGAAAGAAGTAATCCTAAGACTTTATCTTAAGACGTTCTTTCAGAGATAATATCCATATCTAAGGTTTTACATCTCATTAGTCTTTTGTTACCGAACGCACGGTACCAAACGTCTCCATCTCCATCTAGTCTTCTGCGACGACGCCACCCGGCGCGTCGGGACCCTTTGGACCCTGTATCCCGGGCTCTCCGAACGAACCCAGCGGACCGTCGGGACCTGTTGCGCCGTCTGGACCCTTTTCCCCGTCTTGGCCCTGAGCTCCCTCTGCTCCCCTGCCCCTGTTTACCTTGTAACCCAGGCTGATGCTGAACCTGGGGTCCACGTCGACCTTGTCTCCCGTGATTCCAGTAGGACCCTCCGGACCCCTGGGACCGGTCTTGCCCACCGGCCCGTCGGCTCCCCTGTCTCCACGGGGTCCCGTGGGTCCCGTGGGTCCCGTGGGTCCCGTGGGTCCCGTGGGTCCCGTGGGTCCCGTGGGTCCCGTGGGTCCCGTGGGTCCCGTGGGTCCCGTGGGTCCCACGTCTCCCCTATCTCCCTGAACGAGATCCCCTCCCTGTCCCGTCTTACCCCTTGGACCCTTTGGCCCCACAGGACCCGCAACCCCTCGGACTCCGCGGGGACCGTCGGGGCCCTTCACCCCATCCACGGTGAGGTCGGGACCCGGAGGACCCTCGGGGCCAGCGTCCCCTCTGGGACCGTCTGTGCCGTCCCTGCCTGCTCCAACCAGGTAGTTTACGTAGTACGGATGCAATATGTGGAAAGCCATGTCTCCTTTTTTCCTCAGGGTTCCGTCCTCCTAAATACTGAGAGAGGTCTCAAGAGTCTCCAGGAGGACCGTCGGGACCCTTGTCCCCCTTTGGACCCTTTGGTCCAGGAGGACCTGCCCTACCCACGTCCCCGTCGGGACCCTTGAAGCCCCTGGGCCCGGGAGTAGAGTCTATGGTTATGGCCTGCCACTGGTAGAGGTTGAGGACTGTGGGAGAACCCCTGGGGCCCCTGGGACCCTGAGGACCTGTCATATGCCCCCGTCCCCCCCCCCCACACCTGCTGGACCCTCCTGTCCCAGAGGCCCTATGGGACCTATGTCGCCCTCTGGCCCCCTCCTGCCCACAGGACCCGGAGGACCCGGAGGACCTACGCCTCCCCTCCCAGGAGTCCCGGCGTCTCCTGTCTCTCCCCTCTGCCCTGTGGGACCCGTCTCTCCCTTTGGCCCCCTCGGTCCTCGCGGACCCGTTCCTCCCTTCTGACCCGCGTCTCCCTTGGGTCCGGGAGCAGCAATCAGGTTGCCCGCTGGTCCGGGAGGCCCACGGGGACCGGGAGGTCCGTCCTCGCCGTCCCTGCCCGCATCGGGGTCGACGTAAAGCAGCGACGAAAAAAGAGTCCTCGTGTCGTATATCCTCATGGTGTAAACGTAGATGGTTTTTTCCCTTTACTCTGCAAAACTTTTTGCAGTTTCGAGAGGAAACGCTATCGGTCAGATGTTTCTGCTAAACGAGAGGTCTTTTAACCCATAAAGTAGGGGGCGGTGGAAAAGGACGAAGTCGCCCTAGAGTTTCCAGACGACATAAACATCCTCACTCCCACCACGACGGCGGCCACTATCACGGCTCCCAGCATGAGCTTCTCTGCGGTGCTCATGTTGGCGAACCATCCCTCTCCCGGGTAGTGGATCATGCAGCCCGGATCGTTGGGGTCGTCCTGCTGTTGCTGATAATGCACGTCGGGAGGAGGAGAAGACACGTCGTGTACTCCTCCCAAGATGGGGCTCATGTCCTGAATGTCGCCCACTTTGGCGTAGCGACGTTTGCGAAGGTGTCCTGCACTCATTGTCTTTTTTTACCTATCTGGACCTTTTAAAATTTTTATATGCGAGATGTGGCGACGGTCTGAAAGAGTCTGAAAGGGTCACAACGTTTGGTAACATAGCCTCGCAAAGGGGCTATGTTACGCTAAAACTACAGACGCCGTTTTGCGGCACGCTTAGGACTGTTTGGGCCACCAAGACTGGTAGGCGGCGGCGCCGCTAGCGGCGACGACTGCTCCCACCAGGATGGGTTTCCAGGACTCAGAGTTATTAGACACCATCATGACTGCCACGACTGCAGACAGGGCCACGAGGGCGGCGGAAGAGTACTTGAGGATAGTCTCTTTATCCAACTGTATTCCAGACATCTTAGGTTTTTAATCCCTATAGGGGATTAAAATTTTTTTTTATGCATCTTTTTGGGAGAAATATTTTACATCGGGGTTTTTTCTTCTAGTATCCCAGGGCCTTCATGATGGACTTGCGGACCTTTGTCAGGTCAGAGTCCTGGGCAGACAGCTGCTCAAACTCGGCAAAGACGCTCTCTGCCTGCTTGGGGTCCACCGACATTGGCCACGCAGACACCGCCGCGGCGTAGGAAGAGTCGTCCCATGCCGGGACCTTGTGGTACAGGACCTGATCGTCCTTGTCCCACTGGACCGGCTCGGACGGCCTGACGGCCTCTCCGGCAAACTGCTTGTAGTAGTCGTCGGTCTCCTTCTGACTGGGTTTGGAAGGCAGGACCATCTGGGCTCTGTGGATCGTGTCGTCGGTCTCTGGGGTCTTTGGTCTAAACTTTAGGGGCTGGAGAGGCTCTCCGGCGGGCATAAACAGAGGGGGCCTGACGGGGACCCTGCCGTACTCTTTGGGCTCGTCCCTCTCAAACACCCTGACGTCCGCTGATCCCGCTTCCCTGAACCTGACTCTCCTAGACTCTGCGATGTCCCGTTGGGACTCTGCGATGTCCCGTTGGGACTCTCTATCTCTCCTAGACTCTCTATCTCTCCTAGACTCTCTATCTCTCCTAGACTCTCTATCTCTCCTAGACTCTCTGCTAGAATCCTTCAGGGCTGATCTGCGGCGCACCGCAGGCTCGCCGCTCCCGCTCTGAGACCGTCTGTCTAGGGCTCTGGCGATGGCCGCTGCCGCGGCTGCCTCTCTGACTGCTCTGTCAGAGTCTCTCTTGTTGGTCTTTGGTCTCGCTCCCCTCTTAAAGGATTCGTCAGACTCTAGAGCGTACTCTGCGGGATACATGTAGTTAATGTAGTCCGCTCCTCCCTGAGAGACGTAAGGAGACAAAACTCCTGGCCTCATGTCCTCTTCGTCCTCGAGCTCTGGCACCTCAACCATGTCGTCCTCGTCCTCAGAGTCTGTGAGGCTGGGTGACAGCCGGACGTCGGCAAACACCTTCTTGGGCCTGCCCGTCCTGCGCTTTCTCACGGGGAAAGGGATCTCTTTATCCCCAGAGAAGAGATTGTCAGCCGACGCGCCGTAGCTGTAGTCGTCCTCGTCATAGTCATAGTCTAGGCGTACGGCCCTGCCTCTCCTAGGCCTGGGAGCAAAGTCTGACCCTGCATCTTCTGATCTGGCGGGGGATCTTACTGGAGTCTTTTCCTTCACCGGGGATCTGACTGGCGACGGAACTCTGACTGGAGACTTTCTGGGAGACTTTCTAGGGGATCTAGCTGGAGACTTTCTCACTGGAGACCGTCTCGGAGACTTTATCTCCACGCCTCCCATGATCTCTGCGCACAGCTGGTCTTTGGTCTTTGGTTTACCGTCTGCAGATCTGTTCAGGACGATGCCCATCTCTGTGGCGATGTCCACCAGCCTCTGCTTGGGTAGATTCTTGCAAATGTTCATGGAAGCCGGTCTATCTCCGGCTTGGAGTTTGGCTGCTGGAGACTTTCTGGGAGACTTTCTAGGGGATCTAGCTGGAGACTTTCTCACTGGAGACCGTCTCGGAGACTTTATCTCCACGCCTCCCATGATCTCTGCGCACAGCTGGTCTTTGGTCTTTGGTTTACCGTCTGCAGATCTGTTCAGGACGATGCCCATCTCTGTGGCGATGTCCACCAGCCTCTGCTTGGGTAGATTCTTGCAAATGTTCATGGAAGCCGGTCTATCTCCGGCTTGGAGTTTGGCTGCTGGAGACTTTCTAGGGGATCTAGCTGGAGACTTTCTCACTGGAGACCGTCTCGGAGACTTTCTCACTGGAGACCGTCTCGGAGACTTTCTCACTGGAGACTTTCTCTGTGGAGACCGTCTCGGAGACCTCCTGGGCGAAGCCGCTCTGGCTTCAGAGACTCTTCCGTGATCACGGATGGCCTCCTCGAGCTCGGCCTTCCTCATGGTAGAGTATCCTCTTATTCCAAGGTTCTTGGCCGTAGCCCTCAGTTCAGTAACAGTAACCATCTTGTATAGTATCTTTTATTATACAAGCGTCAAGGTTTTGACAGGGTCATCAACTGGATCTATCACACGCGGTTCCAAACAGCTTCACGCCGACTATGTCCTTGAAGCACAGAGTCGTGAGGCTGACGGACGCCACAGTCTTGTAGTCCCTTACCACTACAGGAACCGGGATGCATTTGTAGGTGGCCGAGAACCGTCCAGACTTGGAGTGAAAGATAAAGACAAAGTGCGTGCGGCCAGAGTGCGGAGTCTCTACGACGGGAGCCCCCGTCATGTTGTGGATCCCTATCCCGATGGCCGGGGGAAAGTCTTCTTGGGTCTTTAGCTCCACCGTAGCCGCGTGAAACGTAATCTCGACGGGCCATCCGGAGCCCGCTAAAAAGTAGGGCATCATGTGGTTGTGGGACACTGTCCCGGGCACGTAACCTTCTTTCAGGTCTATGCAGAATAGTTTACAAGGAGTATCCATTTTAGTATCATGAGATGTAAGAGTAACATCTTAAGATTACTACTATCTTAAGATATATCTTTACCCTTTCAGAAGATTTTAGGACAAGAATGAGGTATAAAGTCTCAAGATAAAGTCTCAAGATAAAGTCTCAAGATAAAGTCTCAAGATAAAGTCTCAAGATAAAGTCTCAAGATAAAGTCTCAAGATAAAGTCTCAAGATAAAGTCTCAAGATAAAGTCTCAAGATTACGTCTCAAGATTACTATCGTAAGATATATCTTTACCCTTTCAGAAGATTTTAGGACAAGAATGAGGTATAAAGTCTTAGGATAGAGTCTTAAGATAGTACTATCCATCTTAAGATATATCTTAGATACCACTATCGTGAGATACCACTATCGTGAGATACCACTATCGTGAGATACCACTATCGTGAGATACCACTATCGTGAGATACCACTATCGTGAGATACCACTATCGTGAGATACCACTATCGTGAGATACCACTATCGTGAGATACCACTATCGTGAGATACCACTATCGTGAGATACCACTATCGTGAGATACCACTATCGTGAGATACCACTATCGTGAGATACCACTATCGTGAGATACCACTATCGTGAGATACCACTATCGTGAGATACCACTATCGTGAGATACCACTATCGTGAGATACCACTATCGTGAGATACCACTATCGTGAGATACCACTATCGTGAGATACCACTATCGTGAGATACCACTATCGTGAGATACCACTATCGTGAGATACCACTATCGTGAGATACCACTATCGTGAGATACCACTATCGTGAGATACCACTATCGTGAGATACCACTATCGTGAGATACCACTATCGTGAGATACCACTATCGTGAGATACCACTATCGTGAGATACCACTATCGTGAGATACCACTATCGTGAGATACCACTATCGTGAGATACCACTATCGTGAGATACCACTATCGTGAGATACCACTATCGTGAGATACCACTATCGTGAGATACCACTATCGTGAGATACCACTATCGTGAGATACCACTATCGTGAGATACCACTATCGTGAGATACCACTATCGTGAGATACCACTATCGTGAGATACCACTATCGTGAGATACCACTATCGTGAGATACCACTATCGTGAGATACCACTATCGTGAGATACCACTATCGTGAGATACCACTATCGTGAGATACCACTATCGTGAGATACCACTATCGTGAGATACCACTATCGTGAGATACCACTATCGTGAGATACCACTATCGTGAGATACCACTATCGTGAGATACCACTATCGTGAGATACCACTATCGTGAGATACCACTATCGTGAGATACCACTATCGTGAGATACCACTATCGTGAGATACCACTATCGTGAGATACCACTATCGTGAGATACCACTATCGTGAGATACCACTATCGTGAGATACCACTATCGTGAGATACCACTATCGTGAGATACCACTATCGTGAGATACCACTATCGTGAGATACCACTATCGTGAGATACCACTATCGTGAGATACCACTATCGTGAGATACCACTATCGTGAGATACCACTATCGTGAGATACCACTATCGTGAGATACCACTATCGTGAGATACCACTATCGTGAGATACCACTATCGTGAGATACCACTATCGTGAGATACCACTATCGTGAGATACCACTATCGTGAGATACCACTATCGTGAGATACCACTATCGTGAGATACCACTATCGTGAGATACCACTATCGTGAGATACCACTATCGTGAGATACCACTATCGTGAGATACCACTATCGTGAGATACCACTATCGTGAGATACCACTATCGTGAGATACCACTATCGTGAGATACCACTATCGTGAGATACCACTATCGTGAGATACCACTATCGTGAAGACACTATCTCAAGACAGTCCATTGCCTAAAAATGTGGTATAAAGTCTTTGTCTATATTCTCTCAAGATGTTGTACACTCTCGGTTTAACGCTACACAATTCCTATCGACATCTGCCGATGGGAATATACTCTATCACCACCAATCCTCCAGGACCTCCAGGGACCTCAACAGGGCGGGAGCGTCACAGTGGATGTAACCGTACGAGGTTCCGTCCGTTTCGTACACCTCCCTCACTATAGAGGGTTTAATCACGGCGCAGTCCAGCGCCGCGTGGATCCTGACGACGGCCGCATTCTCAGGTAGTTGCATCTCGCCCTCTCCCTCCGTCTCCGTCTGATCGACAGAGACAGACTTTAGCAGGACCCCGTCTTTGGAAAAGACAGACACAGAGTGCATCATGCCATAGTCTGAAGAGAACCAGTACTCGAGCTTGGAGGAACCGACGGGCACCAAAGCGTCTGCTATCCAGCAGTACTTTGTGCCATAGTCTGTGTTTACGTCCCTCTCTCCGATGACGGTACCGAGAGAGTCTGAAAACTCTAGTTGCGCAGTCACTTCCCAACCCATGGTTGCATGTGAAACAGATTGCAAGGCCCCAAACTGTAAATCTCTGTCATTTTTACACACGCCTGCCGTAGCAGGGTGTGTAAAAATTTTTATCTATCCGAGTTTTTAGGGAAAGGCGTTTGAGACTGCCACTCTGAGGGCGTCGTAGGCTCTGGGGGCCGTGTTCATAGACACTATGGTGTCTCAAGCCTGCTCTTTTCGGACATGCTCTTTTTCAGGCGGTGGTACCCTGCATTCTCGATGCAAGAGTCCATGAGGAAATATTTTACCCTCTCAAACTGACTGTTGGTCATGTCCAAGAGAGCCTCCTTTATGGCCTGCTTGGTCTTGAGGAACTCTGGCACGTCGGGCAGGACCACCTCTGTCGCGGGAAGGGAATGTTGCTGTCGAAGCTGGGCTACAGGTTTGGCGGATGTGAGATCGGCTACGGCGCGCCTCATGGCCAATAGAGCGTTTTCCATCGTCGCCATCTTGGTCTCTCCATGGTCAGCATCTTGCGCTCAGAGTTTAGGGCCCTGGTCGCCATAGAGTCTCTCTCTCGCTTCGCCTCGACCATCTCTCGCTTCGCCTCGACCATCTCTCGCTTCGCCTCGACCATCTCTCGCTTCGCCTCTGCCACTGTAACGAAAAACTCGGTGATAATCTGCAGGTGTAGTATCTCCATATATTCTGAGAGAATATAGAGATAATCTTTAGACACACTCTCCACATCTTCTGAGAGCGAATCTATAAAAGTTACTCTACATTTTTTACACCCTAAAACTCTCTCCATATCTTCTGAAAGAGTATATAGAGAGATTCTATAAATGTTGTACCATCTCCATATCTTCTGAGAGAAATAGTATCTACGATAGTAGTCTGAAAGAATATGGAGATACTCTTAAACACACATATACTCTCCATATCTTTAGAGAGATTATATCCTCAGTTTCCACATGCGTAAACGCATGGGAAAACCTTTTTTGTGCAATCTCAAGTGTAGGCGTTTGTCACCGCCAGGTACAGAACATCGTAAGCCCCCTTGGGTCCGTTTGCCCTGGTCAGGACGTCTGTCACTTCCATCCTGCTGGCCTCTGACATGCTCAGCCTCAGTCTGCGGTAGCCGGCAGTCTCCAGCCTGGGGTCCATCAGGAACCGCTTCACCCTCTTAAACTGAGAAGCTGTCATGGTCTCGAGGACAGACAAGATTGCCCACGGGGTCTTGTCCTCGTTGGATATCTTGGGGACAGACACCTCGGGCTTAGACGCCGGAGTGCGAGGAGCCGCGACTACGCGGGGAGCCTCGGGCTCCAACTGGACCAGAGTTCCCACGGGCACGTGAGGTCCGGCGGTGGAAGGTCCGGCGGTGGAAGGTCCTGCTACTGGAGATAGTATCCGCGGAGCAGGAGTTGGCCTGTTGACGACTATCTTGGCGAAAGGGATCCCGACTGTCTTAAAGATAGCCTTTACCTCCGAGACCTCCAGCCTGTCCACCTTCCCCTGCATGTCTATGACCTTGCGGCGCAGGGCTTCGGCCTCGGCTACGGCCCTCGACGCCCTATCCTCTGCCGCCTTCCCGGCAACCTTCCCGGCCAGGATCTCTCCCTCGAGGGCAGAGCACCTAGCAGAGTAGGCCGTCACAGTCTGCCTGGCTCTCGTGAGCTCGTCCCTGTCCCTGATAGACTCTGGGTTGGGGTTGGCAGACATCCTTATCCTGTGCGCAGTGTCATGCAGGCCGCACATGGAGCACACGTTTGCGAGGTACTCGCAGGGATCGAGGCCCGCGGCGCACACTGCCTCCGTCACCGCCACGACGTCTTCTCCTATGTGTCCCAGCTCCTCTCTGACGACCCACCTCACAGTCTTGAGGTCGTCGGGTCCGAGTCTCTTGAGGTGAGAACAGCACGCAATCTTTTTAAGCATCATGGTTTGCATCGAGCAGTGGATCTGGACACTGACCGAGATTTAGCGGTCGTTAAATACATATATTCCGTTCTCTCACGCCTCCGAGGACGTGAGGGAACTCTTCTTGGATCTATCTCTCTCAACACACTATGTAAACGTCGTGGGGCTTGACGTGCACCAGGTCCCTGGGACGGAAGCCGTGGTACCTGCACACGGGGTCGGACGCCATAATCTTGGGAAAGGACTGAGCAGTCTTTTCGGGGTAGCCCTCGGCACCCGGCCTCTTCCACAGAGAGTGCTCGGGCACGACGGCCATCAGGTCGAAGGAAAAGTACTTTACGTCAAACACCTGCACCTCCTTCATGGCCGCCAGCTTCTTTGCGGCGTCGAAGGTTACCTTGCCTGCGTGTATCAGGATGCCTCCGCCCCTCTCCTCCACCTCGGAGGCAAAGGCCTTTATAAACGGAGCTCCGACTGGACGGTCCACGTACCACACTGCCCGCGAGCCCTCCGGGTCTCCCTGCGGGTCGCTCCTCTGCCCGCACTCTGGCCACTCTATCATCCTGGGAGGTTCTCCCCCAGAGACCCCGGCCCTCCTAGACAGCATGAGGCTTAAATTCTTCAAGACGTTTGGATCCATGTCTTTCGGACTAAAGTGGTGTGAGGCGAAGCGACACGTCGCCCGTCATCAATGGCGCTCCTCGGCCCTGACGTGAGCCTCTCTCCTGACGGGCCTGGGCTCGGACTCTGTCCACCCATCCTCCTCGAAAGACAGCTGGGACGCCGTCTCCCAGGCCGAGTGGACCGCCACCGGGTCCGAACCCGCTTTGGCGGGTCCGTTCTCGAGGTCCAGGGGAGCTCCCTGACCCAGGGCCTCTGTCCAGTCCCCGAGGCAAGAAGGGTCGAACCAGCCGGGGAACTCTCCGGGGGTCCTGGTCCCAAACGGCAGGGCCCAAGCCGGTCCGTGACAGGGAGGAGGGACGGAAGGGGCGCGGAGGGGCGCGGAACCGGCGGGCAGGGACCCGGGAGACTTCCACAGCCTCTTGAGGTGAGCCGCCGCGGCGGCCCACTCTGGGAAAGAGTCGAGGTCCGCCCCGGCCGTCCTCAGGTAGGTCTGGAAGGCGTGGTGGGCTCCGGCGGCGGTGGCGGGTCTGGGAGGAGCGGCCTTGAGGACGGAAGAGACGCAAGCCCTCAGGGCCTCTTTCCTGTCCCCTGACAGCCACAGCCTCACCGGGTAGAGAGGCAGCCCCCTCTCCCAGGGCCTGAGGACCTTCTCTATGTTCTCGTTCTTTTTCGTCCGCGCCCATCCCCCCTCCTCGAGCTTAAACTCTCTCACCAGACCCTCGATGAACTCTGCGGGTCCGAATCGCGTCAGGGGTTCCTCCCTGGCCTCGTACGGAGTGGCCTCCAGGGCCTCGGCGTCCAGGTCCGGCCTCTTTACGCCCGCGGCCCTCGCCACCGCGGCCGCCAGGGCCCTCGCGGCTGGACGTTTGGAAGTCCTGGCCGTCCTGAGGATGCAAGACACCAGGCAGCAGACGTCGTGCCACTTTCTCTCAGATAGTTTGGGGTAGGCGGGCTGGGGTCCCACTACGGCCAGGTGCCCCTTCCTCCCGTCTCCCTTGAGGACCCTGATCCTGGCCCTCGCAGAGTCCCCGTAGGTCACCACGGCCCACTTGTCCCCGGGCATGAGCTTGAGGCCGAAAGAGCCCCCGGTCCCGTCGTGGTAGACGTACTCGGGGAGGGGGTCGGGGACGACGAGGACAGTGTCCAGGGACAGGTCCCCAAACACAGTCCCGGCCGCGGCCTGGGCTTCCAGCAGAGCCTGAGAGACCTGACACAGCACGGACGCCACGTTCCTGTCCCTGGCCCAGGCCCTCGAGTCCTCCAGCCAGGACCTCATGGTGACTGCCCCCTTCAGCTTCTCGGACAGGATCGCGGCGGCTGTGGACTCTGGGTCAGACGCTGCCACCCCAAAGGCGTACCTCAGGTGAGGAGTCCTGTAGCTCAGGTCGTTAAAGACCGTCTTGGACAGCACGGCGGTGCTCCTCTGGACGTCTAGGACCTCGGCAGCGTCTCCCAGGTCCCATCCCAGGGAGGCCGCCAACCCCCATCCCCTCAGAGTCCCGCTGCACCTGGGCAGGACGGGCATGGGGGCGGATGGCTGCGGGATGTCCTCGTACCTAGGGAAGGAGGCCATCTGCCTGACGCACATAGAGTCAGACACCAGGGACGGAGACGGGGGCATGTCGTAGCCGCCCGGGCAGCACTCGAGCCTGACGGACCTCAGGACGTCCATCCACCTGTCTAGCTGTCCCTCCCATCCCAGGAGGTTCAGGGAAGCCTCCATTCCCGCAGCAGCAATCTTTTCGCACTCTGCGTCGTTGTCCCTGCACCACTCTATCCTCTTTTCCAGGTCCGACAAGTCTCCCCTCACGGGGACGTAGTGCGTCCAGGGCTTCAGGACGCTCGAGTGCCACATGTCCAGTCCCTCCTGACCGGGAGGACGGGAAGGGAGCATGACCACCGATCCCAGGGACAGGTCCCTCGCCAGCCTGAAGGCGGGAGCGTGACCCCACAGGCACAGGACGTACTTGTAGCCGGCAATCTGCTCGGGAGTCATGGGCTTGGCGTCGGCGGGGTAGGGGGACTTTCTCCCAAACTGCCAGGGCTCGATGATGCGGTAGCCGTCGTACCTCTCAGTCTTTCTGGGCCTCAGGTTCCACTTGGTGATGCCCACGTCCGCCAGGTCTGGCCTGGACATGGATATCTGGAGGGCCCTCAGCCTCTGGTTGTCCTCCGTGGACGTCCCCGCGCCCGTGCTGGATCCCCTGAAGACGGCCAGGGCCTTCCTGTCCTTCCAGGCCGGCAGGGAATCTGCCGAGGGGGTCTTGACGAACCTCCCCCCGGCAGGCAGGGCCCTGCCCGAGGACGTGTAGGCGTGAGCGATGCACTCGTAGGTGGGGACGGCTATGTCGGCGTAGGTGGGACCGGAGCACATGGACGCCACAGGGATGTGAGGGCCCCCTCTCGCCCACGGTTCGGGGAGACGCCTGCCCTTGCCGTAGGCCTGCGGGTAAGGCCTGGTGCCGTCCCTGCGAAGGAGTGGGTAGTCTCTCACGTTGAGGATAAAGTCGCAGTCGGGCACGTCCCTCTCGTCCTGCAGGGCCTCCAGCTGCGCCCTGACCATGGTCCTGTTGGGTCCCGTGCCCCCTACGTCCTCCAGAACCCTCTTGTCGTACCTCAGGAGGGGACCGTTGAGCGCCCACCTGTCGACGGGCATGACGTCCGTCCTCCTGTTTACTGGGCCGTAGCCCTGAAGCTCCGCGGCCCTGTCGGCGAGGTCCAGGACCTTTTGGGCGTCTATACCCGCTCCGTTGGAGAATCTGGGGTTGTCAAACATGGAAAAGGTCACGAGCTTGCCTCCCCTAAACTGGACAAGCGTGCCCTTTTTGCAGCATTCGTAGACGTAGGACCACGTGCGCCACAGCGCGGCGTGATCGTGCCCCACGTACCCTTCCCACACTCCCTCCGGTATGGAGGCGTCTGGGCCGTCGTACTCGGACACTGTCTCGCAGTTTACATCTCGTAGAAAATTGGCCATCTTTTTAAGACACTGGTGGTTTCACCGCAAGACCGGTGTCTCGTGGAAAAAGCAATGTGCGCCGAAAAGTCTTTTGAGAGCAAAAAGGTTTTACAGCCGGACGTTGGGGCTGCGCGTAAAGATGTAGACTCTTTCTGAAGATAAGGAGAGTGGGGTAACGTTTATAGAATATCTTTACTCTTTCTGAAGATAAGGAGAGTAAAGATTTATACTAGAGACTCTTTCAGACTACTATCGTAGATACCATTCCCTCAGGAGATAAGGAGAGTAAAGATGTGGACAATATCTTTAGAATCTTTACTCTTTCAGAAGATATGGAGAGTAAAGATTGTGGTATAACATTTATAGAATATCTTTACTCTTTCAGACTATTCCCTCATGAGATAAGGAGATGTAACAACATTTATACTCTCTCAAGACTAAGAAGGTCTTTGGCCTAAAAATGTGGTACCAATATCTTTAGAATCTTTACTCTTTCAGAAGATATGGAGAGTAAAGATTGGTGTACCAACATTTATAGAATATCTTTACTCTTTCAGAAGATATGGAGATGGCGCAACATTTATACTAGGTATAATCTTTACTCTCTCAGAAGATATGGAGAGTAAAGATTGTGGGGTAACATTTATACTTTCTCAAGATTAAGAAGGTCTTTGGTCTAAAAACGTGGTACCAATATCTTTAGAGTCTTTACTCTTTCAGACTACTATCGTAGATACTATTCCCTCAGGAGATAAGGAGATGTAACAACATTTATAGACGCTCTTTATTCTGTCAAACCTTTCCAATCGGCCTCTGGGACCGATGGGAAAAGACTTAGGGTCTCTTCTACTCAGCAGAGCTTTTTTTTACGCAAATGGGCACCGTCCTCTCCCGGCAGCCTTTACGACCTCTCGCACCTCAGACAGCACGGCGTGCAGTCCCCAGTACGCCTCCTCAGAGTCGCCGGCCATCACGGTCACAGCCACAGCTCCGCGTTCGGGAGGGTAGACGGCCACAGTCGCCCCAGAGTCGGGCCTCATCTCCTTCATTGCGTCGTAGGCCGTCGTCACACCTCTCAGGACGCGACCAAAGAAGGCGCCGGGAACTCTCACGACCGCCTCGGCCCGACCGGCTCTGTCGAGGCCGGCCTCGGCTCCAAACTCTCTCAGGAGCTGCTTCAGGTCGGAAGAGATCTTTAGACCTCTCGTTCCAGACATCAGGGAGCCAGGTCTCAGGGCCCTCACAGTCTCGTCCAAAAAGTCAGAGACTGCAGATCCCTTTGCTCCAGCGTACTCTGCCGCCCTCTCTGCGACCGCCATCTCTGTCCTCCTCAGCTGGTACCTGGAGCAACACTCGTACGCCTGATCGGCAGTCACGGCCTTGTCGTCCAGATCCACGTAGCCCTTTTCGCGGTCTACCCTGAGGACAGTCACGCACATTTCAGCGCCGGGGGCAAGTTTCCTGAGCCTCTTTCTGATGGCCTTGCGGTTTTCGACGTCGATGGCCACGTAACCCTCTGCGTTTCCGTACTCCATCATGGACACGTAAACACCTTCGTCCCAAGAGTCTGGATGAGGCAAGACTCTGCACATTGTAACGTCTCCTTGTCTCGGGAGTATCTCGCTGTAAAACCTGTTGTGTGCCATATTTCCATATAACAGACAGTGGTTTTAGAGTAATTTACTCCTTGTAAAAGTATGCATCGTTTTTTTAAACCCTTTTTTTGGTCCCCCACCCACCCCGATTTACGCGAGTCCTCTAGTAGAACACACAGTCCCCTTCGTCAGAGTAATCCTCGTCAGAGCTGTACCAGAGGTCCGGGTTGGCAACCCTCTGCTTTCTGACGGCGGGTAAAGGGACTTCGACAAAAATGTCAGAGTCTAAAACACTCCAAGTCTAAACATTTACAGTCATTGCATTTGTTACCCCCTAGAGGGTAACGAAAGCTTGGAAAAAATGGGTAATTTTTATGAGCGTCTTACTGATCCTCCTCTTCCTCCTCCTCCTCAGTGTCCTCGGCGTTGTCCTCTTCCTCCTCCTCTTCCTCGTCAGTGTCTGCCGAGTACTTGTTAATCTCAGCCTGAACAGCAGAGGGCAGCTTGGACAGCTTCAGGGTCTTTTTACGCTCGCCGATGAGCTCGACCAGAAACACGTCCACCAGCTTAATCTGGATGGAGGGTTTGGCTCCCAGGAAGATGGAATCTATGGCAAGGTCGCACAGGACCCTGCACTTTTCCTTGACCACTGGAATCTTTACCTCCTTGCCTCTGACAAACTTGTAAAAGCCAGTGGCAACCTGTCCGGGGGCAGTCTTGGACTTGAGGAGTTTGGGGTAGAGGGCGGGAGCCCTGTCAGGGACCACCACGCCGTCTTCCATCTTTCTGTAAAACATGCTCAGCATGTCGATCAGAGGATCCTGATACCACTTTCCGGTGGCCTTCTTGACGTCCTTGTCCTTGAGGTGCTTCTTTACCCTGCACTCGATGGCCTCGAGTGCCTTGATAAAGGCAGTCTCCTGCGGGCTGGGACCCTTGTTGGTGTCGTAGCACATCAGGGACATGGACCAGTTGTCGTCTCCGTCCTGGAACGAGCTGGTCTTGGCGCCGAAAGAAAAGAGGATGGGAGTGTGGAACGAGAGAGGTACTTTAGCCTTTGCGACCTTATCCTCGTAGCGGATGCTTATGATGTGTGCTCCTGCAACCTTGGAAAACTTTGTGGGCTTTCCGAAGCAGAGCTTGGTTTTGTCGAAGCTTGTGGGATCCATTGCGATTGTTTGAGAGGTGACCGGATATGTTGCCGACCGGGTCCCAGTTTCGTTTCATTACGGCGGTTGAAACGCAATTTTGGGGCAAATCTAATACTCTGTCTTTTAACCGAGCAAAAAATCTTTTGCAAAGAAAACCATGGCATCCAGACCCTTTTGCGATTGCGTCGGAAAGCACTCTGCCTCTCACTCCAAGGCTCCCGAGGACCAGAGGCCGCTGATGTTTGGTCACGGATCCGCCTGCCTGAGCCACCTCCTGAGGACCAGCAGGTTCCAGTGGCTGGGCATCTCTAGCGTCCTGGTGGTGGGGTGCACAGACGGTCACCCAGAGAGGGCCATCTGCTCGTCAGTGTTTGGGACCGAAAATGTGTGCCTGACGGGGACCGGCCCAGTGTCCATCCCGGTCCTCGGGACAGAGGCGGTAGTCAGGTACGGGCACCTCACCGACGCCCTGATGTTCTGCTTCCCCCACACCCTCCAGCCCGGAGGCTACGACTCTTGCCTGGACGCCTTCGAGGGAGACGTGGTGGTGTTTGTGGGCGAGACGGACCCCGACGGCCACCACAACCCCGACGGCCTCCTCGAGTCCATCTCTAGAAACTTTTACGAGATGGACAGGGTGGACATCCTCAAGGTGCCTCAGAGGGCCTGCAGCGACTGCGTGTCCTCTCTGGTCCTGTATGCGAGAAAAACTTTGTGAGAAAGAAATCTTAGTGAGATAAAGAGCTGAGAGATAAAATATTAAAGATAGAGAAATCTTAGAGATTAAAACTTAGAGTAAAATCTCAGAGATAAAACTTAGAGAAAGATCTCAGGGAGAAAGATCTCAGGGAGAAAGATCTCAGGGAGAAAGATCTCAGGGAGAAAGATCTCAGGGAGAAAGATCTCAGGGAGAAAGATCTCAGGGAGAAAGATCTCAGGGAGAAAGATCTCAGGGAGAAAGATCTCAGGGAGAAAGATCTCAGGGAGAAAGATCTCAGGGAGAAAGATCTCAGGGAGAAAGATCTTAGAGAGAAAGATCTTAGAGAGAAAACCTTTCTTTTCGGGACTAAACGTCTCGAAAGGAAAATGATGGGTCTCTACGAGACTTTGCGCCGTTTTAAGAACCCTCCGTTGCCTGTACTGTGTAAAGACTTTTGTCTAGGATAAGAATGAGATGTAAGAAGTCTTAAGATAATCTCTCTCAGAAACTTTCTAGGACAAGAATGAGATGTAATATCTTAAGAAGTCTTAAGATATATTCTTTCAGAAACTTTCTAGGATAAGAATGAGGTGTAAATCTTAAGATATAATCTCTCTCAGAAGATTTCTAGGACAAGAATGAGCTGTAAGATATCTTAAGTCTTAAGATATTCTCTTTCAGAAGATTTATAGGACAAGAAGGAGATGTAACAACATTTACAGAATATCTTACGATAGTAATCTTAAGATATCTTTACTCTCTCAGAAGATTTCTAGGACAAGAATGAGATGTAACAACGTTTATAGAAGATATCGTAAGATTACTACTATCGTACGATATTATCCTTTCAGGACCAGAAGGAGATGTATCTGCAGTTATACTTTACATTATCTTTAGCCGTAGCTTGCAACGTTAATACCGAGATACTCTCTCAGATATCCCGAAACGGTAGCTACGATAACTGCTGCTATCTCAGACAATAACTCTTTGTAAAGTTCTAGAACGAGAACTATGTGTAACATTTTAGGTTATTCTTAAGATGTATTCTTTCAGAAGATGTATTCTTTCAGAAGATGTATTCTTTCAGAAGATGTATTCTTTCAGAAGATGTATTCTTTCAGAAGATGTATTCTTTCAGAAGATGTATTCTTTCAGAAGATGGAAGATGTATTCTTTCAGAAGATGTATTCTTTCAGAAGATTATTTCAGAAGATGTATTCTATCGCAAGATACCATCTCGACGTAAACCGTTTCCACATCTAGCGGAAACAGTTTAAGAACCCCTACTCGTTCAGAGAGACGTGCCTGAGGACCATGGGGGTGATGAGATCCATCCTCCTCATGGCATACTTCAGGGGCCTGTTTAGGTGCACCTCGTTCACGGTGTAGTTTTCGGGAGCAAAAGTCACCACCCTGTGCCCGCCGGGCATCTCTAGCTTCTCCATCAGGTCCCTTCCCTGCCTGTAAGAGTCCGATATGCCCATGGGCAGGAGGACATAGTCGTACCCGCTCCACGTCTTGACGACTCCGGTAAACGTCTCCACCCTAAAGTCGGGACCCAAGATTCCCCTCACGTACTTTCTGTACGAAGAGTTCCTCACGGCCACCACGGACGTGGAACCCTCGGGCAGAGACCCCAGCGCTTCCCTCAGCGCCGATCCGCAAGAGTAAACCGCTCCAGGGTCAGAAAAGAGACTGTCGGTGTCTATCTCTCCGTGGGGTATTGCGGCGGCAGTCAGGAACCACATAGACCTGTTGAGGGGAGCTACGTCCGCAGAACCCTTGATGCTCATGCACCCGTCCAGGGTGGTGTACTTGCCCATGGCCAGCTTGGCGTAGGCTAGGTGAGGCACAAACGCCATCTCCTCCAGGACCTCCAAACTCTTGGAGTAAAAGTGCGCAGTGGCCGTCATGACAGAGACGTAGCGCTCAGAGTCTGGCTGGGAGTAGACGCAGACGTCGGTGACGAACCCCCTGTGCGTGAGGAGAGGGACGTAGGTCTCTGCCCTCCAGAGCCTCCTCATCCAGGATCTCACTATCGCTCGGGTCTCTGTCCCGTCGTAGACTACCCACGCGGTCTTTGAGGACACCATAAAGACGCTCTTCATGGCCCCGGTGACGCACTTTGGGTCCGACACTGCAAACAGAATGCAGTCTGCGTCGTCAAAGACTGCCGGGTCTTCTTCGGTCAGGATTGGGAAACCCTCGTACTTTTCTGGCTCGTCGGAGACAACCGCCACCCTCCAGGGCAAGGCCTCAAAGACTCTTGAGAGTTCGTCCCCCGTGATGAAGCCTCCCGCCGGGTAACGCTGTACGGCGGCAACTGTCCATTCCACTTGAGAGATCATCGTCACGAGCAATATAGGTAAGTGCTGCCACATTTGCAAAATATTACATCATCTCATTCTCTTTCAGAGTACAAATGTCACACAGTTTCCAACCCTCAACCTTGGAGGGTTGGAAACTAGCTAGCTAAAGATTTTTTTTACAATCTAAAGAATTTTAGGGGGCCTAAACTATCTTACAATCTCTAAACTATTTTACAGTCTAAGACGCGTCCACGGGATTGTCCCTTCTCCACCTGCGGTTCAGCTCTGCCACCAGCCCTGTTACTGCGCTCTCCACTCCCATTGCGTTGACAGTGGGCCTGTTGTAGCAAAACTCGTGAACGTCGTCAGACTCTGGCACAAACGTCACAGTCTTGTGAGATCCGGGGGCCCTCATCAGGTGGATTAGATTGGATCCGGCCGCGCAGGTCCAATCCACTCCCATGGGGAGAAAGATTGTGTCGTACGCTCCCCAGTTCTTGGTCACCTCTGTAAAGGTCTTGACAGGAGTACCCGCCTCCAAGAGTCCGGCGGTGTACTTTTTGTACTGAGCGTTTCTCAGAGCCACCACAAATCTCTCTCCGTTGGCCTTTGCCTTTGCCACCTCTCTCTTGAGGGCCTCCCCGCAAGAGTAGACGCAGTCTGGGACAGAGAGCATGTCCAGGTGGGATAACTTGCCTGTCCTAAACATGGCAGATGCAAGCTTGTTGACCTGCTCGTCCTTGATGTCAGAGACTTTTCTGGCCGTCAGGACGGGCGTCATCTCCTGGTCGCCCTCCATGGCAATCTCCGCAAAGGCCATGTGAGGCAGAAACGCCAACTCTTGCATAGTCTTTTTGGTCCTTCTCTTGTCCATGATCTTCCGGGCGGCAGACATAAAGGCCACAAACTTTTCAGACTCTGGCTGACTGTAGGTAACCACCTCGCTGACGCCTGCTTTTTCGCAGATGTACGGGGCGTAGGTACCCTTGGGCCACAGTTTGTCTCCCAGCCTCCTTGTGACAGAGGCGGTCAGGGGCCTGATGCTATTGCAAAAGACCCACACCGGGATGAGAAACTCTTGCAGCGTGGCGGCCAGAGCCTTGGAGATTGCAGTCGGAGAGACGTCTATTATCAGGACCAGTTTGGTCTCGGGGTCGATGGAATCTGGACCCTTGAGACCGTCGTCCGCCCTGACGTTTGGAAACTCTTTAAACATCTCATCGTCTCCCTTTCTCCCAGAGACTATGAGGACCTCGTCCTTGTGTCCTCCTGCTAGCTCCTCTGCGAGACCCTCCATCATGCAGGCCATGTCGGTGCTGTAGAAGAATCCTCCTCGAGGATACTCTAGCATGCGGGACACGATCCAGCTCGTCTGTGAGACTCTCATTGTTGCAAGTTTAGTTTTGGTATGGGATACCGTCACTACTGTGAATGGTCCCGAAAGGTGTAATTTACTATATCATTTCCTGTTATGGAACGGAATGCACATATAGAGATGGTAATATCTTAAGATAATAGTATCTTGGGATATTATGTCTAAAGATATTATGTCTAAAGATATTATGTCTAAAGATATTATGTCTAAAGATATTATGTCTAAAGATATTATGTCTAAAGATATTATGTCTAAAGATATTATGTCTAAAGATATTTCTATCCATCTCAGATAATGTTAGCATATACATGTAGTTTCTAATCCCTCTCTCAGAGGGTTAGAAACTTACTTACCATACTTACCCTTTCACCGTCTTAGACTGCCGCCGATCGTCTGCTCCTAAAGACTTTTGCAAGGGCGCTGTGAGCGCGCCACAGGGACACCGTGGCGATGTAAGGTTTGTTCTTTGAGAGCTCGCAAATCTCGTTGTCCTCGGGTGTAAACGCCACCACCCTGCACGCTCTGGTCTCTCGCATCTTTGCAATCAGTCTCTTTCCCTGAGGGTAAGAAGCGGATATTCCCATGGGTAGAAACACAGTCTTGTGAGCTCCCCAATTCTTTTCCACCTCGGTAAAAGTCTTGACCAGAGCAAGTCCTCCCACGACCGTCCTCACGTAGGCGGCGTATTGGGCGTTTCTGACTGCCACCACCGCCTCTCCCCTGGGTAGATTCTCCAGCTCTTTTCTCAGAGCCTCTCCGCAAGAGTAGGCGGCACTCTGCTCAGACAGCATCTCCAGGTGCCCGAACGGTCTCTCTCCAAACATCAGATCCAAGAGCTCCGCCACGCGCTTGTTGTGATCCTTAAAGTCCTCTACAGACTCTGATCTCAGACACTCTGCCATGCTTCCTATGTCAGACATGGCCATCTTTGCATAAGACAGGTGAGGGAGAAACATTAGCTCCTCTACGTCTCCAATCTTGGGTTCTATGGCCGAGGCGATGGACTGCAGGAAGGAGATGTACTTTTCGGGGTCAGACTGACTGTAGGCCACCACGTCGGTGACGTGGTCCCTCTGATAGAGCCAGGGCAGGTACCGTCCGTCGGGCCACACGTTCCTGATGTAGACTCCTACGGACACTGACGGTCTCCTGTCTGGATCGTACACCACCCAGGAACTGTGCATGCCGGAGCACAGCTGGGCCTTGAGATGGACCCTGGCCTTCCTGGGGTCGATGCCCGCCGCTATCACGACCATCTTGGTTTGAGGCGGAACGACGGCGGAGGTGTCTGTCACGAGGAACACAGAGTCTTTAGTCCCTCCAAACATTACCTTCTCGATCCCCTTCTTTAGGACGAGAAGGTTGCAGGGAGGGAGGAATCCTCCTCCTGGGTACGCCACCATCCTAGAAACGAGCCACTGAACAAGAGTTTGCATTGTGTCGGGTTTTAATGCGTAGAAGCACTGATGTCTTGAGAAGCGTAAAGTCTCGGACTATACCATCATTTATAATATTGGACGAGACATCTCTATATTTTGTCTGAAAAGGTTTTAGGACAAGATATAGTCTTTAGTCTGTGAAAGAATATCTTCTGAAAGATTAGTATCACAAGATATTAGTATCACAAGATATTAGTATCACAAGATATTAGTATCACAAGATATTAGTATCACAAGATATTAGTATCACAAGATATTAGTATCACAAGATATTAGTATCACAAGATATTAGTATCACAAGATATTAGTATCACAAGATATTAGTATCACAAGATATTAGTATCACAAGATATTAGTCTGAAAGAGTATCTCACGATAGTGGTATCTCACGATAGTGGTATCTCACGATAGTGGTATCTCACGATAGTGGTATCTCACGATAGTGGTATCTCACGATAGTGGTTTAGACAAGACATCTCTATATTTTGTCTGAAAAGGTTTTAGGACAAGATATAGTCCTCTCTCTCTGAAAGAGTTTAATCTCTGAAAGAGTTTAGTCTCTGAAAGAGTTTAGTCTCTGAAAGAGTTTTGTCTCTGAAAGAGTTTTGTCTCTGAAAGAGTTTTGTCTCTGAAAGAGTTTTGTCTCTGAAAGAGTTTTACTCTCAGTCTTCTCTCTCTGAAAGATTAGTATCCGAGAGAATAGTATCTTACGATAGTAGTATATCACGATAAAGGTTTAGACAAGATTTCTATATTTTGTCTGAAAAGGGCTACACAAAAGAGTCCTTACGGGCGTACCCGTAAAGAATCTATACCCACATGCAGTTTTTCTTTTACTTCAGAGTGCTTATCCAAGCCTTTGTCCTCCTCTTGGCCTCTGACCACTCGTAGAGGGGCATGTAACCAAACATTCTCCTAGCCTTGCTGGTCTTGACGGTGAATGATGTCCTGGCCAGAGCCAAAGTATAAGAGTTTAGGATGGGAGACCTCTTTACTCCGAAACATCCCAAAAACTTTCTCTTGAGGTCGTTGTACACCGCCATGGGCTTCATGACCCAGTAGGGGACGTACACGTACCCAAAGCCTCTGTCCTCAAACAGCTCTGCGTTGAAGGCGTCATAGCTCATGTATGGTGAGTCGTCGTAGCAAAAGAAGGACTCTCCGTTGACCTTGCGGGCGCTCTCTCTCCCAGCCAGCAGCGCCCTGGCAGCCAAGAGGTGCATCCAGGCCACGTTCCCCACGTACACCCTCCCGTGCTCAGAGTCTGGAGGAGATCCTCCGTACGCCACGTTACCGGCGTCTACCGCGTCGTGGAAAAACTTTTCCAGTAGGTCGCAGCCCTCGCCGTAGATCCCCGTGGGTCTCAGCGAGCAGGTCTTGAGGGCTGGCATGCCCGGCGCCGCGGCCACTCCGGTGTAGTGCTTGACGAGCTTCTCTGCCCTGTCCTTGCTCAGGGGGTAGATGTGATCGTGGACAGTGTTGTAGGGGGTCCTCTCTCCTCCCCTCACAAACACTCCAGAGGTGGTGTTGGGTCCCACCACCTCCATGCTGGAGGTGTTGACCAGGACCTGTACTCCTGCGTTTATGCAACACCTCAAGACGTTCCTGGTGCCCGACACGTTGATCCTGTATATTTCGTCGTCTGTCTTGCCGTACCACACGTCCACTATCCCCGCCGTGTGGATGACAACGTCAGCTCCGTCCACTACCCTGGTGAGGGCCATGACGTCCATGATGTCTCCCCTGACAACCTTCAGTTTGGGGCTCCACATCTGCATGACGGGACAGACGTTTATATCGAAGGCGACAACCTCTGTTACTTCTGGGGCGTACTTGAGGATGCACCTCACGATGTGCCCTCCCAAGAATCCGCAACCTCCAGTGACTACGTATTTTACCATCTCGTATCTGGTTTGTGATGTGGAATGTTGCCACGTAAAAGTGGCACTGACATCTCAAACGTGTTGGGGACGTTTCAGACAAGATTGTCCTAAAACTCTGTCGTGAGAGTAAAACTCTTTAGGATAAGACTTGTCTTATCTTGTCCTAAACCACTTTCAGAGATATTCTTTCAGAGAGAGAAGACTGAGAGTAAAACTCTTTAGGATAAGGCTTGTCTTATCTTATACTAAACCTAAAACTCTTTCAGACTAATATCTTGTGATACTAATCTTTCAGAGAGAAGACTATCTTATCTTATCCTAAACCACTATCGTAAGATACTCTTTCAGAAAGAGAATACTGAGAGTAAACCCTTTAGGATAAGACTATATCTTGTCCTAAACCATTATCGTAAGATAATCTTTCAGAGATACCACTATCGTAAGATATTCTTTCAGAGAGAATACTGAGAGTAAAACCTTTAGGATAAGACTATATCTTATCTTATCCTTAAACTCTTTCAGACTAATATCTTGTGATACTATAATCTTTCAGACAAGATATACTCTCTGAGAAACTATATCTTGTCACCGGGTCCGCATAAAATCTACCCTGCTATGTAGGGAAAATGGGAGCAGCGGAATCTATCAACACTGTCAATATCGTGACAAAGGCTTACGCCAAGATCATGACGACCATGGTGACGGATCAGGACATTACCGCCGATCAGTCACAGGTCTTTAGCATAGACCACGTCAAGGGAGACGTGGTGATAAAGGGCGACGTCTTTACACAGACGCTGGTGATAAATCTAGCGAGTCTCATGAAGGCCGTCGCCACTCAGAGCGCTCAGGACCAGCTCATAGACAACATCGCCCAGCAGGCGCAGGCCGCGGTGTCTGGCCTAAACCTGGCGCAGTACGCCTACGTCTCCAACAACATAGACAGGCTCATCACGGCGTGCGTGCAAATGTCCACCGACATGAGGGTCTCCTGCAAGTCTAAGGTCACCATGACACAGTCTTTCAGCGTGACCGACGTCGAGGGCGACGTGAGGGTGACCGACGTAAAGTTTAACCAGTTTGCAAACATCCTCAGTTCGTGCGCCATGGACGCCAGCGTCAACAACGACCAGGCCAGGGACATTGTGTCCCAGATCAAGCAGAGGGGAGACGCCAAGGCCACCGGCCTGGACCCCACCATGCTCATCGTCATCATCGTTCTGGTCATGGTGGGCGCTCCCGTGGGAGTGGGGTTCCTGGCCGGCAGGAGGGCCATAGGACCCCTCCTGGCCTCTGTGGGCCTCATAGGAGGAGGAGCGGTGGCCCTGGGTTACGTCCCCAGGCCCGTCAAGATAGAGGGCTTCTCGTCCGACCCAGACTTTACCCTGGCCCAGCCGGTCGCCACCGTGAAAGGTCTTACTTTCGCAGCCGCAGTAGCCAAGCTCAAGTCCACCGACGGTTACGGGGCCCTGTTTTGGAAAAACTACGACGTCAAGGGCACCACGGCCGTCAAGCTCCAGGAGACGCTCTCGTACTTTGCGCCCGCCGGTTACGATCCCGCGTCGTGGGCCGGGGCCGGGGACTCTGCACCTCCCTTTAGGATCTTTCCCGGCCTCTACCAGGGTAAGGGAGATCCGGGAGCGAGACCCAGAGCGGCGTACGGCTACGCGGGCCCCGTGGCCGGCCCAAAGAAGGGAGACGCTTACTTAGACGGCGACACGGGCAGCTACTATGTACTGGGAGACTCTTGGAAGATGAGGGGCACAATCTCTGGTCACCAGAACGGGAGGACAGACTACTGGGGGACTGTGGACCCCGCCACCACGGCGGCCCTGACTGGCTCCGAGAGGTACATCTGGGTGGACGCCCTGACGCTGGTAAAGTCCACAGTGTGGCTCTTTACGGGCTCTCCGAAAAAGTGGACCCAGCAGCAGCAGACTGCTCCCCTGGACATTCCCCTGACAAACACTCCGCCAGACTTTAACGTGTGGGCCTACAAGGACGACACGGCGGTCCAGGCGGTAAAGTGGTCTTCGGTAGGAGCGGGAGTGGCTGGGGCGGCGCTGACCGCCTCTGCTCTCCTGATGCCAGACAGTATGGCGTCTGCCGAGATGTCGCCTGCCGTGGGGACTGGGACCCCTGCGATAGGCACCGGGTCTCCGGCGGTGGGGACAGGTTTCCCGACCCACAGGGGTTAAGGGACTTGGATAGCTAGGACGCGCATTCCTTTCAGGATCTACTGAAAGAAATCCTGCGAGAGAGTGAGACCGTCAAGACTATCTCACGATAATAGTTCTAGGACAAGAATGAGGTGTAACATCTTAAGATATATATTCTCTCTGAAACTTTCTAGGACAAGAAGGAAATGTAACATCTTAAGATATATCGTTCAGAAGATTCTTCTCTCAGAAACTTTCTAGGACAAGAATGAGGTGTACCAACATTTATAGGATATCTTACGATAGTAATCTTAAGATATCTTCTCTTTCAGAAACTTTTAGGACAAGAGTGAGATGTAACGTCTTAAGCTACTATATTCTCTCAGAAAGTTTTAGGACAAGAGTGAGATGTAACGTCTTAAGCTACTATATTCTCTCAGAAAGTTTTAGGACAAGAGTGAGATGTAACGTCTTAATATACTTTACCATCTTAAGATACTATTCTTTCAGAAGATACCGCTATCGCAAGATACTGCTATCAGAAGATACTTTGCAACCGTGTCACGCTCCTCATTTCCACTCGCAGAGCGAGTAGAAACGTCTCATCACTTGCCATTTCTCTTGGTGGAAAACAGGGCTGCAATCACCAACAGTTTGGCCACCTCTGTGGCCCTGGGATCCCTGAGGGTCTTTAGGAGCTCTTCTGCAGACTTGGGACACGAAGAGTCGCGGGGGACTGCCATCGTCCCGTACGGGGTCACTATCACGGTCTTTCCTGCCCTGACAGAGACGGCGAGGCATCCTCCGCCCTTGAGGCACCTGGAGAGAACGGCCACGTCTACCTCCGTGGCCGTCGGGTTCGAGGCGCAGGCCGTGAGGAACCGGTAGGCGTCGGCGTGCTTTGGGAAGGTCTGCTTGCGTCGCATTTGGTCTTTTTTATCGTGCAACCAGCGGCGATGTAAACGGCCTCCCTGTTCTTGGAATGCTTCTTCAGAACTCCCAGGTCGTCCACGGGGTCCAGGACCGTCCCCCCGTCTGCCCTCAGCCTGCCCAGGCACTGCTCAAAGTATCTGTCGACGTCCGCCGCCAGGCACAGGCCGGTCCTCTCGCAGGCGTCGAATCCCGTCCCGACCTTGGAGTAGGTGCCCACCACGCACCAGGCCTCCCTGTCCCACTCGTCCTTGGAGCCGTGAAGCACGTCCACCTTCTTCCCGGACCTAGAGGACAGCGTCTCGGCCATCCTCTTGACGTGGTCCACCCTCTTGCACAGCACCAGCCACTTTACGTCCGGCCTGAGGAGCATCCTGTCGGCCAGGGCGGCGTCCCTCTCGGGGTTCTCGGACTGGGCCTTGATCACCGAGTTCCAGTCCATCTTGCCCGTGATCTTGCTAAACTCGGGCTCTACGTGCACGCCCGTGCTGAGTATCTCCACCTCGTGGGGCCTGGGATCTGCCCTGTCCACCATGTTGTCCTCCCCGCCGAAAAAGGCCCCCAGCGCCGCGTGGTAGTCGTCGTACCTCATGGGTGTAGCGCTCAGACCCAGCAGGTGAGAGGGCCTCACAGACAGGAGGACCCTGCATGACACGGGGGACGTTAGCTGGTGGGCCTCGTCCACAATCAGGAGAAACGTTGCGGGAGAGTCCTTGGCCTTGATCCTCCTGTTTCTCAGCGAAGCGGGACCCGTCACGTACAGGTCCCTGGGCAGGGCGTTGGGAGGAGGGGCGCCGGACGTAAAGACCCTAGAGTCCGGAAGGAACCTGGTCGCAGAGTCCCTCCACTGAGTCACCAGCACCCTCCTGTTTGTCAGGACGAGGGCGGGCATCCCCAGCCTCCTCCACAGCTCCAGGGCCATGAAGGTCTTGCCGAAGCCGGGAGGGCACTTGAGCATGCAGTGCCCCTTGGAGGTGACGTGGCCCCAGGCCTCCTTCAGGACCCCTTTCTGGTGAGGTCTGGGAGAGACGGAGCCCCTCTCCCTGGCGGAGCCGTGAGCGGGAGGCGGTTTGCCTCCAAGGACCCTGGAACCCCAGGCGAAGGGGACGTAGGCCTTTCCCCCGGGCGCGAGGGCAAACAGGTCCGCTTCCCCTGCGCCGGGCATGTCTCCCTCTATAGCGTCAAGCCTTAAAAGTTTTGCCATCCTTACTTTACTCCCTGGACAGAAAGTACACGAGGAGCAATATCAAGGCACCGGCGGCCGCGCCGCACGCTGCCTTCTTCCACCAAGACGGGAGTATACTCGCCTGCTCCTCGAACCCCGCGGGGTCCATGGAACATCCGCATCCGTTTTCGGTCATGGTCAAACTCTTTTTTACTCGAGGTGAAGAAAAACTATGGTGATGTTTACCTTTGCGATGTCCGCCCTGTACGGCCTCCTGGTCTACAGGCTCATAGAGAGCAACCAGTTTTACATGACCGTAAAGTTCTACATCTTTATGGTCAAGACCCTGGCGTGTGTGGCGTTCAGGAGGTTCTTTGGGACCCCGTCCGTCACCAAGAGGTCCGACGGGATAACCACAGTGTCCTTCATGGACGGCGACAAGCTCGTGTGCGTCAGGCTAAAGAAGGACGACGCCGTCGTCAAGAGGGCCACCGGTTCCGAGACTGGGAGAGATTACACCAACGCGTGGAAGGCAGCCCTGGCCTACAGGGCCATGGATTTCGAGCCCATGACGGGCTGCGAGGAGCCGGTCGTGATTTTATTTGATGGGGGCGACACGTTCAGGGTCGAGCCCTTAGGTCTTTAATATTTCCTTTGGCTGGAGCAAAAAACACTACGATGGCAATGGTTTCCAACGTAAAGTATTTTGCGGACGCCCTTCAGGGCACCCAAGGAAAAGTCGGGACCTTTACTGTTTTGGGAGAAAAGGTATTCTTCAAGAGGGGGGACGGCACGGACACTGTCTGCGGCCTAGAAATGGCCGCCGGCAGGATCCTGAGGGTCAGGAGCGACGTGCACTTTTGCGAGCCCAAGTACTTTGTGGAGATGGACGCCGGCGATAAGGTCTGCTCCTTCGAGCTGCTCGACTGCAAACCCCTGGGCAGCATGGCCCCGGGACGCAAGGGCAAAAAGAACGTGGGCAGCGTGACGCAGTACCTGTCTGGCCTCTACCAGACCTTTGCGGCGGCCGCCGCCGCTCACTCTGTGGGGGTGGTCCACGCCGACCTGCACACGGGCAACGTCATGCTGTGCCCCGAGCCAGTCTCGCACTACGTCTACGACCTGGGAGGGGGAGAGATGCTATCCCTTGAGACAAACGGAGTGAGGGCCGTGGTGGTGGACCTGGGCATGGCCAGGATCCCCGGCAAAAAAACTGTGGCCTGCGACATCTTTGTGCACGTGGGTCACGTCGTCAACGGGAGGCCAGACTATGCGGCCGACGTGAGGACCCTCACCCTGGGGTCCTGCTACGACATGGTCATGATGTGCGCCTCTGGGAAACCTTCTCTGGAGGAGAGGAGGCTCTGCTACGAGGTGATGGCGGCCTATAACAACCTGTTTGCGGGGGTCTGCGCCCCTAGCAAGGGAGGGTGGTTCGTAGACCACTACCCCTCCATGTGCGACGTGATGGAGGCCACCATCCCAGATAGCGTCGCCTCCAGGGGAGGAGGGTCGTGGCTCCTGGCCGTGGCAAACATGTGCAAGCTCCTGGTCCCCAGGCCCTACGTCAAGAGGGCCTGCGGCAAGGAGAGGGCCCACGCCATGTGGAGGACCCTGTTTGCGGAGCTGGGACTGACTGCGAAAAAGTCCATCTCCAAGGCCGACATGGTGGACGCGGTGCAGAGGCTGAGGGCCATCGCAGACGGGTCAGAGATACCCCCCGCGTCCCTCATGAAGGCTGCGTGCGCCGTGGGTCTCCTGACTGCCTCTGTGGCAGAGACTTGCTACGAAAAGGTGGAGGAGATAAAGGCCTCTCACGTCGGCATGCTCAGGTGGAAGGACGCCCTGGACGCGTGGGTCAGGCTCCCCGTAAAGTGCTCGGGGTCCGTGCCTGAGCTCGGGTCCACAGTCATCCTCCACACGGAATCTGGGACCGAAGAGACTGTCGTCACCCAGTCCATGCTCAGGCAGATTGTAAAGACCATGGAGGCCCTCGGCATGGCCCAGGCGGCCTCTGACGCCGTGTGGACTGACGCCGCCGACTACGAGGCGGACGAGGAGCTGATGGAGGGAGCCCACGACGAGTCCGCAGAGGACTTTGCGACGTCTTTCCTAAAGGGTGGGACTGTAGGTCCCATCGCAAAGAGGTGCAGGCTTCTCCTAAAGAGCCTGTAGAGCCTGTAGAGCGTTTTAGAGGTTGTACAGAACCCAATCCACCTTTAGCGTGGATTGGGTTCCGACTGAGGACTGCAATGTGTGTCTAGAGATGGTAAACTTTCTGAGAGATAATATCTTAAGACATCTTAAGATGTTATACCACATTTTTACTCTCCTTAAACTTTCTGAGAGATAAGACATCTTAAGATGTTATACCACATTTTTGAGAGAATATAGTCTTGTAAGATGTTACATCTCCTTCTTGTCCTAGAAAGTCTTGAGAGAATATATCCTCAGCCTATAAATGTTGTCTCCATATTCTTGTCCTGAAACTTTCTGAGAGAGAAGATATCTTAAGATAGTGGTATCTTAAGATGTTACTCCACATTTTTACTCTCCTAAATCTTCTTGTGAGAAGTCTTCTGAAAGAGTAAAGATAGTAGTATCTTAAGATGCTGTTACACCTCATTCTTGTCCTAAAAGTTTCTGAGAGAGAATCTTAAGATGTAGTTACACCTCACTCTCGTCCAAAGATATCTTTATGACGGCAAAGATATCAGTCGAGGCGCGCAAATACGGTCGGCAACTAACTAAAAAAACCTTACGACAATGAGAGTTATAATCGCAAACGGCACGTCTGGAGCTCCCGGACCTGTGGGTCCTCATGGTCCAAGGGGGGAAGACGGAGAGAGCGTAACAACATACGGTCCCGTGGGTCCCAGGGGTCCAAAGGGACAGCAGGGACTAGCGGGTCCCACGGGCTACCACGGAGCGATGGGGCCCAGGGGGGAGAAGGGACCCGCCGGACAGGCCGGACCGGCCGGACCCGTCGGCTTACATGGCGTAGCAGGAGACAACGGTCCAAAGGGCGCAGACGGAGAGGCTGGTCCCGACGGAGAGCTAGGAGTCGTGGGGAGGGCCGGCGACCCCGGACCAAAGGGTCCCGACGGTCCCGCCGGGCCGGCCGGAGAACGGGGGCCCAAAGGAGACGACCCTGACCCAGTCAGGTGGACAGTCTTGGACGGGACGGGAGCGGGAGAGAAGGTGGTCATACTCCAGCGCATCACAGGACCCAGGGGCGACGAGGGTCCCGTAGGCAGAATGGGACCCACGGGGAGGATGGGACTCATAGGGCCGAGGGGTCCTGCCGGACCCAGGGGACCTCAGGGAGGACCGGGTCCTGCTGGAGAACAGGGAGACGACGGAGGCAAGGGTGGAGACGGTCCGGCGGGTCCAGAGGGCCCCAAGGGCATACAGGGAGAGATAGGGGACCAGGGCGCCAGGGGTCCTTCGGGCAACGAGATAGACTTTATCGCGGCCGCGCCGGCCGGGGGCTTTAAAATATTTACCGGAGATACAACAAAATGGGGTTCAGGATATTTCCAGACCATCTATGCCAGGCGGTAGAGGGTGTACCCGGTCCTCCGGGAGAGAGGGGACCCAGGGGCGCCGCGGCCGTCGTGGACAACAACCTCCTGGGGACAGACTCCGGACGGGCGGGTCCGGGAGGCGCCAGGGGAAGAACGGGACCTTTGGGAGAGAGGGGTCCTAGGGGGCCTCAGGGAGAGGCGGGAGACACAGGGTCGGCAGGTCCCTCCGGAGCCCAGGGTCCGGACGGTCTGGCTGGAGAGGCCGGGGAACGGGGAGCCCAGGGTCCGGTCGGTCTTCAGGGTCCTCCAGGAATCAGGGGTCCGGCCGGAGACGCGGGAACGGTCGCTGGTCCTAGCGGAGCAGCGGGTCCTCCCGGTTGGATGGGACCTAGGGGAGCGGCAGGAGTAGGCACTGCCACGGTCAACGTAAAGTCTGCGGGGGGGGACGTCTTGGTATCTGCCGCCGTTCCCGACGGCGGAAAGGGCAAGGACGGGCCAGAGGGAGTCATAGGTCCCGTGGGGCAAGTGGGACCAGCTGGCAGGTCTGGACCAGTGGGACCGGCCGGACAGGTCGGGCTGGCGGGTCCGCGCGGAGAAAAGGGAGAGACGGGACACGACGGCAGGACGGGATCGGCCGGTCCAGTCGGGTACGTGGGACCCAGGGGCGACAAGGGAGCGGTGGGCGCTCGTGGGGAGCTCGGGCCGTCGTGATCTAGGAGGACGGGATGAGGATCTTTGGAACCGCGAGTCTCAAAAGGATGAGACCTTTAAAGATTGTGAGCGTGGACGTGGGGGTGAGGCACCTCGCCTACTGCGTGATAAACGGCGACGGGATAGAGAGGCTGAGGCTGTACGACGCCGGGTCCCGTCTCAGCGGCGTCAAGGCCGGCGAGAGGATCCTGACGGACCTGCTCGAGTCGGAGGACGGAGGCGGAGAGTGGCTGTCTGCGGACATTCTCCTGATAGAGGCCCAGCATGTGAGGAACGTAAAGGCCCAGCTGGTGGCTCAGACCATAAGGACTTGGGCCACCATAAGGGGGCTGAAGTGGGTTCAGGTCCCCGCGACCCTCAAGCTAGACAGGTTCGTGGACGGTCACGGGGCCATGAAGTACGAAGAGTACAAAAAGGCTTGCGTCAAGGTGTGCAGTGACACGGCGGCAGAGAGGTGGCCCTCGACGCCTGACTCTGCTTGGTCAGAGTGCTGGGACAGAGCGGCCAAAAAGGACGACATGGCAGACTGTCTGTTGCAGGCTGCCGCGTGGATGGACAAGAGAAAGTAACGGCTAAAAAAGAAGGAAGGTTATTCTCTCTCGGTACGCGAGAAGGAATACGAGATGTACGGATCGACGAGTCTTGGGATAAACTGGTGAGATATTATCTCTGAAAGAGTATCTTGCGATAAAGATTTTAGGACAAGAATGAGATGTAAGATCTTAAGTTTCTTTCAGAAGACTTATTCTTTCAGAAGACTTATTCTTTCAGAAGACTTATTCTTTCAGAAGACTTATTCTTTCAGAAGACTTATTCTTTCAGAAGACTTATTCTTTCAGAAGACTTATTCTTTCAGAAGATTTCTAGGACAAGAATGAGATGTAAGATCTTAAGATACTACTATCGTAGATACTTTACTCTTTCAGAAGATTTTAGGACAAGAAGGAAATGTAACAACATTTATAGAGTCTTAAGATAGATATTCTTTCAGTCTTATCTCATGAGTACGTATCGTACGATAGTATAATATCTTTGGACTAAAAATGTGGAGATAGAACTGAGGTGTAACAACATTTGTAGAAGAAAGACTATCTCTATATTCTTTCAGAAGATTCTCTTTCAGTCTTATCTCGTGAGAATGTATCTTAAGATATTCTCTCAGACTTATTCTCTCAGACTTATTCTCTCAGACTTATTCTCTGCAAACTGTTCCATCTCTGACGAGTCAGAGACGGAATCTACACACAGTAGCTCGTTACAACCCGACGCACTTTAAGGGGTTGCAGTAATACGCTGACCACTCTTGACGGGCCTTGATCACGGTGATCTTGGGCTTCCCGGGCATGGACCTCCACATGTGCATGAGCTTTCTCCCAGACTTGCAGCCGTTTATCGGGTGAGCCTGAAAGATTACCACCCTCTTTGGGACCATCCTAGCGTCCAGCATCTTGCCGTAAGTCACCACCTTGGCTTTGGTAAACTGCTCCAGGTACTTTTGCAGCTTGGGCTCGTGCACAGCCACCACCAGGGAAGGGTTCGAGAAAGTCAGGCGGGACATGGCGGCGCAGGCGGAAGAGACGTATGGAGTCTCCCTCAGGGCCTCGTTGTGGTCCCAGTCGTAGTCGGCCACCATCTCGCTCAGAGATCGGGGAACGACTGTCTTGTCCATCATGCACGCAGACATGGGGCTGGGAGAAGACTCTCGCACGGCGTTGAAGGCGTCTATGGACATTTCCGCAAACGCCACGTCGGGACCCAGGTGGGTCCACATGCTCTCGCCTTTGGGGTTGAGCCTCTGCATGGCGTGCACGAACCTCTCAAAGGGAGAGGTGTCGTACTCGAGGATCTCGTCCGTCTCTGGCAACGCGAGGACGTCGGAGTCGTAGCCCACGAAAGGGACGTAGGAAAAGTCTCCAAAGAGCTGCTTCTTCATCACGTAGGGTCCGCCGCCCTCAAAGTCGCAGTGCCCTATCTGGACCCAGGTCCTGGTCCTCTTGTAGCCCTCCAACGTTGGAAGCCAGCACTGAGAAGTGTTTGGGTTAAAGTCCCTGACGTAGAGGAGGTCGCACTCGATGGCCTTGGGCGCAGTCCCTCTGGTCAGGTCCCTGAAAGTCACCACCGTGGCTCCCTTCTCTTGCCACTCTCGGGCCGACACCCTCTTGGTGATGACCACAGTCTTGAACCAGGCCATGCAGGTCGACACGGCCTGGTCGGAGGCTTCGACGTACTTACCGTAAAAGACTCCGCACATCGTCTGACCGGCGACCTTGTTAATGAGGTACGCGTATCTGCTCATTCTCTTTTGCTCGGGCATTGTTATATCTCTCTGTATCAAGAAACTGGGGTTAAAGCACACTGTGTGTGCGCGACGGAGCGTTACTCGGTCTCATTTATCTCTCTGAAAAGACTCAGAGATAAATGTTTTGGTCGGCGTGTTTCGGACAATTTTAGGCACACACATCGCTAAAAGACGCAACATGGATCTCTTTGTGTACCAGTGGTTTTGCGACGGATCTCAGGAGATCAGGGCCTACGCGGTAGACTCTGACTCTTCCACCGTCTGCATGAGGGTGACGGGCTTCAGGCCCGGCTTTTACGTGGAGACGGCGTCCTGTCAGGCCGTGACCAGGGCCCTGCAGGACTTTAGGGACGTGAGGGCCGAAAAGAGGGTCAGGGACCACCTCTACGCCACCAGGGGCTCCTCGGTCCCCTTCGTCTGGGTCACCTTCAGGTGCTGGTTCGATGCCCGAAAGGCCTCAGACGTACTGGTCAAGGCCGGCTTCGCCTGCCACCAGTGCAGGGCCCAGCCGGTCCTCCAGCTCACCAGCCTTGGGGACCTTCCTACTTGCGGGTGGATCAGGCTGGGGAAGGGAGCCGTGCGGGTAAAGAGGGAAAAGTACAGCAGGTGCAAGCGAGAGTTTATAGTCCAGTGGGACCAGGTCGAGAGGGGGCCCGACGTCCCTCAGCCCGAGGTCACCGTGGTGGCCCTGGACTTGGAGGTAAACTCTGAGGTGGAAAACGCCATGCCCAAAGACAGGCCCGGAGACGAAGTGTTTATGGCGGGGGCCATAATCCTGAGGCCGGGAAAGAAACCCAAGAGGATCCTGCTGTCGCTAGGGGCCGACGACTACCCCGAGGCGGAGGTCCTGGCCGAGAGGGGCTACGCCGTGCAGCAGTACCCCGACGAGAGGTCCCTCATCTCTGGCCTGTGCGACATGCTCTCATCCGTCAAGCCCCAGGTCGTCACCGGCTACAACGTGCTCGGCTTCGACATAGACTACCTCCTCAAGAGGTGCGTGAGGCTGGGCATGGAAGAGGAGCTCTGCCTGACGGGCATGGCGGCCGAGAGGCCGGCTAAGGAGAGGACCATAAGCTGGTCCTCTTCCGCTTTCGGGGCCCAAAAGTACAGCTACCTGGATTGGGAGGGCGTCGTGGCAGTGGACCTGCTCCCCATCATCAAGAGGGACTACAAGTTTGACAGCTACAGGCTGGACTTTGTGGCCGAGACGCTCCTGGGCAGCAACAAGGACCCCGTCACGCCGTCCGACATCTTTAGGGCCTACGCCACGAGAAAGATGGACGTGGTGGCAGAGTACTGCGTCAAGGACGTCCAGCTGTGCGTGGACCTCATGGAGAAGCTCCAGGTCTGGGTGGGACTCACAGAGATGGCAAAAGTGTGCAGGGTAAACGCCTTTACCCTCTTTACCCAGGGGCAGCAGATCAGGATCTACTCCCAAGTCTACTGCCACTGCGAAAAGAACGGCTACGTGGTGACTGACCCCGCCGACGGAAAGCGAGTGCCCTGGGGCCAGGACCCTCCCATGTCTGACGAGCCGGACGAAGACTACATAGGCGCCCACGTCGTGGAGCCTTCCCCCGGCATCTACGACAACGTGGTGCCCCTGGATTTCTCCAGCCTGTACCCCAGCATCATGATAGCCAAGAACGTGTGCTACTCTACCCGCGTGGATCCAGGCACTCCCGGGTCAGAGACCTTCGAGTGGGAGGACCACCTGAACTGCGTACACGACCCCAGGAAGGTAGAGTACGAGAGGCTGAGCTCGGAGCTGTGGGACCTGGACTCTGAGGCCAGGGAGCTGAGGAGGGAGAGGGACGCCATACCCAGAAAGAGAGCCGACGACAGGAGGCTGGTGGTGGACACTCTCAACACCGTCCTCGACGCTCAAAAGATGCTGAGGACCACCAGGGCCACCCTCAAGAACCAGCTGGGGACAAAGACCGTGTGCGCCTGCAGGCGCCTGGCTTTCCTGGAGCCCGCCGCGAAAAAGGGAGTCATGCCCACCATCCTCACCGACCTCCTAGACGGGAGAAAGAGGGCGAAAAAGGCCAAGGAGGAGGCAAAGGACTCTATCACAAAGATCACCATGGACAAGAGGCAGCTGGCTTACAAGGTGTCTGCCAACAGCATGTACGGAGCCATGGGCGTCAAGAGGGGCTACCTACCCTTCCAGGACGGGGCCATGACAGTCACCTACTTTGGCAGGCAGTGCATAGAGAAGGCCGCTTCCATCATAGGGTCCGAGCATGGCGGTCAGCTCGTCTACGGGGACACAGACTCCAACTACGTAACGTTCGCCGAGGCAAAGACTCCCGCGAAGCTGTGGGACAAGGCGGTGGCCGTGGCCAAGGCCGTATCTTCCGTCTTTCCCCCTCCAATCTCTCTCGAGTTTGAGCAGGTAATTTACACAAAGTTTCTTATCCTGGGGAAAAAGAGGTACATCTACCTCAGCTGCGACAGGGACGGCTCCAGCTCGGGCAAGATGGGGTTCAGGGGGGTCCTGATGGCCAGGAGGGACAACTCTGGCCTGGCCAGGAAAGCCTACAGCATCACCGCTCAGGCCCTCCTAGAGGACAGGGACCCCTGGACGGACCTAACTCCCCTCATGAAGGACATGTACACCAAAAACTGCAGCTTGAGGGACTTTGTCATCACCAAGCAGGTGGGTTCCTGGTGTAGGGAGTGCGCCTTTATAGAGCAGGGAGCCGACTCTATCGTGGCGGTGGGAGACTACAAGATCAGGGACCTGGAAAAGGCCAAGGCCGAGACCAGAAAGATTACGGGCACCGACGGGGGTCCAGAGTACATGGCTGTCCTCTACAAGCTGGTGATGGCTCAGCTCCCCGGTCACGTCCAGCTCGCAAACAGGATGATAGGCAGGGGGGAGACGGTGGCAGACGGCACCAGGCTAGAGTACGTGGTGCTCCGTCCATCTTACGACGGCAAAAAGAGGAGGTTCAGGGGCCAGGGCCTGTCTGAGAGGCTCGAGACTTCTGACCACTACAAGAGGTTCGCCGAGTTTCTCGAGCTGGACGCCGAGCACTACGTCAAGACTCTGGTGAATCCCCTGGACCAACTCCTGACCACCGCCGGGAGACCAGAGGACGAGTTTAAAGCCTTTTACGGTTACAGGACAAACTACCGCAAGGTAGTGGAGGACATAAAGACTCTGAGGGCCTGCCCCGAGATGGTAAAGATTGTGTCGTTCAAGAAAAAGTAAAGAGGAGTTTAAGAGTTTCTTTACGGGTCAGCCCGTAAGGAAATGCGTCCGCTTATAAACTCTTTTCTAGCGAAGGGTGTTTTGCCAAAACACCTCTGGGGAAAATGGAGGTGCGCTATGGCATGTATATTGCATTATATATAGACTGAGGATGTGCGCCGAGTATAAACGTTGTTACGTTTCAGAGAAATACTCTTGAGAGAATATAGCGCTAGATTACCATCTTAAGACAGATTACCGTCTTAAGATAGAGAGATTCTATATTCTTTCCGATAGTACGCATCCTTATTGTGCCGGTCGCGCCCGTTAAAATGATGGGTCGTAAAAGATTAAGCCGGGCAGCGCGCTACATCTCGTTCTGCCTACAGATCTCTATAACCATGCTGTCCAGAATAGAATGGATCGCATCTAGGATGACAGCCTACCCTCAGGGAGGTCTCATCTCCCCGTGCAACATTACCGAACTGGCCGCCGAGGTGATAGACAGTCTCCTCGACGGCAACCCGTCCCTACTGGTTATCTTTGCTCAGACCCAAAAGAGGGTAGAGGCCCTCAGAGAATCCACCTCTCGCAGAGTCTACACGGCGGCCGGACAGGCGGCCGCTCTCGGCGGCCCCAAGGTAATGTGCTCATCGTCCCTGATAAAGAGACACACCCAGCTACCGTCGGGGACCCGGATGGTGATAGCGGACAAGGGCTTCAGGCCCAAATCTGTGGGTCCAGAGTTTAGGAGGCACCTAAAGTCCGCTCCGTACCCGCTGTGGATAGTCTACGATCCCACGTGCGCAAAGTCCAGGGTGGCCATGCTGGACGCGAGGACCCTGTGGAACCCTTCCACTTCTCTGCCTTACCTCTACCAGCAGCCTCACGTCACTGACGTGGCTGTCTACGACCAGCCCCCGTCCGAGATGTACGTCTCCATGCTCCACACGGCGGTCGTCGAGCTGGAACTGAAAAACGCGGGGGATGTCGAAGAGATGCTGTTTATGCCTCACCTGGCTTACACCAGGGTGATCATGACAGAGCCTAAACACATGAGGGCTTGCGCAGAGGCAGAGTCGGTGGCAGACCTCAAGGCCATCCCGCACGAGTACAGGCTGCACCCGGGAGAAGCGGCGGCTGCCATGATCAGGGGTTCAGCAACTTCTGCGTTCAGAGGCGCTCCGTTCGGGCACGCCGAACTCCTCTCTGACCCGGATCGTGTCTACTCTTGCGATCTGGCCCTGAGGTCCGAACTGGAAAAGGTTCCCCGCGGGACGGCCGTGGTGGTGGTGAGAAACGCTCAGTACGTGGCGTACGCAGGACTCTGGTTGCCTGTCTGGCCACCATCAAGACCTTTACAGAGGTGGAAAAGAATTGGGGAGCTTACGGGACCGTGTTTCTGCCCATGGGGTCTCGCATTCTTACCCTCAGGGAAAGAAGCTCATAGACAAGATGACCAGAGAACCCAAGGGAGTGAGAGTGGTGGCTTTCGCGCTCGAGAGAAACCACATATGCGATATCTCCAAAAACAGGCCTTACATAGCGGCCATCAGGAGCAGACGCTTTTAGGACGTGATGTGTATTTCCTCTCGTGTCGCAACGAGAGAAAATAGTCTCTAGATGACGAGCCTGGACTTTACTCTCTGTAATCTTCTGAGAGAGTAAAGATATATCTTACGATAGTAATCTTAAGATAATGTTCTAGCTACTCTAAGTATAAATGTTGGTACCACATTTTAGACCAATAACTATCTTAGTCTTAAGATATTCTCCACATCTTTACTCTCCATATCTTCTGAAAGAGATTATATCCTAAGATATTCTCCACATCTTTACTCTCCATATTTTCTGAAAGAGGTTAATATCTTTAGGCTTTATATCCTCAGACTTTTTAGCCTGAGAATATATACACAGTTTCACTTGAAGGCTATGGAAATCCCGATGGACCTCAGTTCCTGAAACAGAATCTTGGTCGTGTAGGGAAGCTTCACCAAAGACACGTCCGTCGCGTCGCACATCCTGCAGTACTCGAAGTGGTCCGAGATCCTCCCGCACTCTTTGCACACTGGGACCTCGTACTTGTCGCTCGTGTCATACACAGACTCTTTCAGGGACTCTGAGGCCCCGTGAGAGATCTTGCACCACTGCTCCATCTCCCCGATCTTTATACCTCCCTCCCTGGACCTGCCGGCCACCGGCTGCCTAGTGAGAGCGTCGGTGGGTCCGTGGGTCCTGCTGTGCATCTTTCCAGACACCATGTGCCTGAGCCTCTGGTAGGGACAAGGCGCCATAAAGATCTTTGTGGGGAGCCTCCTTCCCGTCGAGCCCGAGTGGAGGACGCTGTCCCAGCAGTCTATGCCAGCCTCTTTCGCGGCGTTCGCAATGTCCCTCACCACGTCCTCCCTCTCGAAGGCCGTGGCGTCATAAGTCTTACCCAGCTTGCACGCCGCAGTCCCGAAGCACATCTGCAGGAGGTAGTTTACCGTCATCCTGGAGGGAAAGGCGTGGGGGTTGATGATGAGGTCGGGCACCACCCCGTCCTTGTCGAAGGGCATGTCCTCCTGAGTCAGGACCGCTCCGCATGTCCCCTTTTGCGCCGTGAAGGATGCAAACTTGTCGCCCATCTCTGGGTGCCTGGGGGTCCTCAGCCTCACCTTGACGAGCTTCTTGCCGTCAGAGTCCACGTCCACAGTCATCCTGTCCAGGTAGCCCTCCTCGGACTGCTTCACCGTCAGCGAGGCGTCCCTCCTCACGGGGTTGCCTCCCGGTCCCAGGGAGTAAGACACCTTCCCCACCAGGACCGTGCCTGCCGGTATCCACAAGGCGTCGCAGAGTCCAGCCGGTCCTCCTCCCGTCCTCTGCCCCGCGGGCCTCTTGGCGGCCTTCCTCTTTCCCTCTGCCCTCCTGGCGAGGGCCCCCGCGCACGACGGGTCTATCACCCCGTCTTCTCCCAGTAGGTCGTAGTCCCACTCTCTGTTCCTCAGGCCCCAGTCGGGGAGGCACACCACCTCGCTGTCGTACTTTGTCCTCCTCTTGTCGGCGCAAGACACCGTCCTGTACGTGACACAGGAAAAGAGGCCCCTGTCCAACGAGGAGGCGTTGAGGACCACGCTGTCCTCTTGGTTGAAGCCTCCCGCCGTCATGATGGCCACCACCGGCAGGGCCCCATGGGCCATTTCGTCGAACCCCAGCCTCTTTACGGACCTAGAGTCCACCAAGCTCTTTTGGGGGTAGTCCAGCCTGTGCAGGGTGGCGTCGTACCTGTCCGAGCAGTTTACCGCCGGGAAGCCTATGGCCTGCTTCCCCATGTTGGACTGGTAGGCGTTCCTGGGGCTCTGGGTGTGATCGTAAAATGGTATGACCGAAGACATGGCGTCAGTCAGTATCTCCGAGGCGGGAGGGTCGGCGTACTCTCCGTTCCCAAGAGAGCACACAGACAGCTCCTGGGCGCACACGAAGACTCCTGGAGGGCGAGGGAGAGAATCCGACGGGGACGAGGAGGGAGCGGGGTCCATCTCTGTCTCCCTCTCCTCAGGGGCTGGAGGACTGTCGTATCCGGGTCCCCTGATCCCCTCGGGGTCCAGCACCCTCCTCGCGAACCTTCCCTGGCACCCGAGGAGGTGTATCTCCCTCTCCACCTTTTTCCACACCACGCTCACACCGGGGAGACAGAGCCTGGCCTCCCTCACGAACCCCACGGGGTCCCCCGTCACGCCGCACAGGACCCCGTCCACGTCCACAGACGCAGACCCCGCAGCGCCGGACCACGCCAGCCTGGCCGGAGCGCCCTCAAAGAAGCCCGGCAGGCCCTTTCCCAGCCTGACGGTGGCCAGCACCGCATCCCTGGGCGTCTCGAGGGAGAACCCCGCTCCCTCGGCCATGTTGAGGACTATGCCCACCTTTTCTCCCTCGGGCGTCTCGTAGGGACACAGGAACCCGTAGTGAGAAGAGTGGAGCTGCCTCATCCTGATGTTTTTACCCCTGAAGCTCACGGCGTGCATGATACGCCTGAGGTGGCTCACCCTGGCTCCGTAGTTGTTGTTGGAGAGGACCTGAGACACGCCGACCCTCACGTAAGACGGGGGACCCAGCCTCTTGACGGTCCAGTTGCCGGTGGCGAAGCACATGTGGAGGCTATTGGTCATGACCATAGAGTTTTGCAAAACCGTGTAGGGGCACAGGTTCTTCTGACACCCAGCAGACTTTACAAACAGCTTGACGTACTGCTTCAGGAGACCGTCTAGGAGGAAAGCGATGAGGGGCCCGGCGGCGTCCACCCTCTTGTTGGCCAGGTCGTCCCTGTCTGTGCAGGCCCCCACGCCCGACGCCGCGTCTGCCATCCTCTTGACCATCCACCCCAGGTGCTCCGCAGCGTCTCCGCCGTGGAGAAAGATTTCTCCGGCTAGGATGTGCCTGACGTAGTCCTCCTTGGAGCCCTTGGAGTTGCGGTCCTCTTCCGCCGAGGCCTGTTCTACGCCTTCGGCTGGCTTCGAGTAGACGGACCTGCCGTCGGGGATGTGCTTGGCCAGATCCACCACGGGGTCCTCGGGGGCCGAGGCGTGCTGCTCCATGAGGAGGGCAGCCATGCTCTGGTGGTGGACCGTCCTGCACGAGACCTCGTCTCCCGAAAAGGACCCCAGCCCGCACATGGCCACGGCCTCCCTCGCCGTCTTTCCAAGGGCCTTAAAGACCAGTCCCACGGGCACGTACTGCTTGATGTAGGGCAGGGAAAACTCTAGCTTGCGCCTGCAGTCAGTCTTGGCCTGGACCAGGACAGTCTGCCTCGTCTCCCTGTTGACGCTCCTGAACTCGCACAGCCACCCCTCGTCGTTCTTGTAGACGCAGGGCTGGTCGTAGGCGGGCCTGATGTGAGGCACCACCACCCTCTCCTTTCCCTTGATAATAAAGTATCCGCCGGGGTCGGAGGGGCACTCTCCCGGAAGAGGGGACCCCTCTGTCCTGGTCCAGCACACGGCCGAACCGACCATGACGGGTATCTTGCACAGCTCCAGCCTAGGGTAGACAGTCTCCAGCCCCTTGGGGTCCGTGACTGTCAGGTCGCACACCGCCGCAGAGTGGTAGGTGGCGTCGGTCCTCCTGGCCGCCGCCGGGGTGAGCTTCTCCCAGGGCTTGCCGTCTGGGCACGGGGGCTCGTACCTCACGGTCCCAAACTTTACCCTGTAGCCCTTGACGCTGACGGGTTTCTCCCTGGCCACCATGGCCGGGAACTCGTTCCACAGCATGTCGTCGAAAGACTCGATGTGATGTCTCACAAAATTGGATGGATGCATGTTTGCACTTGAAACGTATAAATGCAAGAATTCTTCCAGGTCTTTCAAAAGAATCATGGACGCGACAGATATTTTCGGAGACATCTCAGACATTGGGTCCGACTCGTCCGGGGACGAGGCAGAGTTTGAGCACGACGAAAACGTCGAGAGGGCAGGGTACGAGGAGCCCGACGATGACGGGGACGACGGAGCCGATCCAGTCAACCAGGCCGAGGCCGAGGAAGCCGCCGCCGTCAGGGAGGCACCCTCGGTAGTCATGCCCCTGGACATGGAGTCTTACAGCGACGAGGAGCTGGCCATGATGCCCCTGGGGGCCTTTGCGTCGAGGCTCACTCAGATGACGGCCATCAGGGACGCTCTCCTGTCGGACTTTAGGTCCACGGGAGACTTGGTGACCGTGTCCGACAAATACCTGAGGATGGTGGCCATCCTCATCCTGAACAACAGGGACTCTCTGCCCAACCCGTACGCCGCTTACAACCTGCTTCAGTACGCCTCCAAGAGGGGCCTGGTGAACCCGGAGCAGGCCTAAAAACCCAGAATATAGAATGGTTTAAAACGATGGAAGGTCTTTACGACCATCGTTTTACTTTGATGCCGCCCCGTACCCCTGCGCACCACTGTGTCCGGTCACCTACACTAGAAACATGCACGGAAATTCTCTGCAGTACGTAAAGCTCTCTGAGCACGCTTCGGGCCTCGTCAGGGGCAGCGCGGGAGCCGCCGGTTACGACCTGGCGGCCGCTCACCCCGTCGTGGTCCCCTCCTTCGGCAGGGCCCTGGTAAAGACGGACCTTGCCGTGAAGATGCCCCCGGGCCTCTACGGCAGGGTGGCTCCCAGGTCCGGCCTGGCCCTGAAAAAGTTTATAGACGTCGGTGCCGGGGTGGTGGACCCCGACTACAGGGGCAACCTCGGCGTCATACTGTTTAACTTTGGGTGTGATGCCTTTCGGGTCGAGAGGGGCGACAGGATAGCCCAGCTCGTGCTCGAGAGATACGAGTCTCCTCCTGTCATGGAGGTAGACAGCCTGGACTCTACCGACAGGGGCGACACGGGGTACGGGTCCACCGGGGTGGGTAACTGGCCTTCCGCTCTCTGGGAGGGCTTCTCTTCTGGAGATCTCAAGGAGAGTTTTGTCTGAGGCAGAATAGTCTGAGGCAGAATAGTCTGAGGCAGAATAGTCTGAGGCAATGCCAACTATAGTATGAAAATACAGATTGTGTAAAACGGTTCACTACCAAAGCACCCAGCTTTACACAATAAGCCATGCAAACCTTTGGAGCACAAGAGATGGGGAAAGGCAGACGGGCGTTTATCAGACTGTCCAAACTCGAGACCCTCAAGAACCTGATTGACGAGATGCTAGCCGAAAGAGTCTTCAACGAGGGACAGGCCGCCGACATCCTGGAGTCCAACGACACCAGGGCCGACATTGCGAGGGCCCTGATAGACAGTGTCACCAAGAAGGGAGACGTTGCGTGCTCCCTCATGGCCGGAGCCATAGCCTGGCAGGACGTGGTCCTCGCCGGCGCCATGGGAATATCTCAGGTTTAGATAGAGATGAGAGACTTGTAGCTAGATAAAATACCAAAAGGCTAAAAAACCTTTTGGTGTTTGCAATAGTGTTTTAACCATCTGTGTCTACATTTTTACCCTCTAGAGATTATCTTATGATAGAGTATAAACGTTAAGAGAATATCTTATGATAGAGTATAAATGTCGTACCACATTTTTAGATACACTAGCAAGTATAAATGTTGTACAACATCTTTACTCTCCATATCTTCTGAAAGAGTAAAGATATCTTAAGATTCTATAAATGTTACTCCTCTCCATATCTTCTGAAAGAGATTATCTTAGATAGTTGGAGATATATTAAGATTCTATAAATGTTGCGCCACATCTTTACTCTCCATATCTTCTGAAAGATCTTCTGAAAGAGTATAAATGTTGCGCCACATCTTTACTCTCCATATCTTCTGAAAGGGTAAGAAAGTCTAGTACGGTTTCTCGGTCTCGAGAGGACAAGAGCCCTCTTGAGACTGATTCTAAATACATTCCAGTTAGAAGATGGCTGCCCCCTGAGGTCCCTTTGGACCGACGGGACCGTCGTCTCCCTTTGGGCCATCGGGCCCCAGGCCTCCCACGTCTCCGTCCGGACCCTGAGATCCAGGCGCGCCGCCGGGACCGGTTGGACCCACCGCTCCGGCAGGACCTCTCGGTCCCCTCATTCCGGCCAAACCTTCTGGACCCCTGGGACCGGCCGGACCCCTGATTCCCTGGTCTCCCACCGGACCTACCTTGGACGAGTCGAGGGGAGCCGCCGACACGGTGGCGGACGCGAACCCGACTGGGAGTATCATGTCCACCGACTCTGGGGCCACGAATCCTGCCTCTCCTGCAGGTCCCCTGGGCCCTGCCGGTCCCATGTCTCCCACGGGTCCCACGGGTCCTCCCGGACCCTTGAGACCAACCCCTCCTGTCCTGCCCACAGCTCCAGAGTCTCCCTGAGGACCCCTGATTCCCCTCTGCCCCTGAGGTCCAGCCGCTCCCACGGGCCCGACCGGACCGATGTCCCCGGCGGGACCCTTTGGTCCGGCGGGTCCTGCCAGTCCCTCTGCTCCCCTGGGTCCCGGGTCGCCGTCCTCTCCCGCGGCCCCGTCAGGACCTGTGAGGTGAACGTGGACTCCGTCTGCGCCCACGGGGCCGGCGGGACCCCTGGGACCGGGAGTCCCCGATCCAGAAAAATACGTGCATCTCATCATCCTGAAACCCATGGTGTTTTTTCTCTGTCGACGAAAAAGTATATCCTCTCTTAACCGCTGGGACCCGCGTCTCCCCTGTCTCCCTGCTCGCCCCTGTCTCCCTGCTCGCCCCTGTCTCCCTGCTCGCCCCTGGGTCCAACGGAACCAGCGGGACCCCTGTCTCCGACCAGGCCCGGAGGACCGGGCACTCCTGGTCTGCCCGTCTTCTCCTGCAGAACCCGCTCTGCCGCGAGGACCCCTGTCCCCGACCTCTCCGTCTGCGCCGTGCTCCACCGGGTACTCGTCCCTGCCGCTCAGGTAGGTGTAGGTGGCAAACAGTCTGCCCGTGCGGCCCTTGGGACCCCTGATACCCTCTTCTCCCACGTCTCCGTCCTTACCCGGAGGACCCTGCTCTCCCGGGAAACCTCTGCCTCCGGTGCGTCCCCTGGGTCCCTCGGGACCCCTGTCTCCCCTTGGACCGGCGGGACCGTTTGGTCCCCTACCCCCTACCCCCTACTCCCGGAGAACCCCTGGGACCCTCGGGCCCAGCGGAACCCCTGGGACCCTCTAGACCCTCCGGGCCAGCTTCTCCTCTGGAACCTACATCTCCGGGAGGACCCGATACGGGGGGGGGCACGGGGTCCGGAGCGGGGCCCGTCGGTCCCATGGGTCCCTTTGCGCCGTTTCTGCCGTGGGCGCCGAACGTAGACAGGAATATGGGGTCCCACGGGTTGTACATCGAGAAACCGTAAGGTTTAAACTTTAGAAAGGCGTCGACGACTTTGTCTGTGTCTTCCAGGGGATCTGCGGGAACGGGAGACGGTTCAGGGACGGGGGCCGTGAACCTGGGTCCGTACGCAGCCCTCCTGGGATCCGGATCAGAACATATGTAAAATGGCATCTTTTTCCAATACCGTCCGGAAAGGACGGTATGGGAATAAATATCAGAGAGAACTTTAGACGTCCAGGGGTTCGTAGGACCAAGAGCCTGTGAGGCCCCCCGTCTCGTACTCGGTGACGTGGTTCTCGAAAAAGTTTGTTAGGTCGGCTCCGTCTATGAGCCACTTTACCCAGGGGATGGGACACGCCTCCGGAGCCCTCTCTATGAGCCTGGGGAGACCCATGTTGGAGGCCCTGAGGTTAATGACGTACAGGACATAGTCCTTGACCTGCTTGGGCTCCAGCCCGCAGACTGGACCGCACTCTTGGAAGGCTAGATCGACGAAAGCCTCCTCGAGCTCCGCGACCCTCTCTGCGTCCTCCTTAAAGAGCTCGATGAGGTCCTCGTTCACGACCCATGGATACTCGGAGTTTAGGGTCTCAAAGAGCTTGCTCACCCCCTCCACGTGCATGTTTTCGTCACGGACGCTCCATTCGACCACTTTTCCCATGCCCTTCATCTTACCCCTGCGTTGAAAGGTCATGAGCATGACAAATGCGGCAAAGAGGCTGACTCCTTCATTGAGGACGGCCCTAAAGAGGGACCTGGCTAGCCCGGGCAGGGTGGAGCAGTCCATCTCCCTCATAAAGTCGAGCTTGTCCGTCATCTCCTCGTAGTCTGCGAAAGCCTGGTACTCGCAGTCTGGCATGCCCAGGGTGTCGTTGAGAAGAGAGTAAGCCTTTTGGTGGATGGCCTCCCTGCACGCAAAGCTGGTGAGCATGTTCCTGATTTCGTTGCACCGAAAGACTTGGGTGAGGTGGTCCAGGTAGAGGGCTCCAACCTCTACGTCCAGCTGGGTAAAGAGCCTGAGGACGCAGCTGACGAAAGCCTTTTCGCCGGGAGTCATGACCCCCGACTTCCAGTCCGTGACGTCGTCCCTGAGGTTAATCTCTGTCTCCACCCAGTGCACCTTTTCGTGTTTGGTCCTGATGTCTTCTGCCCAAGCGTAGCGAAAGGGTTTAAAGCACTTGGACGTGGTAAACATGTCCATGGCCAGGGCCTTTGTAATCTCTCTGTATCCGACCCTCTGTCCTCCCACGGTGGCGATGGGGTACGGCCCTGGCACGCCTGGGACGTAAGGCATCACAGTGTGAGGCACAGACTTTTCCTTGAGCGCCCTTTTCAGGGTCACGCAATTGCCACAGCCTGGCTTTTCAACGATAGTGACGTGAGGAAACATTGCAAGAGTGACTGGGATTAAAAAAATTACGTGTGAAACATGGACCTTTCAAACGAGTCTGGGGTCCCGGAGATATATTTACCAAGAGTAAAAGCGTTTGGGCACAGAGTTTAGATCTGAGGCGTAGCACAACATTTATAGGCTAAAGCTATCTCAAGACTTTCTAGGACAGAACTGAGGTGTAACGACATTTTTTTAGGAGACTAAAAATGTGGTCTAACATCTTAAGATTCTTTACTATCTTAAGATTCTTTACTATCTTAAGATTCTTTACTATCTTAAGATTCTTTACTATCTTAAGATTCTTTACTATCTTAAGATTCTTTACTATCTTAAGATTCTTTACTATCTTAAGATTCTTTACTATCTTAAGATTCTTTACTATCTTAAGATTCTTTACTATCTTAAGATTCTTTACTCTTTCAGAAGATACTCTCTCAGAAACTTTCTAGGGTAAGAACTGAGATGTACCAACATTTATAGACCAAAGATATCTTAAGACATCTTAAGATATTCTCTCAAGACTTTCTCTCAGAAACTATCTTAGGATAATGGTTCTAGGATAAGAACTGAGATGTAACGACATTTATAGAAGAAGAATATCTTACTATAGTAATATCTTAAGATATTCTTTCAGAAGATGTATTACTATCGTAAGATATTCTTTCAGAAGATGTATTCTTTCACAAGATGTAGTCTTTGGTCTGAAAATGTGGATACATTCTCCAGTACGCAACTACATCCATCTCTCACACACAATCTTGCATTACCCTTATCCGGGTAACGCAAACGTTATTTACAACAGAGGACATTTACATCGCAGAGGCGGTAGCGTTTGCTACTGGTTCGTAGTACTCGGCAAAGCATTTCTTTTTAGCGCAGACACCCGTGTAGTACTCGGGATCGTCGAGCTCTCCCTTGTACCACTCGCTATCCTCTGCCTCAGGAGCCTGTCCGGGATTCTCAGAGTCCAGCAGGGACCACATGCCCTCGGGAGTGGGAGGCAGGACCAGCCTGCAGTTTAGAGGGAACCCGAGGTAGCTCACCCCCATGTAGCACCTGTTTCTAGTGGAGGTCACCATGCGGTTGTTGTGCATGTAAAACATGGAACCCTCTGCGGCTCTCTTGGCAAAGACGCAAGAGTCCTTGTTGGATCCAGAGACAGACATGTAGAGTCTGCCGTTCTTGGCCAGGCACAGGAAAGAGCCGCTAGAGACGTGCTTGAGGGAGACGCAGTAAGTCAGGCCGTTGGCTATAAAGGCCCGTTCGTTGGCTCCTCCGGCCATGTTTGCGGGCACCGGAAAGTGAGCGGGAACGGCCTCAAAGACGGCCTCGGGGTCGGTGTAGTTTCTGGTGGCGTTGGCCGAACCGTTTACGACCGTGATGCCTACCCTCATCCCGTTAAAGAGTCTGACGAGGACCTTGGAGGCGGTGGCGGTGGGAGCCGCGAACGAGCAGGGCCCGTAGGCGGAGACCATTGCCATGGTTAAAACCGTGATAGCTTGCATGTTTCTTTGTTTGTGAGGTGACCGGAAATGTAGCCCGCTCACTGGGCCTCGCCCTTCAAAACAGATCTGGGTCTCAGAGTTAAAGTATTACTGACCCCTGAAAGGAAAAAGCATGGACAGATCAGCTACGCTAGAGATGCTCAACGTTCACAAGCCCGACGCAAGGCAGACTGGAGACATACTGAGCAGGTACGCCAACACCCTGTGGCCCCCGGCCCTGGCGTACGCCGCCTCCGTGGCCGCCGGCTACGTCTTTACGGCGGGCCCCCACGGCTGCAGGTGCGGAAAGGCCATGACCGAGGCCGCCAGGGTCGGAGTGTTCCTGGGGGTTCTGTGTGCCCTGTACAACTGGATGGGGTCGGGGGACTCTTTTGCGTGAGGGTGTATAAAAACCCAATGGCTTCTCACTACTACAGCAAGAGGATCGAAAGGCCTTCCGAGGGAGAGCTGGCGTCCATAGTCGCAGAGGCCGCGGCGAGGGTCCTCTCCAAGTACGGCCTCAAGGTCCGCGACCCTCCCGCGTTCTCTGCCGTCGCGTCCACGTCCCTGTCCAGGGCCGACTCTGACCCATCGACCATCCCCATGGGCATGAACAGGAGGCAGACGGCAGTCTACTTCACCATGAAGGGCATGATGGCCGACGCCAGCGCCAGGGCCGTCGTGGTCCAGCCCAGGAGCGTCCACCCTGCCCACCCCTCTACGCACTTTAACGGCACCAGCTCGGCCGTCAGGCCTTCCAGGCACTACAACGCCCCGGGCCGCTTCAGGTAAAATTTTTGTCGGGCGACTGCGACGTGTAAAAAAACCAACATGAGCGGTTTCAGGATACTAGACTCTACGGGCCCTCAGGGCCAGAGCTCCGACGCGTGGGAGGCCAAGATCGCCCAGGTCCAGCACGACATGGTCGCCATGATCAACACCTTCAACCAACAGATTGCGGTCCTCAGCGGGACAATCAGGGGTAGGTCGGACCAGTCTGTCAGACCCAAGCAGCAGCAGCCCCCGTCTTCCGCCGCCGGATCCGAGTCAGAGTTTGAAGACTAGGGATCCCGTGTCGCAAAGCTGAGCAGACTCCAAAGCATACGACATGCCTAAAAAGGTTACATCCGTAGTGAACGACCCTCTGGTGAGGTGCTGGCTAAACATTGTCCCCCCCGCCGTGGGCGCCTCGGCGTCCAGGTGGGCCAGAAGATCCCTGACGCGTCTAGTCTTAAAGACGTGACGAGCGGCAAGTTCCCCGTTGCAGCGAGAGATGCAACTGGAAACTCTGGTATTAGATTTAGGTCCGCAAGCTCTACGTCTCGCACATTTCTCACTCGCGCAAAGATATGCCCGTAAAGACTGTCTCGGAAAAGATTCCCGTCGTCTGGGGAGACGTCCTCTCGTCCCTGAGGATCTCCAGGACAGACAGGATAGTCAAGGGAGTGGGGTACGTGACCGACGTGCTGTCTGTGGACTGGGTGGGAGACGTCGTGTGGACGTCGGGCGCGGCATTGGCCAAGGTGAGGTACAGGGTAGAGGCTTCGGATCCTTCCGACTGGCACGCCGAAGAGGGAGGGATGCCCGTGACGGGCTTCCACGTCGGAGGGCCTCTGTCCGAAGGCAGGGACAGGCTGGTCCTCTTTGCGGGAGACGGCAAGAGGGTCGACGACTCTTGGGTGTACTCTGGCTGCGGTTGCGTGGTATCCGTGGGAGACAGCCTCAGGGTCTGGACCGTTGAGGCTACCCGTCTCAAGAGGGTAGAGGGAAGCAGGTTCGTGTACGCGGCAGTGTGCTGCCATGAGTGCCCCGGGATGGCCGGACGTTCGTAGTGACATCCGAGGCTCGGAATTAATCTCTCAGACGGCGTTGTCTGAAAGATTATTACCTCTGAGAGGATAGCAACATTTATAGACTCTCTCTGAAAGAGTATCTCTCTCAAGATTATCTCTGGAAGAGGTTTAAGGAGAGTAAAAATGTGGTACAACATTTATAGACTCTTTACTCTCTCAAGATTATCTCTGAAAGAGGTTTAAGGGGAGTAAAAATGTGGATAGTAACATTTATAGAATATCTCTGAAACACTCTCAGTCTAAACACACAATAGCATTTCACACACACAATTACCATGCACCTTTTCGGTGCGTGGTAATTTTAAGCCAGATTCCATTTAAATTTTTGGGGCCAGATTTTTCCCTATCTGCCAGACTCTTTAGATAATGTTAAACTTTGTCAGGACAGAGACCAGGTGGAGCTCCACATCGTCCACAGTCAGGGCCGAAATCTCTTTGCTAATGTTGCCGTACTCTCGCCTGATTGCGGTGGACATGTTTCTCTTGCTGATCCACTCGTAGGCAATCTTTTTGGTGTACCTCTTGTAAATTTTGGGAGGCTCTATCACGTTCATGGCAGTCTCCAGACGCTTTAGGGCTTCGAGGGTGCTGGGACTGAGACTGCGCTGAAACTTTGCAGACAGCAGGTTCTGGTGGTGGGTGAGGTGGATCCTGTTGTGGGACCCTCCGTGCTGCTTCAGTCCCGTCCTGTAGTTAAAGTTGGTGGAACAGTAGGCGCACGTCATGTCGTTGCACCCGTCAATCTTTTCCACGCTCTTTTTACACTCTGGACACTTTACATAGTTGGAGTCCATGGCCTTGACGCTCTCCAGATCCTCTGCCTTGCAGACGTGGGGCTTGTCTATGTTCATCAGGGCCTTGCAGTCTGCGCACTCTGTGCAGCCGCAGACAGAGCACGGTTTTCCTCCCACCCTAAAGCCCATGCAAAACTCTGCGGGGCAGTCTACGGGCTTCTCCTCGACAGTCTTGGTGATCTTTGCGGCATAGTCGTCCAGGGCCTTTCTCATAAAACTCTGAGTGGCGATGCTGGCGGCTAGGGGCAGGGCGTCCAGGTAGGTCTTTTTGCAGTCGTCTAACTGAGCGTTTACGGCGCTCACCGTGTGGATATTGTCGTCCCAGACTTGCTTGACTTTGGCGTCGAGTCCCCTGAGGGTCGCAACGGGCAAGACAGGCTCCAGTTCGTTGGGGCTGTACTCGAGTCCACACTGACACTTGGGAAAAGTGTCGAGAGCGTCCATGGAGCCCTTGAAGCAGTCGACGCAGATGAGGGCACCACACTTGCCGGAGCAAGGAACGACGGTAGACACAGTCTCGAAACAGTAGATGCAGTCCATGGTTTTTTTCTCGTTCAGGTTGTTAGAGAGATGCAGTTTTCGGTCAGAAAATGTATCGCTCAGACAATGAGAGAAGTATTTCCAAAATCTTGCGTAAAGTGGTAAACTACCCCCTCAAATTTTAAACTGCAACGTCTCCTCTGAAAACTCTGAGAGATTATCTCTAAGAGTTTTATCTAAAGATTTTTCTTCTAAGTTTTTATCTCTAAGTTTCTTCTCACATCCCTCCAAACAGGACGTGAGCGGCGGACCCGGTGGGGACTGCCGACACGGTGTGGTGACCCCCTAGGGCCGTCGAGGCCTTCAGAGATCTCTCTGGGTGACTCCTGTTGACCGGGGTGGCCGTCCAGTTCCTGATGGGCCTCGCTCCCGCGGACACGTCCAGCCTCTCGGCCGAGGACGCCGCGGTGGACGAGTGGTGCACAGTCTCGGGCCTGAAGGGAAGGACGTTTCTCCTGCCGCCCGCAGACACCTCCAGCCTCTCCCCGGACGAGGCGGCGGTGCGGTCGTGGTGCCTGGTCTCGGGCCTGAAGGGCACGACGTGCATCCTGCCTCCCGCAGACACCTGGATCCTGTCCCCCGAGGACGTCGTGGTGCGGTCGTGGTGCCTGGTCTCTGGCCTGAAGGGCAGGACGTTGGGACGGCCTCCGGCAGACACGTCCAGCCTGTCAGAGGTTGGGATGGCAAAGTGGGAGGGAGCCGCGGCGCCCGCGTAGGGCCCTCCGACGTGAGCTGCCGTGGCCGACTTTGCGGCCAGGTACTGCCTCCTGGCGGCCTCTGGAGCGGTCCCGTTGACGTTGATGGTCCTCCTGATGTCCTCCGTGGGTCTCAGGTGCCTGGCGGCCCTGCCGTACACGTGGAGGTTGGCCGGGGTTATCTGGGACCCGTGGACAGGTCCCACGGGGACCCTGGACAGCGAGTGTCTCGTGGCGACTGGCTCCGGGGCCCTGAAGGCCTCCCTGTGCTTGGAGTAAGCGTTTTCCATCCCCGCCGGGGCTGGAGGGGGATCCTTGTGGGCTCCGGACCCCATGCCGTGGACTCCCCTCGCCGCTCCTCCGGCCATGATGTTGTCGGCCGTGGTGATGGGAGCGAGGCTGACCACCCTAAAGTACTGGTCCCTGAACCCGGCGTGGCCGGGGGTGTGGGGTCTGGGATTGGGCTCCCTCAGGACGGCCGACCCTCCCTTTCCGTGGGAGCCGACGTCCAGCATGACGGGCGAAGAGGACTGCCTGTGCGGGGCCTGAAAGGCCTCGAGGTGGGCGCCCCATCCCCTGTCTTTTCTCACAATGTGCGAAGCGTCAAACATGGCGTTTTTCTTATACCCGACATATAAGGAAACTCTGGTCGGACTTTTGGGTCCTCTTATAAAATTTTGTACACAAACACTGCCTGCTTGCACTTGGGGCAAGTGTGCCTCACGTCCTTTGAGCTGTTGCAGAGGAATGGGATGCAACAGCAGGGGAGGCACGCCAGGGTGATGGCGGTGCACACCACCCAGCTCATCTTACCCACGACGTGGTCCACGGCCGTGGTGATCTGGGCTGAACAGTGGGGGCAGGTGATGCTGCCGGGGTAGTCCTCGAGCTCGCAAGGAAGGGTAGTAAACTTGTCGTCCATCTTTATTTAAACACCGGCGTCCCTCTCCTTAATATTTTTACGCTCGACCCCTCAAGAAAAAGCATGTTCCTATCATCTGCAGTGAGAAAAGACTCTAACGGGGTCAGACACCTTCCCAGCGTCCAGAGGTGGACTCCTGGGCGTGCTCCCGCCTACGCCCACGGCCACGTGTCTTATGTGGCCCAGTGCGCCACCGCTCAGTGTAGAAAGGCGGTGGGGAGGACCTACCCCGTCGTCGTGAAAAAGGGCCTCGAGAGCACAGACAGGGTCAGGGGCTTCATCTAGACGGGCCACACGGCCGCCCTCGCCCTGTCTTGCGTCCACCCTGCCTCCGAGTAGACCCTGTCTGTCCCCAGGACGTCCCTCCACTCTGCCCTGGACATTTTACCTCCCATGTCCAGTAGGATCCTGGGGCTCGGAGCAGGCACCACCCTCCTTCCCGCCGCCACGTCGGTCAGGACGGGAGAGTTTCTAAAGACTTGGTCTCCAGAAGACGCCATGAGGACCGAGTAGGCCTTGACACACCTGACGTGGCAGAACCACCCCACCACCGACAGGGTCTTTTTGGACATTTTCACGGGGCAACCGTGAGAGGCGTTTGCCTCGAAACACCACCAGCACATGACCATATCTGAAAGATTTCTCTAAAAGAGTTGTGAGGTCGCGATGCTGACGTCTTAAAAATCCATGTCGTTTCATTTCCCATGCGGACTCTGGGAAAGGAAAGGCTCTGGACGTAAAGATTTTTAGGACAAGAGTGAGGTGTAAGATATCTTAAGACGTAATCTCTTTCAGAAGATTATCTCTCTCAGAAACTATCTAAGACAAGAATGAGGTGTAAGACATCTTAAGATGTAATCTCTTTCAGAAGACTTTCGCTCTCAAGACTTTCTAAGACAAGAAGGAGATGTAACATCTTAAGATATAATCTCTCTCAAGACTATCTCTCACAAAGTTTCAGGACAAGGAGATGTCCCAACATTTATAGAATCTATAAATGTGGATGTCTTTACTATCTCAGAAGATATCTCTCAGAAGATATCTTAGGACAAGAGTGAGATGTAACGTCTTAATCTCTTTCAGAAGACTTTACCACTATCGTGAGATACTCTTTCCGAAGATATTCTCTATCAGAACCTTTCTAGGACAAGAAGGAGATGTACCAACATTTACAGAATATCTTAAGATATCTCAGAACCTTTCTAGGACAAGAAGGAGATGTACCAACATTTACAGAATATCTTAAGATATCTCTTTCAGAAGATATTATCTCTCACAAACTATCTCACGATAATAGTTTCAGGACAAGAAGGATGCGTAAGATATCTTAAGATTACCATTCTCTCAGAAAGATTATATCTCTACAGTTATTTACCTCAGGCCGACAATGACCTGAGATAAATTCTCGTCTTACATTTGTATCCCCCACTTGTAACACAGGTCCCTGAACCTGTCAGACTCCCAGTCGTCCCTCCTGACTACCGCAAACACCCTGTCCTTGACCCACCTCGCAGGTCTGATTGCGAGGTCCACAAAGGAGACTGTCACGAGTCCCGCGGCAGAGAAATAGTCCTTGTGTCCGGTCTTGGACACGATGACCATGGTCTGGGGTTCGTGCACATTTAGCTCCCTGATGTCCTCCATCATGCCTACGAGGTGTTCCGCGTCCGTGTGTGGAGCTGCTCTGCCTAGGGTGGTGTCTGCGTTCTTTCCCAGTCTGCACTTTTCTGTCTGGATCCACACGGCCTGACACCGCCACATTGGCGCCCTCTTTCTGGCCAGCCACTCTTCCGTAGGTTCGCTCAACCACACCATCCTGTCTCCGGGGCACAGGAAGGTAAACTCGTCGTAGCTCAGTCCCCTGGCCCCCAGCTCCCTCCAAGCCCCGAGCTCAGATTCGGAACCAGAGACAATCAGGAGGTGACCGTCGACTGCCGTCTTTCGGATCCAGGGTTTAAAGTCCTGGTTCCACATGCTGGGGGAGATTGTCCCAAACAGGGCTCCTCCTTCAGGGTGAGCGGATACGGCAAAAGTTTCTCCGATAGACATTTTCGGCACGAGAGATGTTTTCACCCATCGGCCCGTCTCATCGACACCCCTCATCTTTTTTCTCCCCATAAAGTCGGATGTGATGGAGCAGAGGGTCGGGATAGGGAGTACGAGTCCGACCCCATCATGACGTCTGCGTTGTCGAGGACCGCTTCTCACGTCTTTGGGATCTTGAGGCCCGTAGTCGCGGCGGCCCTCAGGGGATCGGCGACGGCGGGAAGATTCGCCTTAACCTTGGGTACCGCAGGAAGATTAGACAGAGCTTTGACGAGGAGGGCTATCGCAGCGTACGCTAGACGCACGGCCACCGGGGCCGCCCGGTACGTCCTGCTAGCCTTTGCAGCCAGGGGCTGCGCGTCTACGTGGAAGTGCGTCTATGTCCTGACGACCATGGAGGGTTTCTCGACCAGAGCGAGAGAGTGACAATCTTAAGATAATGGTTTAGGATGAGAATGAGGTGTAACTACATCTTAAAATATCTTTACTCTTTCAGAAGATATTTTAGGACAAGAATGAGATGTACCAACGTTTACATTTATAGACCAAAGACTTTATATCTCTCAAGAACACTTTATCGTAAGATACTTTCAGGACAAGAAGGAGATGTAACAACTTTATCGTAAGATACTTTCAGGACAAGAAGGAGATGTAACAACTTTATCGTAAGATACTTTCAGGACAAGAAGGAGATGTAACATCTTAAGATATAATCTCGTTCAGAAGATATTCTCTGCAAGAATTTTAGGACAAGAAGGAGGTGTAACAACCTCTTAAGATAATTCTCTCAGACTTTCTTTCAGAAGATTTTAGGACAAGAGTGAGGTGTAACAACATCTTAAGATATCTTTACTCTTTCAGAAGATATCTTTAGGATAAGAAGGAGATGTAACTACATCTTACTTCTCAGAGAAGTTTACAAGAGACCCCGTCCGGGACCCTTGTAAACTAACACTAAACTATCCTCAGTTCCTGAAGGGGCATGTGTGATGATCCCCTCCACACAGCTCTATTCCATTCTCCCTCATCTCTGCCAGTGTCTTCTTGAGGATTTCCAGGTTCTCTTTAAACTCTTGTATGACCTCGGGAGATATGGTGTGTATCCTCTCAACCCTCTCCAAATCGTCATCCGACATGGTGTAGTAACTCTCTCCATTGTAATAAGTCTCATCGGATGGAAACTTTAGCCCGGTGGTAAAGGCGTCTGCGAGACTGTTGGCCGATGCGTGCAGGAGCTCCCCATCAAAGACGTAGACCCTCTTGTCCCTGCACGTCATGACGATGCACTCCTCATCCGTGTCTGTTCCCTCCAAGACCCCGAGCACCACCATCGACACAATCTTGTCGAGGTAGGGAGCAGTTCCAGTCGTCATTCTCGACGCCGCTCGCTTTGTACTTGGTGGTGTGGATGCCTCCGAGTCTGAGGGTAAACTGTCCGGGCATGGAGACGGAGGATGCGGGAGGGAAGCACGACAACTCATCGACCTCTTGTAGGTAGTAGCTGTCGTCGTCGATGTTGTCCTCGATGTTGTCCTCGATGTTGTTCTCGATGGCGGACATCTTTGTAAACAGCTCTGTGATAGCTTTGCTCTTGGATCTCGTGGTTGGTGCCATTTCTGACTGTAGGAGGTCTTATTGGCGTAAACTCTCTCCATACACCCTCAAATCTTTATCGGGGTATTGTTAAGGAGGCTGTTGCGATCGTCTAAGATGGTTCGTATACAAAAGACGCGACAATGTTGGACATGAGATCTATGGTGACTGTTCATCCCGCTCTGATCGCAAAGCCCAAAGGGAAGACTGCGAGCGGGGGCGGCGCCGCTCCCAAGAAGAGAGGCAGACCCAAGAAGAATACCGTGGAACCAGCGGTGTGTACCCCAGCGGCACGTGCCGGCAACGGTGTGACGAGGTACACGAACCCTCTCGTAGAGAGTCTTGTGAGAGACAACCCTTTCAGAGGAGATAGTCCTAGAGGAGATAGTCCTAGAGGAGATAGTCCTAGAGGAGATAGTCCTAGAGGAGATAGTCCTAGAGGAGATAGTCCTAGAGGAGATAGTCCTAGAGGAGATAGTCCTAGAGGAGATAGTCCTAGAGGAGATAGTCCTAGAGGAGATAGTCCTAGAGGAGATAGTCCTAGAGGAGATAGTCCTAGAGGAGATAGTCCTAGAGGAGATAGTCCTAGAGGAGATAGTCCTAGAGGAGATAGTCCTAGAGGAGATAGTCCTAGAGGAGATAGTCCTAGAGGAGATAGTCCTAGAGATAATCTTGCAGACCAAACTCTTGCAGACCAAACTCTTCTGAGAGAAAGTCTTGTGAGAGAAAGTCTTGTGAGAGAAAGTCTTGTGAGAGACAATCCTAGAGACACTCTCAGGAAAGACAGCTCTAGAGCTAATCCTCTGACAGAAAGTCTCCTGGAGGAATCCGCAGCCCCCAAACCTCACAGGGGAGCGCGCCGCAAGCCTCTGGTCCTGACCAAGGAGATGGAGGAGAAGCTGGAAGCCCTCGACAGGGACATGAGGACCGCTGAAGAGACCAAGGTCAGCATAGCGGGCTCCGCCGGAATACCTGTGACGGCTCTGCCCGGGATGGAGGCTCTGGGTGTCATGCAGATGGTGAGCTCCCTGGGGTTCCTCGACGCGGGAGATAAGCCAAACTTTATAAAGACCATGGTCGTCAAGTACCTGGACGTCTTTCTGTCTATGGGAGGTTCGGCTCCGAAGCCCTGCCTGGTCAACGTTCCCAGGGGCTACAGGAGGTTCAAGCAGTCTAGCTCGGTGTCTCCAGCCTACGCCGCCAAGCTGTCTTCTGAAGACACCGAAGCCTGGGCGGGAGCGGCGGGGGCGGCGGTGGAGGCCAAGATGAGGCACACGGCAGCCGTCCTGGAGTCCAGGAACCTCTCCCTGGAACCCTACGGCTCCGACCCCGTCAAGCTCGAGAGGAGCGCGCTGGCGGCCTACGTGGAGCTAATGTCCATGGCGGAGGAAGCGGAGGGAGAGGACCTGGAGGGGATAGTCTCGGACTGCAGGGTCTTCAGGACCAGCACAGAGTGGTGCAGGGACCTATCTCAGACCGTCTCGTCCTGGTGGCCTCCGCTCAGGGAGGCTATATCCAGGGGAGGGACGGCTCTCTCGGACTATGTGTCAGACAGGGAGGTGGCCGTCATCAGGGGTAGGAGCAGGGTCCCGGCTCTCTCGTGTGTACTGCTGTACGGCAAGAGGGTCGACGACAACGACGCTCCCCTGACTGCTCCTCAGACAGTCCTCAAACCCTTTGACGTGACAGACTATTCCAGGAGGCTCGGCGGAGTGTGGCTCCACCACGCCAGGTTCCCCGAGTACGCTCCCAAGAGGTTGTTTGACCCCAGGCCGGGCGCCGAACCCGTCCTCATACGGACTTGCGCCGGCTACCTCATGACAGAGGAGAGGGGACCTCTGAGGTGCTGGAGCAAGGACGCTCACATGTACCAGATAAGCCTAGAGATTTACAACAGGCTCACGACCGAGCTCAACGCCGTCCCTCCTCAGACCAGGTGCGGGAGATACAACGCCAAGTGGCTGTCTATAAACGGTCCAACCGGAGTGCAAAAGATTGTGCTGGCCGCCGCGAGGGCTCTGGCGGAACCCAGGCTTAGCTGGAACGACGTGTTTGAGGTGTGAGGATGTTGTATGACGATAGAGACTCTTTTGGCCCTCTGGGTGAAAAGGAGTCTACAGAGATATAAACTTTTGCGCATCTCGTCATGAGAGAATATAGTCTATAAATGTTGTACCACATTTTCAGGCCAATGACTATCTCAGTCTTGAGAGAGCATCTTAAGATGTTACATCTCCTTCTTATCCTAGAAATATTCTTGAGAGAGTATCTTACGATAGTGGTATCTCACGATAGTGGTATCTCACGATAGTGGTATCTCACGATAGTGGTATCTCACGATAGTGGTATCTCACGATAGTGGTATCTCACGATAGTGGTATCTCACGATAGTGGTATCTCACGATAGTGGTATCTCACGATAGTGGTATCTCACGATAGTGGTATCTCACGATAGTGGTATCTCACGATAGTGGTATCTCACGATAGTGGTATCTCACGATAGTGGTATCTCACGATAGTGGTATCTCACGATAGTGGTATCTCACGATAGTGGTATCTCACGATAGTGGTATCTCACGATAGTGGTATCTCACGATAGTGGTATCTCACGATAGTGGTATCTCACGATAGTGGTATCTCACGATAGTGGTATCTCACGATAGTGGTATCTCACGATAGTGGTATCTCACGATAGTGGTATCTCACGATAGTGGTATCTCACGATAGTGGTATCTCACGATAGTGGTATCTCACGATAGTGGTATCTCACGATAGTGGTATCTCACGATAGTGGTATCTCACGATAGTGGTATCTCACGATAGTGGTATCTCACGATAGTGGTATCTCACGATAGTGGTATCTCACGATAGTGGTATCTCACGATAGTGGTATCTCACGATAGTGGTATCTCACGATAGTGGTATCTTCTGAAAGAGTAAAGTATCTTAAGATGTTACATCCCCTTCTTGTCCTAGAAAGTCTTGAGAGAATAAAGACGTCCACATTTAGAGATTCTATAAATGTTGGTACACCTCATTCTTGTCCTGAAATCTTCTGAAAGAGAATAAAGTCTTAAGATATCTTAAGATAATGGTCTATAAATGTTGTTACATCTCCTTCTTGTCCTAAACTTCTATCGTAAGATACTCTTTCAGAGAAAGTCTTCTGAGAGAATATATCTTAAGATTACTACTATCTTACGATATTAGTCTTGAGATGTTACATCTCCTATAAAGTATCTAGAGGTCCATAAATGTCGTTACACCTCATTCTCACGCAAACCCTTTCCCCTCCGAGGGGAAAAGGTTTAAAACTCTATCTAGACTCCCTTGGCAGGAACGGTCCTATAGTAGTAGTCTCTAGACGCGAGCTGTTCTCGCACCTTTTTCACGAGGTGGTTGGCGGCCGCCACCGGCTTTCCCTTTCTCGTCATGGTCACGTTCACTCCGTCGTGGATGTAGTTTACAGAGTCTGTCTCTCCCACAGACTCTAGGTACTCTTTCAGGAGGGACTTGTAGTCTCCTCCCGCAACCTCCACGGCAGAGGGTCTCTTGGTCCCCACCACCCTGGACAGGGCCTGAGCCACGGTACCCCCGCTACCCTCCACGACTCCCGACTCTGCTCCGGACACCGTGAAGCCTCCGAGCTCAGACTGCGCGACGACGAGGCCGTCTCCGGCGGGACCTTTTGCCACCTTGACCACCGCGTCGTCGTCGTGCTCCCTAAAGTACCCCTCGCGTCTGAGGAGGTCCAGGGCCTGCCCGGCCGCCTCCTTTGCCCTGTCTCTCTTTATGGCTCCCGTCGCCTTCCCGATGACCCTGCCCTTGAGGGTGATGACTGTGGTGTCTCCCCTGTGGTCGTAGACTGCGTCCCCGCCGAGCACGTCCTTCTTGACGTCCATGAGCTCCTTGAGCCTGGTGACTGTGTCAAACAGAGCCGTGTAGTCCAGGCTGATGTCCATGTCGTCGAAAATGTCTGCCATGATCTTGTAGGACACGACGGCCCCCAGGCCGTCTATGGAGTACTCGTCGTCCACGGCCGTGCACACCGCTCCCAGGAAGGCCTCGAAGGTGTCTTCGAGCAGGCTCTCCCTGGCCGAGGGGTTGACTGGCACGGGGCCCGACCTTATAAACTTCCAGAACCCCAGAGAGTTTGCTATGGAGGAGAAAGATTTCTTGGAGCCGTAGTAAATCTTTAACCTCGCCACCGTCTTGACGCCCTTGGGGCTGTTGAGCTGCGGGAACCTCTTGAGAAAGTAAGAGGGGAAAAAGTAGGACGCCACTCCGTCCCCCACAATCTCCAGAGCCTCGTAGTTGTCGTCGGGGTTCACGCTCTTGGGCGTAAACACCTTGTTCCACAGGTCTCGTCTCCCCACTATGACGGGGATGTACTTGTCTTTGACGCTCTTTGCGAGCAAGTTTCTCAACCAACCTTCCATCTCGAGTGACTTGTTTTTCTGAGACGTAAACCGTCGATAATTTTCAACACCAGCAAATGTCTTTTCAGAGAGATTACGAGTCAGAGTGGAACGCGGCGCTCGTCGAGGAGCACGGAGAAGGGGGCTCCGGGTTCTCCCACGGACGTTTCGCGGGCCTGAGGACGTGCGAGCAGAGGCTGTACAGGCCTCCGGGAAAGGTCGAGGAGGGGACCGTAAAGTGCCCCGGGTGTGGGAGCAGGAGGGTGCACGCCCTGCAGAGGCAGACTAGGTCGGTGGACGAGCCCATGACCCTGTTTGCCATGTGCTCAGAGTGCGGCAAGAGGTGGACCAGGTAGAAAAGGGGGGTTTTAAACCAGTCTGATACAATCTCTAGATGCTTTAGCAGAGTATCTGGAGATATCTCACAGGGGGTTGAAAATATTTTACGGTATGATCGCCTCACTCTAAAACACTTTACATTCACCATGAGCATGATCCAAGCCTACCTGTGCGACTCTGTGTCCGGAGAGCCCTACACTTGCAAGGGGGACCTGTGCGAGATCCCCTTTAGCAGAAACTTTACCATAGATTTGGTGAACCTGTCTGTCTCTACCGAGTTTCAGGTCAGGATCACCATGACTCCCTACCACGACCTGGGAACCTTTGTGGTGGAGCCCAAGAAGGTCTTTTCCATCAAGAGGGCCGCAAAGGGAGACGCGGCCTTTAAGGTGGTGAGGGCCGCCGGGTGGCTGCCCGACACTCCCCAGGTCCTGTCCCTCTTTGTCTACAAGAGGCTCCATCCCGTCGACTGGCCTCGCGGAGGTATGGACGACGACCTGGAGACCGACGGGGGTACGGTCATCGTCCCCGGCGAGGCAACCGGACAGAGGTTCTCGGCCGCGACAGAGGTTCCCACCAGGTTTCTCTTTAAGAGAATGTTTGTCGTGAAGGGTGTATAGATTAGGACATTTGCGCTTATTCCACGAGGGTCTCTGACCCTCTCGGAATAAAGAGTCTGAAATGTATTGTTGCTAGAGAATGTATTCTCTACGAGATTAGTCTCTGAAAGAGTTTTAGTCTTATCCTAAAGTTTTACTCTCAGTATTCTTTCTCTACAAGAATAGTCTCAGAAAGATATCTTAAGACACTATCTTAAGATAGTATGTATCTCTATTTTGTCTGAAGCGATGGCCTATCTCAAGCTTGTTTTAAACAGCGTCCCGTCTTTCCAGTCCCTAAACACTATTCGCTACAGACATGGACTGCAAGAGAGCATCTTTCAGAGGCTTTACGGACGAGAGGGGTTACCTGGACCAGGTCTCTCACGTCGTGGAAAACGGCAAACGCAGGGGAGACAGGACAGGCACGGGAGTCTTGTCCATGTTTGGGTCTCAGGCGAGGTACGGCCTCAAGGGACAGTTTCCCCTCCTCACGACCAAGAGGGTCTTTTGGAAGGCCGTCGTGGAGGAGCTGCTGTGGTTCGTCAGAGGGTCCACAAACTCCAAAGAGCTCTCCGAGAAGGGGGTAAAGATCTGGGACGCCAACGGTTCCAGAGACTTTTTGGACAAGAGGGGCTTCGAGCACAGGGAAGAGGGAGACCTGGGACCGGTGTACGGGTTCCAGTGGAGGCATTTCGGGGCAGAGTACACGGACATGAGGGCAGACTACTCGGGGATGGGGGTGGATCAGCTGCAAAACGCCGTGGACCTCATCAGGAACAACCCAGAAGACAGGCGCATCATCGTGTGTGCCTGGAACCCCAAAGACTTGGGTCTCATGGCCCTTCCTCCGTGCCATGCCATGTGTCAGTTTTACGTGAGCGACGGAGAGCTCTCGTGCCAGCTCTACCAGAGGTCAGGGGACATGGGGCTCGGGGTGCCCTTTAACATCGCCAGCTACTCTCTCCTCACGTACATGATGGCTCACGTCACCGGGCTAGAACCGGGAGAGTTTGTCCACACCCTGGGAGATGCTCACGTCTACCTTGACCACGTGGAACCGCTGAGGATTCAGCTCGAGAGGGAGCCCAGACCCTTTCCCACACTGAGGATAAACAGGAGGGTGGAGAGCCTGGACGACTTTAAGGCAGAGGATTTCTCCCTGGAGGGCTACGACCCTCACCCCTCCATAAGGATGAGGATGGCAGTCTGATGCTCAGAATGGTCTGATGCTCAGAGTATAGAAATATCTTGAGATGTATAACCATCTCGAGATAGTTAGTAAGTTTCTGAGAGAATATAGATGTTGTTACATCTCCTTCTTGTCCTGAAAGTATCTTACGATAAAGTATCTTACGATGTTGTACCACATTTTTACTCTCCTTAAAGTTCTTGCGAGATAATATCTTAAGATGTTACATCTCATTCTTATCCTAGAAAGTTTCTGAGAGATAATAGTATCTACGATAGTAGTATCTTAAGATCCTATGTCGTTACATCTCCTTCTTATCCTAGAAAGTTCTTGAGATATCTTAAGATTCTATAAATGTTGGTACATCTCCTTCTTGTCCTAAAACTTTGGTAATCTTAAACCTTTTCGTTACTAAAACGTAATGAGGATACTGGATCTTTTCAGCGGTACGCACTCTGTGCCCAAAGCGTGCGCTCAGAGAGAGGGTTGGTCGTGCGTCACAGTGGACCTGGCCGACTCTGACTACAATGTGGACGTCCTCGAGTGGGACTATACCAAAGACCTAAAACCCAGAGAGTTCGACGTGGTGTGGGCCAGTCCCCCGTGCAGGTACTTTAGCAAGCTCAGGGAGAGCAACATAGGCAGGGGAGGCATGACAAAGGGGAGCGTCAAGGAGGACCTCGAGACCAAGGGTCTTCCGCTGCTCAGGAGAGCCATGGAGATCATCGCCTACCTCCAGCCCAAAAAGTTTATCGTAGAGAATCCCGACACGGGTCGCATGAAAGATTACATGACAGAGTGGCCTCACTACGTCGTCGACTACTGCGCCTACTCTGACTGGGGCTACAGAAAGAGGACCAGGCTGTGGACAGACATCGAGGGGTTCGTGCCCAAGACGTGCTCGGGGAAGGAATCTTGCCCCAACATGGAGAGGAATCCTTCTTCGGGACGGTGGAGGCACGTGCTGGCCACAGACGCTGGAGGCAGGGGTAGGAAGGGAACCACGAGGAGGTTGAGGTACAGGGTCCCGCCTGCCATGATCTTGGAGCTGTTGGACCTGTGCTGAGCTCGTAACGGCTGTCGCAAATATCTCTTGTAAATGTTCTCTCACAAGAATCTTATGAAAGAATATCTTGTGAAAGAATATCTTGTGAAAGAATATCTTGTGAAAGAATATCTTGTGAAAGAATATCTTGTGAAAGAATATCTTGTGAAAGAATATCTTGTGAAAGAATATCTTGTGAAAGAAAGTCTTAAGATAGTAGTATATCTTACGATATCCTTCTTCTATAAATGTTGTTACATCTCAGTTCTATCTCAGCTCTAACTCCACATTTTTAGGCCAAAGACTATATCTTCTGAAAGAATGTCTTCTGAAAGAATCTTAAGATACTCTCACATAATCTTCTGAAAGAGTATCTCACGATAGTGGTATCTCACGATAGTGGTATCTCACGATAGTGGTATCTCACGATAGTGGTATCTCACGATAGTGGTATCTCACGATAGTGGTATCTCACGATAGTGGTATCTCACGATAGTGGTATCTCACGATAGTGGTATCTCACGATAGTGGTATCTCACGATAGTGGTATCTCACGATAGTGGTATCTCACGATAGTGGTATCTCACGATAGTGGTATCTCACGATAGTGGTATCTCACGATAGTGGTATCTCACGATAGTGGTATATCTTCCGAAGGAATCTTAAGATACTCTCACATAATCTTTATATCCACAATCTTTGGAGCTCGAGTACAATACGTGTTTCTCCACACAATGCTCGGTCCGCTGCGCGGGGTGTAAAAAAACGCAAACACAATGCTGTGGGAAGCCGTAACCGATAAACCAGTCAAGCTGAAGGGTCTCCTCGAGCTCCTTCTCAACAACATGGACTCTGCGAGTTGGTAGTAACCTCCCAGTCCGTGTCTGTCGTAGACTACCAGAGCAACATGGCCGTGACGGCGTCCATGCCGTCCTCGGTCTTTACGAGCTACGTCTACAAGTCCGACGCAGAGTGCATGTACGCCGGACTGCCTCACGCCGCTCTGCCCGACCTAAAGTCCTTCAAGGCCAAGTGCAAGGTGACGCTGAGGCTCATGGGTGACCCAGAGTGCGGGCAGTACACGATGAAGATTATCATCGCAAACGCCAGCCACATGTCCACCAGCATAAACATGGCCGTGGATCACGTTAAAAAGGAAGTAGACAGGGGGCACCCAGAGGGGACGGGCAAGCCGTTTACGCTCACCCAGCAAGAGTTCAACACCTTCTGCAAGACCTTCAAGCAGGGTCCGGTGAACCTGGGTGTTTTCGGAGGAGTCCTGGTGGCATCCGGAGGAGTGGACGGCATCAAGGTGAAGGAGGTCGCCTTTGGAGCGCCAGACTGCGTCACGCCTCACGTAAAGCTGTGCGTCCACGCAGAAAAGATGTCCAGGCTCGTCAAGATGGGACCCTTTTCTGCCGGATCTCTCACAGTCTGCGTGGCTCATGGATCCGTCACCGTGTCCACTCACGGACACTTGGGATCCCTGACCGTGACTCTCTTTGAGGGCTAATGTATTGAAGACGTGGGCGATGTCGCTCGGTTCCACTACCGGTCACTCTCGGTAAAGGAACTTTCTCTGACACAATGAGCATCCCTACGGTCATAGCGTTTAGCGGCAACATTGGAGCGGGCAAGTCCACGCTCCTCAGGGGTCTGGAGGCTGCGGGGTACGAGGTGGTGCCCGAAGACTTTTCCAGATGGGGCCAACTGTTTGAGATGGCCCTGGAGGATCCAAACAGGTGGAAGTTTTCTAGCCAGCTCAAGATTATGCTCACCCAGAGCGAGATCCAGAGGGACGCAAAGAAATCCGACAGCAGGGTCGTGGTGCTCGAGAGGACCACAGAGTGCGTGCTGGATTTCTGCGACGTGGCCATGGAACAGGGGCAGATCCTCCCCGCCGAACACGACATGCTCGTGCAGATTTGGGAAAAGGTAAACGTCCCCGTCGACGCCAAAATCTTTCTGAGCACTCCTCCCGAAAAGTGCATGGAGAGGATAGCTGTCAGGGGCCGAGAGTTTGAGAGGGGTATACCGGTAGAGTACCTGTCGTCCCTCCACTCCAAGTTTGCCATAGATCCAGACTATATAATGTCTGGTCTCGAGAGCAAGGAAGTGGTTCTGGCAAACGCCATAGAGCTGATTGAGAGGATCGCGTCTAGAAATGTGCGGTAAATGTCGTCGCGTCTTGTTGTATATTCTCGCCTAAAAAAGAGAATAGAGAATCTAGCGACAGATGTAGAAATGTGTGACATCTTCTGAAAGAATACTTCGTAAGATGTTGTTACATCTCCTTCTTGTCCTGAAAGTCTTGAGAGAGAAAGAATCTTAAGATGTTACATCTCCTTCTTGTCCTAAAATCTTCTGAAAGAGAATATCTTAAGATAGTAGACTGAGAGAATATAGTCTTGCAATATCTTAAGATTGTTACATCTTAAGATATATTCTAGCATCTACGTCTAGCATCTACGTCTAGCATCTACGTCTAGCATCTACGTCTAGCATCTACGTCTAGCATCTACGTCTAGCATCTACGTCTAGCATCTACGTCTAGCATCTACGTCTAGCATCTACGTCTAGCATCTACGTCTAGCATCTACGTCTAGCATCTACGTCTAGCATCTACGTCTAGCATCTACGTCTAGCATCTACGTCTAGCATCTACGTCTAGCATCTACGTCTAGCATCTACGTCTAGCATCTACGGCTCACCTCTGAATAGTCTAGAGACGCCAAATACTTTAAGACTGATCCCGTTAGGATCGCAAAGATCTTTTGAGACAAAACTCTGCGAGACACTACGTTAGATGCGCAGAGTTTACGGCTGTAACTAACTATTTTCAGAAGATATCCTGTCTGATGACTGAGTACCAAAGTCTCTAGAGAGAAAGTCTCTAGAGAGAAAGTCTCTAGAGAGAAAGTCTCTAGAGAGAAAGTCTCTAGAGAGAAAGTCTCTAGAGAGAAAGTCTCTAGAGAGAAAGTCTCTAGAGAGAAAGTCTCTAGAGAGAAAGTCTCTAGAGAGAAAGTCTCTAGAGAGAAAGTCTCTAGAGAGAAAGTCTCTAGAGAGAAAGTCTCTAGAGAGAAAGTCTCTAGAGAGAAAGTCTCTAGAGAGAAAGTCTCTAGAGAGAAAGTCTCTAGAGAGAAAGTCTCTAGAGAGAAAGTCTCTAGAGAGAAAGTCTCTAGAGAGAAAGTCTCTAGAGAGAAAGTCTCTAGAGAGAAAGTCTCTAGAGAGTCTTTGGGAAGAGAGTTTCTGACTGCTAATCTCACAACCATAAATATCTTGTGAGATAGAAAGGGTTTACGGGTTACCAGCATCTTTGTTGCAAACATTCTTGCGGTGAAACAGCTGCAATCTAGCTAGACCTTTTCTTTCGGTGAACAGTGTTTCATTCAGAAGAAGACTCTCTCAAGATTAGTCTTTCAGGAGATAGAAAGTATCTTACGATAGTACATCTTTAGTCTATAAATGTTGGAGAAGAACTGAGGTGTACCGACATTTGCAGAATCTTAAGATATCTCTCAAGATTAGTCTTTCAGAAGATATTCTTTCAGAAGATTAGTATCTTACGATAGATACTCTCTCATGAGTAAATATCTTAAGATATATAGAAAGTATTTGGACTAAAAATGTTGGAGAAGAACTGAGGTGTAGTTACATTTGCAGAATATCTTACGATAGTAATCTTAAGATATTACAATCTTAAGATTCTTTACACTTTCAGAAGATTTATCCTCTCACAGTCTCCAGACTAGTCTTTGCCAGTCTAGAGACCCGTCTAAAAGTCTTTACAAACTCTCTACGTCTATTCCATATCGTTGTCGTACGGGGGGAGTCTACTCTGCTCTATGGCGTCCATGTAGTTCTCGAGGGCGTCCAGGAGCTTTCCTCCCACGCCCCGTCCCCACTTTCTCCTAAAGGCCTGTCCCCTGGGCTCTTCTACCGCTGCGGCCGCGGGTTCGTCACCCAGGACGGTGGGATCGTCAGAGGCGACAATCTGAGGCTCGGCGGTAGCGGGGTACCTGGGGGCGGTCAGGACAGACAGGAGGTCAGTCAGGACGGCAGGGGCGTCCCTGCGGGCCCCGGCAATCACCAGCCTCCTCCCCCTGCTTGTCCTGATGACGGCAGACTCTCCAAAGGCCTTGGGAAACAGGAGGCCGGCGGGAGCTGGGATCCTGGAGGACAGAGCCAGTTCAGGCGTCCTCTTGGCGGTCAGGTCTCCCGTAGCGAGCCTCCTGTACGCAGCGATAACCTCAGAGACCCTGGCCTTTATAATCCTGTCGAGCCTGGGCTTCCACTCGTCGACCAGGTCGGGGTCAGAGTACACCTCGGCGAAGGCAATGTCGTCAGACAGGCCGTGAACGCCGTCCGGCCTGTACCTGCCCTCCCTCAGCCTGATTTGGTGGAGCGTCTCCCCGTTGGAAAAGACTGGGACGGCTCTGGCCACCGTGTACGCCAGGGCGGCCTCGTACTCTGCTCCGGATCCGGAAGACAGGGCCCTCACCAGGGCGGCGAGGTACTCTGGGCCGGTGTCGACGTACATGTTGGCCAGGGCTGTAGCCGCGTCTCCGTTGGGAGGAGGGGAAGGAGACGAGGACGTCGCCGAAGCTCCGAAGCTCTGGAGGTGCCTCACGTAAGCGTCGTACATCTCCCTGGTCTCTGGGATCCTCTTGCCCGAGAACGTCAGGTACTCCACGAGAGGGTTGCCCATCATGCGGACAGACACCCAGTTGTCCACGTACCACCTCCTCGACGCCAGTCCTCCTCTGAGGGCGCCAGTGGAACCCTCTGGGAGGACGGTGGCCTTGATGCTGTGCCCCGCCACCCAAGGGGCGCCGGTCATGATGCTGACCATGGAAGTCTCAGGTATGTTCAGCCTGGGGTTGCGGACGCTGGGGGCAGGTCCTGGTTTGGCGTCTGGGATCCTGAAGGGCGGCTTGACCATAGGGGTCCTGGGAGATGGACGGTCTGGGGCCCTCCTCCGCATAAAAGCCTTAAACTCGTCCATGGTCCTGGCGTTCTGGGGAAAGACTGTGTCCCTCAGGACTATGTTGGCGTGCCTGTCCTTGCCCTCTGCCGCCACGTCCAGGAAGGGGTGGACCATCTTGTAGGGCATGGCCCTCAGGATGGTGGCGCACAGCATCGCGTCCACCGTCTGGGTGTTGTCCCTGGTGGGAGCGATCCTCAGGACCGCCTGCATGACGTCCGGGCTCGATATGCCCACGAGGACCTCCGCTCCCAGCACTGGGATATATTCGGGGGGCATGGTGTGACGCACGGCCTTGTACAGGCCCCTGTGCTTCTTTCTCTGGGCCGGGAGCTTCACGACCTTGTGGGCATGGATGGACTTGAGGATCTTTTCCGCCTCTCTGGCAGCCTCGTCCACGGGCGCTGGGGGAAAGCGCCTCGGGGGGAACCTGCCTCCCCCGAAGCCCCTGGGCCTGACGGTCCCCCTGACGGTCTTGGCCGGTTTTGGAGGACCTGCCGCCGCACCGCCGGCTGTTGCGCCTGCGGGTCTAGCGGCCGGTCTTCCTCCCGCCGCTCGTCTTCCGCCTGTGGCGGGTCTCTCGCCTCCTCCTCCTCTCCTCACCTTGGCTAACGCGTTTAGGTACATGTCTGTTTTCTTTAAAACGCAGAACCATAAAAATGCACAGGTGCAATTGTAACAGAGTGTCGGGACACCTCTCGGCAGTGAGGTCCTCGGGACTGGAAAACGGACCTTTCGGCCCTTCAGGTTTTGGACCCTCCATGTGGTTCACTATGCACAGCGGAGCCGCAGAGAGGGCCATCAGGGGAGGCTACCTGACCGAGAACGAGAAGGCGGCCTGGGAGTCTTGGCTGCGGAACCTCTGGGTCTGCATCCCCTGCGAGTCTTGCAGGAGGCACTATGTGGGGATTATAAACGCTGTGGACTTTGGGAGCGTAAACACTGGAGACAAAGTCTTTAGGCTCACGGTAGATATCCACAACATGGTCAACGCTCGGTTGAATAGACCGCACGTAACGCTCCAAAAGGCTGTACGTATCTACGGTTTGGATACCAAACTCGGACCTGCATCTACTATAACTTTCAGAGCAAATACGAGCACTTTTAACTGAGACTGAAAAATATCTCTGAGACTGAAAATATCTGCAAACGGTATCTACCAGTACAAATTTGTCCAAAGATAATATCTGAGAAGATCATGGCCTGCTACAGACCACGTTGCGACAGCCCAGATCCCTACGCCGACTGGGGCGACTGCGAGTCGGTGTCTTCCCTCGGATCCTTTGGAGGCGACCACGACGAAGAGGACTCTTTTCAGGATCCTCTGGTGTTTGGGGACGAAGACGTCTTTGAGGAGCCCGAGAGGGTCCACGTTCCCATCGTGGACATTTGCAAGGCGGTCGGGATGTCTGAGGAGGAAGAGAGAAGGGCCATAGCGGCCAGAAAGGCAGAAGAGGCCACAAAGGAGCTGTCTGAGACCATGAGCGGGAAACTGAGGTGGCTCTCTGACTCTGCCTGCGACAAACCGGGACCCAAGAGGAGAAAGAAGAAGGGCCTGTCTATGGCAGACTATCCCACCCTCGGTTCCGAGGCTCCTGCAGACTCTAGCATCAAGCTGAGCAAGATTGGAAAGGGCTGCACCCTAGTCATGGCGTCTGGAGGCACCAGAGTGGAAGGATCTCACCCTCTTGTCAGAGAGTTTAACGGTGAGAAGCCTCCCAAGAATGTGGGCAGAAAATCTGGCCCCGCTTGGTTCGGCTACCTCTCTGCGAAAAATGCCACCGACAAAAAGACTGGCGGCAAACAGTCTGACAAGGAAGCCGAAGACGATTGGACATTTGTGAGCAAAAAGGGCAAGGGTATCAAGCCCGAAGACGCAAAACCTCAAGGTGTGAAACCTCAGCACGCCATACGCCGCGACGACAGGCACCGTCACGGAATGAGAGGCACCAGATACGGAGCTCCAAATTACGGCTACAGAGATCAGCAGCAGCAACAGCGTCCTGCTCAGGGACAGCAACAGCGTCCTGCTCAGGGACAGCAACAGCGTCCTGCTCAGCAGCCCAGACCTCAAGGACAGCAACAGCGTCCTGCTCAGCAGCCCAGACCTCAAGGACAGCAACAGCGTCCTGCTCAGCAGCCCAGACCTCAAGGACAGCAACAGCGTCCTGCTCAGCAGCCCAGACCTCAAGGACAGCAACAGCGTCCTGCTCAGCAGCCCAGACCTCAAGGACAGCAACAGCGTCCTACTCGGCAGCAGTCCATGCCTCAGGGTCAGCAGTCCAGAGGACAGTGGCAGAGACATCCTCGCGAAGGTGAGGCTCAGTGGACTCAGAGGCAGCCTGCTCAGCAGCAGCCTGCTCAGCAGCAGTCTGCTCAGCAGCAGTCTGCTCAGCAGCAGCCTGCTCAGCAGCAGTCTGCTCAGCAGCAGTCTGCTCAGCAGCAGCGTCCCGCTCCGCAAAAACCTCTGAGAAAGAGCAAGCCTCCTCCCACCAATCAGAGGATAGTGAAACCCCAAAAACCCAAGACCCCAGAGCCCCAGAGCCCTCAGCAAGACTGGTTCGACAGTGTTTAAACTAGACTAGAAATTATTTGCATATCCCTCCAAAGAGGGGGATATGCAATATTTTATTCCACAGTCACCGTGTATCTTATAATAAAAGGAAATGTCTTCTGTAACCGGTTCAGGTATCACAAGTGGTTTCATCGACTTGGCCACTTATGACAATCTCGAGAGAGCAATGTACGGGGGCTCGGACGCCACCACGTACTTTGTCAAGGAGCACTACCCCGTGGGGTGGTTCACCAAGCTGCCGTCTCTGGCCGCCAAGATGTCGGGCAACCCGGCTTTCGGGCAGCAGTTTTCGGTCGGCGTTCCCAGGTCCGGGGATTACATCCTCAACGCCTGGGTGGTGCTCAAGACCCCCGAGGTCAAGCTCCTGGCCGCAAACCAGCTCGCGGCCAACGGCACCATCAGGTGGACAAAGAACCCCATGCACAACATTGTGGAGAGCGTGACCCTCTCCTTCAACGACATCAGCGCCCAGACCTTTAACACTGCCTACCTGGACGCCTGGAGCGAGTACACCATGCCAGAGGCCAAGCGCATCGGCTACTATAACATGATCGGCAACACCAGCGATCTCATCAACCCCGCCCCGGCCACAGGCCAGAACGGCGCCAGGGTCCTCCCCGCCAAGAACCTGGTCCTCCCCCTCCCCTTCTTCTTCTCCAGAGACAGCGGCCTGGCCCTGCCCGTCGTCTCCCTTCCCTACAACGAGATCAGGATCAGCGTCAAGCTGAGGGCCATCCAGGATCTCCTGATTCTCCAGAACAACACCACAGGGGCAATCAGCCCCATCGTGGCCGCCGACCTCGAGGGAGGTCTCCCAGACACCGTCGAGGCCCACGTCTACATGACCGTCGGCCTCATCACCGGGGATGAGAGACAGGCCATGAGCAGCACAGTCAGAGACATGGTCGTGGAGCAGGTGCAGGCCGCCCCAGTCCACATGGTCAACCCAAGGAACGCGGCAACTTTCCACACCGACATGCGGTTCTCGCACTCTGTCAAGGCCCTGATGTTTATGGTGCAGAACGTCACACACCCTTCGGTCGGCTCCAACTACACCTGCGCCACTCCCGTCGTGGGAGCCGACAACACTGTCCTGGAGCCGGCCCTGGCGGTCGACCCCGTCAAGAGCGCCAGCCTGGTGTACGAAAACACCACAAGGCTCCCGGACATGGGAGTCGAGTACTACTCGCTGGTGCAGCCCTGGTATTATGCCACCTCCATCCCAGTCAGCACTGGGCACCACCTCTACTCTTATGCCCTCAGCCTGCAGGACCCCCACCCCTCAGGATCCACCAACTACGGCAGACTGACCAACGCCAGCATCAACGTCACACTGTCCGCAGAGGCCGCCACGGCCGCAGCAGGAGGCGGAGGCAACAACTCTGGGTACACCGCCGCCCAAAAGTACGCCCTCATCGTCCTGGCCATCAACCACAACATTATCCGCATCATGAACGGTTCGATGGGATTCCCAATCTTGTAAAGAGTATTTTTCTGCGCAAAGTCTTTTCCGTCATGGGTCCTCCATGATGGAAATAAAACATGAAGGGTCCGTTTGCCACAAAACGGGTCTTTTCGGAGTCACTTGTCTCTGACAAATCTTAAAAAACATGGCAAACTTTGTGACAGACTCTCGCAACGGACTCACCATCTCTTGCGCTCCTCAGGATCAGTCTCACCTGCACTCCACAATCAGGGCTCTGGTTATGGAGGGCGATTCTGTAATCTTTAGAGGACTGCCGCATCCAGACATTCACCGCGAAGCTCCCCCCGCCGGACTGAAGATCAAGGACTGCCTGGTGTACGATTCGTACGAAGGCGCCTTGGTCAATGTCTTTTGGCACGGAGGGCAGTGGTGGTTCTGCACCAACAAGAAGCTGCGCATCGACAGGGCCTCTTGGAGCGCCTCTCCCGGCAGCTTTAAGAGAGCTTTCGTCAACTGCCTGAGGAAAATGTGGAGGGACGACAAGAGTTGGGCCGATCTCTTTGACAGGAGCTACATGCCCAGCTTTTGCGATGCGAATCTGGACAGGGACCTGGGATACGTCTTTATGGTCTTTGACCCGGAGGAGCGCATCGTCTGTTCTGACGCCGAGCAGAGTCTCCGTCTGCTGGCGACATTCGACAGGCGCACCAACTCTCACAGCTACGAGTGCTCTCTGACTCTGACTTGCGGGACAGAGGTGGAGGTGCCCAGGCCTCTGCCCATCAGGAACGAGAGAGAGTTTCTCCTCCACCTGAGATCTCAGGATCCTCGCAGAGTCGCCGGCGTGGTCCTGATTGACGCTCTGGACATTCACTACAAGATTCTCCCCTCCGAGTACACAAAGGTGCTCGACGCAAGAGGAGAGCAACCCAGACTGCTCAACAGAATGTTCCAGCTGATGGAGATGGGCCCAGAGGGGGAGGCCCACATCAAGGTCCTGTGCCGCTACTTTTCAGACGCCAGAGCGGCCATGGAGAGGGCGTGGGACGTCAGGGAGAGGATAGTCCAGTGCTATCTCGATCTGACTGAGCCAGACTCTGAGCCTCAAGTCTGGATGACAAGGAGGCTGATGGAGATTGTGCGCGGCTGCAGACCCGGAACCGAGAGGACCATGATTGACGAGTTCCTGAGGACCATGACCACCGGACAGAGAAAGGCCTTTTACAAGAAGCACGCCTGTCTGGCCGGAGGAGACAGCGCCTGGATTTCTTCAGACGCTCCCATCAAGCAGGCCAAGACTGTCCAGGATCTGGTAGAGTTTCCCGACGATGACTGCCAGGACATGAACGAGCTGTTTGTGGTCAGCGCCTAAGGAGGACACTGAGGTGAGTATAAAATGTAAACACTGTGTTTTAACACAGTATCTACATTGCATTGAGACTGTATAATAATCTGATAGAAAATATCTCGAGACGTTGACCCACATTTTTAGGCCTAAAACTTGGTGAGAGTAAAGACTCTTTCAGAGATAATATCTTAAGATATTTTATATATAGTACCACTCTCCTAAACTTTGTGAGACTATCTTACGATAGTAGTAAAGACTTAAGATATCTTTAGTCTATAAATGTCGTTACATCTCATTCCAAAAGATCTAGTTTTTAGACAGCAAGAGTCGTTACAAGCGCAAGAGTCGTTACAAGCGCAAGAGTCCCAACATTCCTCATACAGAGACCGTAGACTTTGTATGGGGGTTTAAATGTTGAGACTCGCCTTATTGCCGCCGAAACCCAATCGGACTTTGGACGTAAACGCCCGGGCCGATGATAACGACGCATACTGCGAGCCGTGTGGAATGCGCGACAATGTCGCGTAGGCCTTCGCTTAATGGTTGACCAAACGCGATCCCGCGAACCCGTGTACGGGCTGGGCTGGGATCGACATTAATAGACGGTGGACCCCGTAAGGGGTCCGTATCGTAATGTGTAGATGTGTCTGTCGAAAACGGGGCGTCCGTCATTTCGGTACGCTCACTCCGCTCCAAACGCTGTCCGGAGTCTATCGACCGTCCCGATGGCAGCCGTCAGACCGGCCAAGACCGAGGACACGCTGTCCTCTGCCTGGGTCTCTGCCGACGGTTCTGTCGGGACAAGAGTCTCGACGGGCGCTGCTGACGCTTCTACTGTTGGTTTGTCCATTTTTTTATACGCACGCTCCAACGGGAGGGTTTTTTATTAACAGAGACATTCCAGTCGAGATTATTTCTCTGTCGACTAGAATACGTCGTAGTTCTCCATCTCTGGATTATATCCCTCACAGAACCTTTCTCAGGTACCCCTCAATGTCCTTGACGGTGTACGGGACCTCTATGAGCTTTATGCCCAGCTTCTGACAGGCGGCCCTCTTGTAGCAGTCTCGCTCGTGCTGCTTCCTCAGGTCCTGCCTACCTCCCTTGTGGAACACCGAGACGTACTCGTAGTGCTGCCTACCCTGGTACTCGATGGCAGTCTTGAGGGACTTGGAGTAGCAGTCGAGCTCCAGCACCCTTCCCGTGTCTGGGTTGACGATGCCCTTGTGCCTAATCTTTTCGAACCTCTTGCCCGTTATCCTGTAGGCCGCCTCCCTGCACGCCGCCTCCCCCTTGCTCTCTGAGGGTTGCTGCCGCGTCCCGTCTTCCCGGGGACGGTCCTTGCTCTTCTTCCCACGTCCAAACAGCTTGAGGATCGCCCACGATATTCCGAAAGACGCCCCGAAGCCGTACAGCATTCCTTCTGGGTCCATTGCGTTTTAAATGGACCCCAACATGAAACGACACAACATTTCGGGTCCGTTTTGCAGCCTCCACGAATAACCTACGAGTTAAACAACCAAAAAAATGGGCATAAAAGGACTTAAACCCCTTCTTAGGAGCTACGGAGTGCACGAGTACACGGTGCCCCTGTCCCAGATGGCCGGCAAGACCATCGCCGTGGACGGCACCTTCCTCCTGCACAAGTACAAAAACTGCCACAGCGTCCCGTGGCACTACCTGACGCTGTACACCCTCTCCAACCTGAGGCTGAGGAACGTCAAGGTCCTCTTTATCTTTGACGGGGTGTCTCCTCCCGAAAAGTCTAGGGAAAAGAGCAACAGGAGGTGCAGGAAGCAGGCCCTGATGGACAAGGGCGTCCTCGTCAAGGCTCAGCTGGAGGCGTGGAAGAAGGACGGAGGCGAGCAGGCCCCCGAGCTGGCCGCCGTCTCCGAGAGGCTCGTCAAGACCAGGGGCCTGGACCCCAGCATGGACGACCCCGAGACGGTGCAGGTCCTGACGGACTACGTGGACAACATGTCCAGGGACACCAGGGTCACCTCTGACGACTACGAGCTCATGAGGAGGTCCCTGGACGCCTTCGGGTTCCCTTACGCAGACGCTCCGGACGAGGCCGAGCTGTGCTGCGTGAGGCTGGCTCAGATGGGCATAGCGGACGCCCCCATGACCATAGACTCTGACGCCCTGGCGTGCGGGGCTCTGCACGGCGTGGACGTAGTCTACACCGACCTCCACGGCGAGACCCTCACGGCCATGTCCACCTCGAGGTCCAAGGAGGCTCTGGGACTCAACGGAGAGCAGTTTATGGACCTGTGCGTCATGTGCGGCACAGACTTTAACCAGAGGGTGCACAAGCTGGGACCCGTGACGGCCCTCAAGCTCATCAAGGCTCACGGGACGATAGAGAACATACCCTCCGCCGCGGCCCCTTCCACGTCGTGCCTGGAGGCCGTCAGGACCAGGGAGATACTCTCAGGAGGGGACATGGAGTCCAGGAGGAAAGATTACGAGGCCATGGTCCAGAAGCCAGTGTCCGCCGAGCTCGTCAGGAGCGTGTTTCCTCCCGAGTTTCTGGACAAGCTCCTTCACGAAAACTGGCAGCTGAGGGACGCCATGAAGAGGATGGCCCCCGAGGCCTTTGAGAAGTGCAAGCGCAAGTGAGAGTGCGTGCACGAGTATGTACGTTTCCGTCTGCCGTCTGGCAGATGGAAATTCTGTGTGTGTTTTTTTAAGGATCCAGGAGCTCCCTCCGGTCCTCTGGGTCCCTCGGGTCCCCTGACTCCCCTGACTCCCCTGAAACCCGCCGGTCCCCTCCTACCCTCTGCTACCTCTACGGCCACGGGGTCGTTGCCGTAAGTGTTCCACATCACCGTCCCGGTGGCTCCCGGCTCTCCCTTTGCTCCGGCGGGACCCGCGTCTCCCTTTGGTCCCACGAGCCCCCTGGCTCCCACGTCGCCCTTGGGACCCCTGGGACCCTTCTCTCCCCTGGGTCCCGGATCTCCCTTCGGACCTTTGGGTCCGTCCGCCCCGTCCTTTCCGGGGTATCCCCTCTCTCCAGCGTCTCCCCATTCCCCTTCGGGTCCAGCGTCGCCCCCGTCGCCCGCTATACCCACCTTTGTCACCGCGCACGCAGACACCGTCGACCCCTGCCGTATCTCGTACACAGCCTCGTACTCTCTGGCGTCGTCGTAGTCGACGTCGCCTCCATCCTCCGCCGCGTCTCCCTCTTCTCCCTCTTTGCCCTCGTCACCCCTGGGGCCGTAACGAGGTCTCCCGAACGCGACCATGGGTCTCCACGGGTCGTAGATGGAAAAGCCGTGAGGCCTGAAAAAGTGCATGCCGTCCACGAGGTTGCTCAGGTCCGCCTCGTCCCGTCCTCCCGACGCTGCGGGAAACATGGGTCGGCGGAACCCGTCGACGCCCATCACGTGAAATGCCATTTTCTGTTAAAGGGTGCCCTTTTTTAGAGAAAGAATCTTCTGAAAGAAAGAATCTTAAGACTTTATCCTAAGACATCTTAAGATGTTGTTACATCTCATTCTTGTCCTAAAATCTTCTGAGAGAGATATCTTCTGAAAGCATAAAGACATCCACATTTATAGATTCTATAAATGTTGGTACATCTCCTTCTTGTCCTGGAACTCTTTCAGATATAATATCTTAAGATGTTGTTGCATCTCATTCTTGTCCTGAAATCTTCTGAAAGAGTAAAGTATCTTAAGATCTTAAGATATCTTAAGATGTTGGTACACCGCATTCTTGTCCTAAAATCTTCTGAAAGATATATCTTATCTTGAGATGTTGTTACACCTCATTCTTGTCCTAAACCATTATCGTGAGATAGTTCTCAAGACAAAGGTAGAGTCTTTTCGTTACCTCAGAGACCATTCCATCTCTCTTTGCAGAGAGACGGAATACGTCATACTAGATCCTAGAAAAAGGATTTTGTCCACCCGTACCCTACCATCCTTTCTCTCCTGTCCACGAGCTGTCGCTCTGCAAACTTTCTGTGGTCGAGGTGAGAGGATCCCACCCCAGTCAAGACTCCTCCGGCCCAACCCTCGAAACGGTCAGACCCCATGTTGGAGGGGGCAGGGTAGACGGGCACGGTGCCGGCGGCAAACGCCGAAGGGTCCGTCACGTAGGCTGTCTTGCGGCCCGCTATGAGGGACGGAGCCCTAACGGCCGAGTACTTTTTCTCGATCCTGTCCCTGTACATGGCGACGGCTGCCATCACGAGCAGCCCCGCCAGAGCCAGGGCGCCCTCTCCCTTGAAGGCGAGCACGGTTAGCACGGGTACCGAAGCGAGCACGATCCAATGTCGACAGTCTGTGTCCATTTTCATTAAAAAGTAGAGAAAATGGACACGTCACCCTACGACTTTTTAAAGCTTTACCCCTGGCTCGGCCGGGGGGAGGCCGACGAGGGCACCCTGCTCGACGCTTTCCCGGGAGAGACTTTCGAGCAGAGCCTGGCGTCGGACGTCGCCATGAGGAGGGCCATCCAGGACGACCCGGCTTTCGGTCACCAGAAGCTGGTAGAGACCTTCCTGTCCGAGGACACCCCTTACAGGGAGCTGCTTCTGTTTCACGCGCCGGGTACCGGTAAGACATGCACCGTGGTCAGCGTCGCAGAGAGGGCCAAGGAAAAAGGTCTGACCAGAGGCTGTATAGTCCTGGCCAGGGGAGCCTCCCTCCTCAGAAACTTTTTACACGAGCTCGTCTTTAACTGCGGGACGGGCGGCAGGTACATCCCCGAGGGCTACGCCGACATGGGGGACCAGGAGAGGACGAGGAAGCTGAGGAAGGCCGTCTCGTCCTACTATCAGTTCAGGACCTACGAGACGTTCGCCAAGAGCGTGGCCACCATGAGCGCGGAGGCCATCAGGGCCAGGTACGACAGGTTCGTGATAGTCATGGACGAGGTGCACCACCTCAGGTCCGTGCAGGCCGAAGGGGTCAACACCTACTCTGCCCTCAACAGGTTCCTAAAGACCGTCAGGGGGTGCGTAAAGATGCTCCTGACGGGCACCCCCATGACCAACGAGCCGGGAGAGCTCGCGGACGTCCTCAACCTCATACTGCCCCACGACAAGACAATCAGGCAAGAGGACGGGATATTCTCCAACACGGGAGACCTCCTCAAGCCCGACGATCTGGCCGAGAGGGTCAGGGGGAGGGTGAGCTACCTCAAGGCGGCCAGGCCCGACGCGGGTCTGACCTTTGCCGGGGACGTGCTGGGAGGCACCGGCATGACCCACCTCAGGCTGGTGAGGCTAGAGATGTCGGCCTTCCAGTCGGACGCCTACGCCTCGGCCTGGGACCAGGACGCCGGGGACCGCAACATCTTTAGCAACTCTAGGCAGTGCTCCCTGGCGGTCATGCCCGACGGGAGGTGGGGACCGGCCGCAGAGACCAGGAATCCGGGTCAGGTCAGGAGGATGGCCGGGCAGAACCTCGCCGAGTACAGCGTAAAGTACGACTACCTGACGAGGGTGGCATCGTCTTCCCCCAAGACGTTTGCCTACTGCGAGTACGTCAACGGCAGCGGCCTGTCCCTGCTGTCTGACATCCTTCTGGCAAACGGGTGGAGGAGAGCCACCGGCAGGGAGACCACCGCGGGAAAGAGGTTCGCCCTCCTCACCGCGTCCCAGAAAAACATTCACAAGATTGTCCAGAGGTTCAACCACGAGGACAACGTGGACGGGGCCTACATCTCCCTGCTGCTGGGATCCAGGGTGGTGGCCGAGGGCCTGACGTTTAAGGAGGTGAGGCACACGGTCATCCTCACCCCTCACTGGAACTACACCGAGACGGCCCAGGCCATAGCCAGGTCCTGGAGGGCGGGTTCGCACGACAGGCTCAAGGCCAGGGGGGAGGCGGTGGCAGTCACCGTCCACAGGCTGGTGGCGGTTCCGGTCGGCTCCGACGCCCCCAGGTCCATAGACTCTGACATGTACGCCGTGTCCGAGGTTAAGGACAAGAGGATAAAGGCCGTGGAGAGGATCCTCATGACTTCTGCCGCCGACTGTTCCCTGCTCAGGTCCAGGAACCTGTACCCTTCAGAGTTTGACGGCTCCAGGGAGTGCGAGTACGGGAGGTGCGCATACAGGTGCTCCAATGTGTCCGTGGAGCCCGGTCCCCTGCCTGCTTCGTCGGGCGCGTCAGCGGCGGAGGCCGTGGCTCACGTGAGGCTGGACGGCGGAGGTGACCCAGCGGTCATGAAGGCGGACATGTCCACGCTGTGGGCCGAGGTGACGGCGGGCAGGAGGTACGTCAACAGGTGGGGGGACGGCGCGGTGCTCAGGGCGGAGGGAGGCAGGCTGGAGCTGTCTGCTCCCTACGGTTCTTCAGAGGAGGGGAGGTGGGGAGACTTTTACAAGACTAGGAACCTCTGCTACGCCAAGATGGGCCAGGACCAGCTGAGGGCAGACGACCTGAGGGACAGCCTCCCCGATGAGGTCGAGAAGCTCCTGACGGCGTCTCCCGTGGAGACCATAGGAGAGACGGCGAGCGCCATGCCCCAGGAGGTCGAGACTGCCATCCTGATGGCCTGCGTTCAGGCCAGGGCCGACGGCAAGACCCTCAACGCCGTCAGACGGGACGCCCTGTTGGACTTTTACAAGGGCTTCTACGCCATGGGTCCTTCGGGCTGGACCGTGTGGCTCCACGCACGGGGAGCAAACGCCAAGGTGTACGACGGCCGTAGGTGGAACCCGGCGGACGAGGATACCCTAGAGTTCCTCGCGGCCAGGAGCGCCAAATTCACAGACACCCGCATAGGCTACTACGGCCTCTACAACCCCAACCTTAAAGACTTTTGCATCAGGGACGTGACTCAGGGCAAGAGGGACAAGGTTGACCTGAGGAAGCTCACGGTGGGCAGGAGGTGCGTGGACTGGGACCAGAGGACCCTGGTGCACATAGTGGCCAGGCTCATGAAGATTGACGGCAGGAGGGACTTTATGCCCGACGACACCCTGAGGGAGATGAGGGAGCTGGCGGAGCAGGATCCCCTCCACGAGCCTTCGGACCTGCTCAGCAAGGAGGCCTGCAGGCGGTTCCTGTTTTGGACCCAGAAGGGAGACAACAAGTTTAGGAGGCAGGACATTTGCAAGGCCATGGAAAAGTGGTTCATCGAGAACGACCTGATGGAGGATAACTTTGACTGCGGTCATCAGCACAAGAGGAGGGGCAAGTTTGCCTGAGGCGGGTGGAATAGAGTTACAGTCTTTAGACGGGAATCCGTCTGGAGACTTGTGATAGAATATCTTGTGAAAGAGAATAAAGACATCCACATTTACAGATTCTATAAATGTTGGTACACCTCATTCTTGTCCTAAAAGTTTCTGAAAGAGATAAGATCTTCTGAAAGAGATATCTTACGATAGTACTAAAGACTTAAGATGTTACATCTCCTTCTTGTCCTAAAAGTTTCTGAAAGATACTAAAGACTTAAGATGTTACATCTCCTTCTTGTCCTAAAAGTTTCTGAAAGATACTAAAGACTTAAGATGTTACATCTCACTCTTATCCTAAAAGTTTCTGAAAGATACTAAAGACTTAAGATGTTACATCTCACTCTTGTCCTAATATCTTCTGAAAGAGATCTCTTACGATAGTACTAAAGACTTAAGATGTCGTGCACCGTTCTCGTCTTAATCTTCTAAAACCTCAAAGGGTTTTAAAGGATTCTCAGGTTCTATCATCACCACTCAAAGGATTCGTCGTCAGAGTAGGAATAGTCCACGTACTCTCTGCCGTCCGCCTCCGGCACCTTCACCACGGACTCGTCAAAGAAACCCTTGCCGCACAAGAGCCCCATGAACCCCGTACCCGCTCTCACGGGCAGACCCGCCGCCACCCTCGCGCCGGCTCCAGCGCAATGCTCCGTCTCCGCCGTGCACCCTGCTCCCGTCAGGATGTCCAGGGACTCTTCGAAGGCCGCCCTGCTCAGGGGTCCGACCTCGCACGTCCTCATGGTGTACCTGTCTATGGGAGTGGGCCTGCCCCTCCTCATCATCCTGTCCGTCAGGAGCTTGACGTGAGCCGGGTACAAGTTGTCCCCCACGCAGCTAAACATTAACTCGTACAGCCTCTTTTTAGCCGCCGCCAGCCCCAGGGTCTCGTACACGTCCCACACGTCGTCTGTCCTCACCCTCTCCCAGTCTGCCAGGGGGTGGCACAGGAACGCTCCCAGGTTGGTACCCTTTGTAACCGCCACCCACCCTCCATCCCTGCCCCTGAGGAGCCTGTAGGACTCTACGCCGGGAGTGCCTCCGACCTGCACCGAAAAGAGTCCCGTAAAGAGGTTGTCCACGGGGCAGTTTGCGGACCAGGACAGCGTCACACCAAAGGAGGAGACGGACACGTCAAAGTGAGGAGGGGGAAACTTTTCGGCCACGGCGTACGCCACGTCCGCGGGACTTATCCTCAGCTCGAAGCACTTGACGGGATCCAGCTCGAGGCTCGCAGTCTTTCCCACCGTGGCCGTGCTGGGTCTGACGGCCAGCAGGTCCAGGAGGTCCCTCCTGACGAACGAGCAACCCACCAGGTCCCTCACATCGTCCCCGGGAGTGGAAGGGTCCACCTTCAGCGGCACCACGCACTGCCTCCTCATGGGTTTCTGACTGAGGCCCAGGAGCTCCCCGAAGGGCACGGACCCCGCATCGTCCAGCCACCCTCCCGCCTTGTGGAAGGTGTCTAGGGTCTGCTGGGTCTGCTTGGCTCCTATGGACTGGGCGCACAGGACCCCTACAGCCTCTCCTGGACACAGGACCGCCGTGGCGTAGGACCTCGCCACCCTCTCCCTCCACGCCTTTCTGTCCTCGCACGGGTGTTCCACGGCTCCCTTCAGGATGACAGAGGCGTGCTTGAGGATGAGGGACTCTCTCACCGGATCGGGAGCGCCGGGGCACAGTCCGACGGGCACCAGGAGGGAAGCCTCCTCTACGCTGGTCACTGCCGGGGACCTGAGACCGGAGCATTCTTGTGAGGAACACTCTTGCGAGCTCTGCGAGCACTCTTCAGCCAGCGTCTTAAAGTTTATGGGGCATCCGTCGGACCAGCACCTCTGAGGGTCCATGCCGTGCCCGCCGTAGACAAACTGCACCACGTTCCCCATGGCGTCCCTCACCGTGCCGTCGTAGGCCGAGACCAGGTCCTCGTTGAGCTTGACCATCTTGCGTTCGGCGTAGCCGGTGACCCCAGTCATCTGAGAAGTGCTTATCATGCCCTCCCTGCCGGACTTTGCGTGAAAAAAGACCTCCCTGGAGTTGAGGCCCTTGAGGAACGAAGATCTCACGAATCCCCTCGACTCGTACTTGAGGGAGGTCTGTTCCGAGTCCCACACCCTGGGGTAGTGGGGGAGGCTCCTCCTGCCCCCGTCTATCTCCTTGCCCGGCCTAGACCCTCCCACATACTGCTGGCCCAGGATCCCCGCTATCTGCGTCAGATTAAACATGTCCCCCTTGGACTGGGCCCTGGACATGACGGCCATCCTGTTGTCGGGGGTGAGGGCGGCGCACGTCACCGCCTGACCCCTGTCCCTGGCCCCGCACAAGGCCACAGACACCCCGTCCTCGTCGTCCGCCGCCTCGGCCTCCAGGATCTTGGAGCACACCGCGTCGTCCACCCCCCTCGCAGTCTCCTCGGGCCTCTCTGTGAGGCAGTCAGAGTACCCCACCGAAAAGGGTCTGTGAGACAGCCAGGCGTTGGTCAGGAACTGGAGCTTGTCCACCAGCTTCCCCGCGGCGTCCCCTCCGTTCTCGAGGCACACTGCCCTCACAATCTTTTTCACCGCAGATTTAGTAAGGTGGCCAGAGACAATCTTTCCAGACTCTATCCTGCACCCTCCTCCGCAGTCCACAGTTAGGGTGGACGGGAGGACAGAGGACAGGAGGTCCCTAGGCGTCGCTCCCGTCCCGACATCCCTCGCGTCCCATCCCTCGCAGCCGCGAACCTCCATGAGGCAGGCCGCTAGCTCCTCGGGAGGGCAGGGGACGGCAGAGTTTATGCTCATGAGGTGGCAGCCCAGCACGCCGTCCTGCACCAGGGACACTTCTGCGTAAGGACCCCTGGCGCTCATGATGACGCTCTTTGGGTTCATGAGGAGCATCGTCTCGGACCTGGCCTGGGGACCCTGCGGGAGGTAGAGGTTGCCCTCGTCTCCGTCAAAGTCCATGTTAAAGCCGCTCGTGATAGACAGGTTCAGCCTGATTGTCTTGCTGGGGAGCCTCTTGACCCTCATGCCCAGCATAGAGTTCCTGTGCAGGGTGGGCTGCCTGTTGAGGGCCACTGGATCCCCGTCCACCAGGCATCTCGTCACGGTCATGCCGGGCTCCAGTTTGGGCCACGAAAACGGAGGAGGCCTGGTCACCGTCTCCCCGGTCTTCCAGCTCCTCAGGACCACCGAAGGGTCCCTGGCGTCGTACGAGGGTCTGGTCACCCTGCCCAGGGGAGATCCGTCGACGGTCTCCATGTGGTCCCCGTGAGACGGCCTCCACTCGGAGGGCCTGTGCACGGTCCCGTCCCTCGTCTCCACCGAAGAGACCCTGCCGTCCCTCATCATCACCTCCAGAGAAGAGACGTTGAAGGGTGTGACCATGACGGGAACTGTCAGGTTGTCGGCTATCGCTTCGGGCACGCCGACCTCGTCCACCTCCAGGGTGCCGTCGGGACCCACCACCGACCTGCCCGTCTGGTTCCTCCTCTTGCCCATGATGTTCTGCCTGAGGAGCCCTCCCTTCTTTCCTATCCTCTCCTTGATGCCCACCATGGGCTTGCGGTTGGTGGCGTGCATGACCTTGCCCTTGGTGTTGTCGACAAAGCACAGGGTCTTGAGCCTGAGCTGGGCCACCAGGCCCTCGACGGCGGGGTCGTCCGCCTCCAGGGCCTTTATCCTCTGGTTTACCTTGACTATCTGAGACACAAAGACGCTGAGGTTGTCGTCCTGCATGGCGCCGTCGGGCCACTGCCTGGCGTTGGGTCTGCAGCAGGGAGGCAGGACCGGCATCCTGGTCATGACAAGCCTCCTGGGGTGGAACCTGACGTGAGATCCCTTTCCCCTGTCCAGGACCCTGTCCACATCAGAGTCCCTCACCCTGTCCAGGGCGGCCAGGATGAGCTCGGGAGGCATCGTCTCGGGCTCGCCGTCCTTTCTCCTGACAGTCACCCTGATGGCGCAGGGATCGTGAGCGTCTGCCAGCCTCACAAGGGGCCTCTGGGCCCCGCACGCGTTGCAGGCAGAGTACGGGGCAAAAAAGAAGGGCCTGGGTTCGTTTCCAACCGTCCCGCAGACGTGACAGCACCTCTTGAGCCAAGCGACAGTCTCCTTGTAAAAGAGCACCACCGGCGCGGCGAGCTCTATGTGTCCAAAGTGTCCCGGGCACTCACGTCCGGTGTTTTCGCACGTTGGGCACAACGCGTCCTCGTCGTCGGCCCCCGCCGATCCCATCCTGGGGTCGTAGACGGACCCCGTCTCGGCCTTGAGGCAGGACTTGGTGACTTCCACGACCGAGGTGGCCAGGATATCCTCGGGCGAGCAAACGCCAAAGAGGAGCCCTTCCACCTGAAGAGATTTAGATGCAAACATTTCCATGGTTAGATAAAAATTATCCGTTTTGGGTAATTTTTCGGTACGCCGGATTTTTTCTCTAACTCAAACAAAAAAAAACACATGTGTACCCTGTTATTTTTCGCAGTAGGACTCCTGTTTGCGGGCAGCGACGTCTCGTGCTCGACCGATTCGAGCAACTCTACCGCCGTGTCCGACGCGGCCCTGAACGCTACGGCCGTCAGGAACAAGGCCCGCGAGGACGCAAGGGCTAAACTGTTTAGGGGAAAGATAGAGATTTCGGACGACGAGGAGGACGAGTGCAGCGGATGCGAGGAGGTGCACGCCGGCTCCCCTCAGTGCGAGTGCACCGTGACTGCCGTGGTGTCTGCTCTCAGCACCATCATCGTTTGGTGCGTGACCCTGTTTAGCGCAAACAAGGCCGGTCTGAAGAAAAAGTTTTTCCCGAAAAAGAAGACTGCAAAGATTGCCTCTCCCATAGTCTTGGGAAACGTGGCGACCATGGACATTTCTGTTTAAAATGATGGATAGAATCGCGCCCGTTGCGCCATCTCAACAGTCTGAACGCTCCGCATGTGTAATCTGCTCAAACTAATCCCATATAAATATCCACTGCAAGAATCTCTACGCCATGTCTGTTGCGATAATCCTAGGTCTGGTGTGCGTGTGCGTCCTTACTGGGATGGCCCTCAAGCTCGTGATTATGGCCATAGCAAAGAAAATGTCTGCCATGGTGGACGTTGCCGGACTGTCTACAGTCGGAGTTCCGGCGAGGTGGTGATTAGGTAAAAAAGAACTGTAGGTTTTAGCATCTATTAACGCCTAGGGCGTTAATAAATGTACAGAGCGTTTGGACTAAAAATATGGATGGTAACTGAGGTGTAACGACATTTATAGACTTAAGATATATCTCTCTATCTTAAGATTTTTACTCTTTCAGAATATATCTTTCAGAAGATTACATCTCATGAGAAAGTATCTTTACGATAGTAAGTTTTTGGACTAAAAATGTGGTAGAGGTATGAGATGTAACAACATTTATAGAACAAAGACTTACTACTATCTTAAGATACTTTACTATCTCAAGCTAGAGATTTTTACTCTCCGAGTTTTACGGCGGGGACTCGAGAGAGAAATAGCACCTGCTCTAAAAGTCTTGTGAGAAAGAAATATAGTGTGAGAGAAAGTCTTCTGAGAGAAAGTCTTCTGAGAGAAAGTCTTGTGAGAGAAAGTCTTCTGAGAGAAAGTCTTCTGAGAGAAAGTCTTCTGAGAGAAAGTCTTCTGAGAGAAAGTCTTCTGAGAGAAAGTCTTCTGAGAGAAAGTCTTCTGAGAGAAAGTCTTCTGAGAGAAAGTCTTCTGAGAGAAAGTCTTCTGAGAGAAAGTCTTCTGAGAGAAAGTCTTCTGAGAGAAAGTCTTAAGATAGTATGAGACAAAGTATCTTAAGATGTTGTACCACATTTTTATAAACATCGGTACATCTCATTCTCATCCTAAAAGTTTCTCAGAGGTAATCTTCTTAAAGTCTATAAATGTCACTCCACATTTTTAGGCCAAAGATTTACCACCACCATCTCTCTCAAACCCATACACTTTTCTCTCTGAAAGACCCCCCGATGCGGCGCAACGCGTATCGTCGATCCGTTTCCAGACTCTGCTAGGAAATGGAACGGTGTCACCCCATGTTCAGATCCTAATAGCTATATCTAGAGAAGCTGGGGGAGGCGGTGTGGAACGAGGTTCCGGAGGAAGGGGTCTTTCCGTCGTAGTAGTACCCGTAGGCCATCAGGCCTCCGACGACTACGGCGAGGCCGATCATGCCCAGGAAAAGCATGCGACCGACGCCCTGATCTGTGTCGTAGTTTGCGTTCATCTCGACTGGTTCTTTTTCCCCAGAGTGTGGGAAAAAAATTATTACGAGGTGACCATCCTGCTCACCATGTTGTCAAACATCTCCTGGAGTTTGGCCTTTCTCTTGACGGACATGAGGGTGGGAACGGTGTCCAGGAAGGGGTTGGTGCCGTCCAGGTCGTACTCTACCACGAACCTCATGTCTCTACCCCACGGGATGAAGCCCATGTAGTAAATGGTGTCGTCCAGCCACCTCCTGTCCACAAAGGCGGTGGGGGTCACGCCAGAGTGCTTCATCAGGGCTCCTATGGTAAACTTCTCAAACACCTCAAAGTAAGTCTTGAGGGACTTGTCGTTGCTGTCCTTGGTCCCCACCACCCTGAGTTCGTTGAGGGGGAGAAACAGGTTAAAGGCTGTGGCCCTCATGGCGTCCTTTTCGGCAGCCGTGAGGACCTTGGTGAGCCTCTGCATGGACAGGGTCCTCGCCATAGTCCACAGGCCCTCCTCCGCGACAACCACGTGCATGAGGTTCTTCATGGTGAGCAGGGAGGACATGTCTATGTTGGAGGGCCACCCCGCGTGGTAGTTTAGCTCGGCCACGGACGACACGGGGTGGGTGTGGAAGGACACGAGGCCGTCGGGGGCACCCACGGAGTGAGCGTCCCCCTTCTGCACGGACCCACTGTCAAACACAGACACTCCTACGGCAGGAACCTTCTCCAGGGGGTCCCTGGTGTAGGCCATGACTTGGAGGTCTCCAGACATCTCCACCGGGAGGTTCACCAGGTCCCTCAGGATGTTCTGGGTGCCGGCGTCTATGATGAGGGTGACCTGACAGGGCTGGCCCATCATGGTCCTGGTGGCGTTGGAGACGGCCAGAGACGCCACGGGGCAAGACACGTTGTCCTTCCACGTCACAGAAGAGTGAAGAGGGTCTACGTCTACGAACCCGGCCGTGGCAATCTGCTGGACCATGGCGTCCGTGGCGTCCCTCGTGTCCACGGACAGGGCCTCGCCGAATATGGGGACAAGCACCACGAGCATGTCGTGGAGGATCCCCGGCACCGGCAGGTACTTTGGTACGACGTGGACCATGTCCCTCTCCACGGTGAGAAGGGCCGAACCCAGGACCGTCTTAAAGTCCGAGGGGGACAGGGCCACGACCATGACGCCGTCGTCGTCCGACCCTCCCACCACCCTGTCCACCTGCCTCCTGCCCGTGAGGAGGATGTTGCTCATCTGGTAGACTGGGTTGTTTAGAAACACTAGCGATGCCATTTTCTGACAGAACTTTCTTAAAAAAGAATATGCTGCACGCCGACAGACTTTCCAGACGCCGCCGCACAGACGACGTCTTTCCCAAGAGGGGCCTGGCCATGGACAGGCACAGGTCCAAGTACAAGGACCACAGGAGGTACGCCTCGGACGTCCTCCTAAACACAGGGGCGGGCGTAGGGGTCTACGCCGGTCCTCACGAGCACTACGACTACACCCTCGGCGACTGGCTGGAGCACTTTTCCCCTTCCGAGGAGACGGTGGACAACTGCCTCCAGCAGGCCCTCATGGCCACGGCCGTCATGCACGGCGAGATGGCCATGGCACACTCCAGGCTCAGGCCCTCGGCAGTGAGGCTGGCGGCTCCCGACCCCAGGCACCGCAACTCTTTCAGGCTCTACAGGATGGGGGACAGAGAGTTCCACCTGAGGTGCGACGCCCCACACGTCATGCTCGACGGCTTCCACGACACCGTCGTGTACGACGCCGTGATCGACCCCGACCACGGCGAGAGGGGCACTCCGGTAGGGGTTGCCGTGAGGACCAAGAGGGGAGCCTGCGGTTGGGGAGGGGACGCTGGAGTCTCCGACACCGACGTCACCCCGGCCTCCAGGAGAGACAGGAGGATGCCCAGGATGTTCCCCGTCAAGGAGTTTGCAGACTGCACCGCGGAGGTCGCCAGGGCCTTCTCGCCCCTGTCAAAGACCGCCACGAGGATCGCCTCGGACATAGAGGCCGCCGACCTGTCCTCGCGGGACGCGGGCTGGGCCACCAGGCCAGACGCAGTGTGTGCCAGGTACTTTCCAGAGCTCAGGAACCCTCCCCGAGGGTGCTCTCTCGCAGAGATTGTGTCCTGGACCCCAGACTGTTAAAATTTACCCTCCCCCGTGAGAGAAAAAGGCTATTAAAATGTCCATCATCGGAGCGACCAGATTACAGAACGACAAGTCCGACACGTACTCGGCCGGCCCCTGCTACGCCGGGGGCTGCAGCGCCTTCACCCCCAGGGGCACCTGCGGCAAGGACTGGGACCTGGGGGAGCAGACATGCGCCTCGGGCTTCTGCACCTCGCAGCCCCTGTGCGCCCGCATAAAAAAGACCCAAGTGTGCGGCCTCAGGTACTCTTCCAAGGGCAAGGACCCTCTGGTGAGCGCCGAGTGGGACTCGAGGGGGGGCCCTTACGTGAGGTGCACCTACGACGCGGACCTGATAGACACCCAGGCCCAGGTGGACCAGTTTGTGTCCATGTTCGGCGAGTCTCCCGGCCTGGCTGAGAGGTACTGCATGAGGGGAGTAAAGAACACGGCCGGGGAGCTCGTGAGCAGGGTGTCCTCGGACGCGGACCCCGCCGGGGGCTGGTGCAGAAAGTGGTACTCGGCCCACAGGGGCCCCGACCAGGACGCCGCCCTGGGCTCCTTCTGCATCAAGAACCCCGGCGCGGCCGACTGCAAGTGCATAAACAGGGCAAGCGATCCCGTCTACCAGAAGGTAAAGGCTCTCCACGCCTACCCCGACCAGTGCTGGTACGTGCCGTGCACGGCTGACGTTGGAGAGCTAAAGATGGGGACCCAGAGGGACACGCCGACAAACTGTCCCACCCAAGTGTGCCAGATAGTGTTTAACATGCTCGACGACGGGAGCGTGACCATGGACGACGTCAAGAACACTATAAACTGTGACTTTTCCAAATACGTCCCTCCTCCTCCGCCGCCTCCAAAACCCACTCCCATCCCTCCCAAACCCACTCCTCCTAAACCTCCAACGCCTCCCACTCCTCCTAAGCCCAAACCAGATCCTCCCAAACCCACCCCTCCTAAACCCACACCACCCAAACCAGATCCTCCTAAACCCACTCCTCCTAAACCAGATCCTCCTAAACCCACTCCTCCTAAACCAGATCCCCCTTCTCCCAGGCCGGTGCCCAACAGGAAGATAATGTTCTTTGTGGCCGGAGCAGTGCTGGTGGCTATACTGATCTCTACAGTGAGATGGTAAGTGGTTATAAATTCTGGTCCTGTGTGTAGGACAAGAATTTACAAGCTCTAGAGATATAATGTATGAGAGAGTCTTCTGAAAGAAGAAAGTCTGAGAGAAAGTCTTCTGAAAGAGTAAAGATATCTTAAAACTTTATCCTAAGATATTACATCTCCTTCTTGTCCTAGAAAGTTTCTGAGAGAGTAAAGACTATAAATGTTGTTACATCTCCTTCTTGTCCTGAAATCTTCTGAGAGAATATCTTAAGACTTTATCCTAAGATGTTACATCTCACTCTTGTCCTAAAACTTTCTGAGAGTATCTACGATAGTAGTCTATAAATGTTGTACCACATTTTAGACCAAAGACATTCTTAATCTTGAGAGAGTATCTTACGATAGTAGTAAAGATATCTTAAGACTATAAATGTCGCTACATCTCACTCTTGTCCTAAAACTTTCTGAGAGAGGAGTAAAGATATCTTAGGACTTTATCTTAAAATGTTACACCTCATTCTCGTCCTAAAACAGTTACAGCGAGACAGAGTTAGCATCTCAGATCCGACAAGAGCCGTAGACGCTTGTCGGATACTCTCGTCGGATACTCTCGTCGGATACTCTCGTCGGATACTCTCGTCGGATACTCTCGTCGGATACTCTCGTCGGATACTCTCGTCGGATACTCTCGTCGGATACTCTCGTCGGATACGTGTTCGTAGGATATGCACGCTCCCCGACCTTCACAGGGGGGTAAACTTCCACCCGAGGTCCGTGTAAATCTTGCGAAAGGAATCGTCGTACAAGACTCCCTTGCTTCCAGTCTTTACGGTCAGGATGTCTGGACCGTCTGGCCCGTGACCGTGCTTCTTGAGGAGCTGGTAGAGTATGTACTTTACGTTGATCATGTGGTCCTGCCTCATCCTGTGAGCAGATTCCACCAGCGCCTTAAAATCCTTGACGAGATCCTTTTCCAGGTGCTGAATGTCTGCCCTCTTGTCGGTGAGGATGTAGTGGATGAGGTTGACGTTTTCGTACTGCTTAGAGTGCTTGAGCTCCTTGAGGAAAGCCGCTACATGCTGCTTGGTCACTCGCGAGTACCTCACGAACCCCTCTACGCCCTCAACGGTGAGGTTGTAAGACTTTATCTTGGAGTCGAGGTCCGACAGGACCTTGCCGGGGATCTTGCAAGTCTGTATGCCCTGGTACCTCCTCATGGCGTCTTTAAACTTGGACACCCAGCAGCACATCTTGTTGACGTCCACCTCAGAGGCCTGAGCCTTTTCCCCCTCGTACTCTATACCGCTAAAGTGACCCACGATGAGACCCTTTTCCGACGGAGGAGCGTTCCACTCCACGGGGGCTTTGGGACACTCTACCTGAACCCTGGGCGGAGACCACTCTTTGTAGTCTAGGAGCTTGCGGTCGTTTGGATAGTACAGGCTCAGCAAGAGGGCTTCGGTCCTCCGCCTCCTGTCGTACTCTTTCAGCACATCTTCTGCCGAGAATGCCAT